TACCTCTCTTATCACACACACCATTCAACACTTCAAATTTGAACACCTCAATCATCACACACCATCCATTAAACTCACACTTACACAAACACTCACACACCCCTAACCTTTCCTTTCCTATTCATTACTTATTATCACCCAAATAAAAAGGAAAGATGTTTACACATTTTTTAAGAAATATTCTAATTGTGTAATACCTCCATAATGATATAACTGAGGCGTTTCTGTAAAAATTTTCAAGTTAAAGGTAAGTTCATTTTGTACGTCTTCGGGTATTTTCAAAAGCAATTGTTTGCATGTATCTACTTTCTCATCTTCCTCGTTTTTATCAACTTCATCTGTGGGTACACTACTACTAGATAATGAATCAATCGTTTGTATGGTATCATCCATCGCAGACATAATATGATTCGAAGAGTCCATATCAAATGAAAAATACTTATTTATGTCGTCAAATGTCTTTTCAAATTTGTGGTATGGATAAGTAGTTCGCATCCCCTCTCCGCCGCTAAAAACTTCGTCTTGAAACATAGTATCTAAATGAAAATCCAAATGAAAATCGAGGTTCTTTTCATTCAATACATTACATAATCCTTGAATATATTCCTTAATAATTTGCGGATTGCCGTCTTGATAAAGTCGCAAATAGAATATATTCTCGTGTTTGTCCATTGTATGTTATTATATATATAAACAAATACTTTATATATAAAATTGAAATAAAATACTTCACATAAAACATCTCACAACAATATCTTATCTAATATGGTAAAAAATACAACAGGCGGTACTGGAGCCAAGGGTCTTGCCCGCAAGCATCAACAAGGAACTCGTGATGGTAAGTTGATCACGCCATCAAGTGATTTGGAACAAGTTTGTTGTGTAACAAAAATGCTTGGTAATGGAATGTGCGAAGTATACACAGAAGACAATACCAGATTGATTGCACATATTCGGAATAAGTTCCGTGGTCGACAAAAGCGACACAATATGATTAGTGTGACCAGTATCGTGATGGTTGGTCTTCGTGAATGGGAAAATCCTGTGAAGAATTGCGACATCATGGAGATTTACAGCGACTCACAAATAGAACAAATTAAAAACATTCCCAGTATAAAAATAGACAACGTAATGAAGTTACGTATCGGCGCTCACGGAGTGTCTACACAACAACAAGACGACGGAATGGATTTCATGGATGAGAGTGAAACTGCACCGGAAGACAATCTACCAGTGAATGAGTTTTCCGAAACGTTTACCCTGGACAAGGTCGCCGAGGTAGACATTGATGACATTTAAACCAACAAAAAATAGATGTATGTTTATAATATTTGTATTTTTATTTTATTGCGTATGTTGTTTTCATCTTCAAACAAAAACACCTGAACCCGGCATTGGTCATATTCAATCAATTCTTTATCAGAAATACTCGGCAGAAATACTCTTAATGTAGGGAGAAACATTGTGTAATGAAACATAGTATCTACTATTTTTTTATCAACTACAATCCCGGGCAAATCTTCATCTAAAAGTTCACTATTTGTTTCACATTGATGAAGTAACTGCAATTTATTTTGTATGAATTTGATTTTTTTCGTATCTTGGTTGATTTTCTCCAAATTGGACATCCAATTTATCATATATTGTTGCGCTCCTACAGACAAACCAGACATAAGATGATTTCTATACAGTAAAATCAATTGGTTCACCAAATCGACTGTTCTTCGAATAGGACTGGTAATATGTGTGTATATATCTTGGTTCATAACTGAATGTTTCAAATGATCAGCACGAGTAGAGACATAATTAGCAGAAGCATTTTTATAGTGAAATAGTGCATCGCGTGTGGTTTTATCAAAGTCCAGATTCGTACGTTCGTTATATTTCAACGATGAAACACGTAGAATGCCGACATCGTATTCGTGCATTTTTTTAGCGAGAAACGCATTCACTTGTATCATCCAAAAAGAAACAACATCATGACTATCATGAACAGATGTATCCACATTCTTGGTCTTAGACAACAAGTTCTGATAATGCTCATTCTTCAATAATTTCTGTTCTTCATAATCGAAGTTTTTGCATACTTTCACGATCGAATTACCATATGTAACATTATCAAAATCAATACTCCCATCTTCAAACAATGGGAACTCAACAAACATAGTTACGTTTCGCTGTTTTTGTCTTAATGAACATATTTGGTCACTCAGCATAGTAGGGAGCATTGTCTTTTTCGATTGAGGAAAATAAATCGTGGAAACACGTCCAGATAAACTGCTCCATAATTGAAAGTGTTCCATCCATATAGCAACATTTGCAATATGAACAGTGACTACAGTTTTATCGTTTATTGTCTCGATTGCAAAAGCATCATCATAATCCAGACTGCCTGCTGGATCAATGGAAAATACGTATTGCGACGTTTTATGCTGCATTTTGTACTTCTTGTCGTGTATAATTTGTTCGATCATTTCATCATGATCGGTAATGCGTTTCTGTACGATTTTCGTCACATCTTTCAATGAATATTGCAAATGGTTTCCATACAATTCATAGTCCGCTAGTGCGTTCACATCATTCACGTTCCCCAAACTTTCAACCAAGACACCATGTGGGTGTTTCGTGTTCCATTGTTGAAAAGTAAACAAGACATATTTATTGTATATAACCTTCGAAAATTCCAAAGAAGGGTCATACGGGACGAGAAAATGTGGGAGACGGTGGTCATATGGAATGCATTTATACAACAATCGTTTTTTATTCGCCGTTCTGCCGTATGTTTGATTACCATGCAATACCAGGACTCCGGGAATGCAATTCATCGACCGAACATTGGACGTATGTATACGGATAGTGTTATCTTCATTGATTGTGAAAACGTCGTCATGAAAAAGTTTATGACGAATTGGATCTACATCCAGTTTGATGTTTTCATGGTCGGACGTAGTAAACTCATACTCGGAATAATCGCGATTATGAATATGAATAGAAAAATAGTTGTTCATCTGATTACATTATAGTTAGAGAGTTATGTTTATATTTGTGTTCGTAATATATTTTTCCAGTTCCGCATGCGAATTCGTGCAGAACTGGACAACGTAACGTGTTGTTCTTGAGAATAGTCGGTAATTAACAAATTGTCTTCATAATGTCGCAACACACGTTCTTGAAACAATGATTCAGCATTGTAAAATGCCTCTCGCACATTGGTATCATTTCTATTCATATGGTAAATCATACACCGGTCGAAATCGTATGCAGCTAACAAGTCTGCCTCTCGTACGATATGATATGCCTGTTGATATGTACCTAACGATGGAAAACCATTTTTTTTCACTTTCGAATAAGACATTGTATTGATGATTGTTTTAATGATATTGGTTTCTTCTTGTGATAAATGATTGGTTAGAACCGCATTTATTTCATCCAATCCAGTATCAACGTCCATATATTTATTGTCGCACATATCATGTAAAATGGCGGAAGAGTAAATAATTTTCTGTTGCTCCTCTAAGTAAGGGGATTGTTTCAGTTCGCTGTTGTATATGTTATATGCATTGTGCAATACATTCATACAGTGGGACAAACCGTGGGATTCATCGATATTGTATTTTGAAACGGTGCATATCACAAAATTAAATAAGGTTGTGTAGAGACTCATTGTTTGTTGCGGAAAAAGTAAAAAATATATTCTTATTTCAATTTTATTATTCTAAACGATGGAGAATTTAGATAACAGGTCGCGGAATTCGTCTAGGCGACTTTCATAATAATAATGCGCTCCCGTACGTCCATTCGAAATTCTGTGTAAGATATTTGAGTATAATTTATGACGATTTTCCAATGCGGACCTTAACTTAACGATATATTTACTTAATGCCTGTTTTTCCATGGATCTAGATTGGGAGTATTGTAGGTCATATAAAGCTAAGTTTACATTTTGAACAAGTTCGTCATCATATCGCGTAGATTGTTCATATTCAATATTCAAACATACTGATATGTAGTAATTGCGAATAAAAGGTATATACGACGGCATCATGCTGATGATAAATAGAGTTGGACCAATCATTATTTGCATTGAAAAAATATGTATCATTCGTATTTCAATTTTATAGATATTTCAGGAGTGAATAACGCAATAATAATAAAAATTACTTATAGTAGTCATATAAAATGAATATGCGAGTACAGTATACCCTAATTCATGTCTACATTCTATAAATCAAAGTCGAAATCAAAACCACGAACATACAAACCCAAACAAATTCACAGCGACCAGTTAGATGATGCTATCTATTTGGTGATTGTTGAATCTCCATCCAAATGCAAGAAGATTGAGTCCTATTTGGGAAAAGACTATTGTTGCATCGCATCAATGGGACACATTCGAACATTGAATGGATTGAAATCAATCGATACGAAAAAGACATTCGAGCCTACATTTGAAATGATTGACGAGAAACAAACCCATGTAAATGATATGAAAAAAGTGATTTCCAAATTCAAACACGATAAGATCTACATCGCCACTGATGATGATAGAGAAGGTGAAGCCATTGGGTGGCATATATGTGAAGTATTTGATCTCCCAGTAGACCAGACTAGGCGTATTATCTTTCACGAGGTTACCAAACCAGCGTTGCAACATGCAGTGGATACACCTACGTATCTAAATATGAAAGTGGTGAAGGCGCAACACGCTCGCCAAGTTCTCGATGTGATCGTGGGCTACAAGATTTCTCCCTATTTGTGGAAGTATCTATACAACGACAAGAACAATGCCCTCTCTGCTGGTAGATGTCAAACGCCTGCTCTTCGATTGGTGTATGATAACGAAAAACAAATACGTAATGCCCAGTCAAGTTCTCCTTTGTTCAAGATATATGGCGATTTCCTATCCGAGCATTTGGAGTTTGTATTGAAGAAGGAATTTGAAGAAGCAGAAGAAGTTGCTGAGTTTATGCGTAGTTCAGCGAAACACAAGCATATCTTGCATATGGGTACGAAGAAACAATCAAAACGTTCTCCCCCAAAACCGTTAAATACATCTGCGTTGCTACAACTTGCAAGTTCCACATTGAGCATGTCCCCAGGCGAAACAATGAAACATAGTCAAATTCTATATCAAAACGGTTATATCACGTATATGCGAACAGATAGCAAAGAATATTCTGCACCATTTATTGAATATGCAAGTAAATACATTGTATCAAAATATGGTCAAGGTTCTCTTATGTCTGATTTGAACAAACTTGAGAATAAATCTGTTTCCAATCCACACGAAGCAATTCGAGTAACTCAACTAGTGTTGCAAACTATCAATGTTGAGAACCCAAGAACGTTATCATTATATAAATTAATATGGAAAAACACGATAGAGAGTTGTATGTCGGATTATAATAGTGATCAGTATGAGATTACGATAAGTTCTCCAATCGACGCATTGTATAGTCACACATTGGAGATACCGTCGAAGTATGGTTGGCGAACAATTGAAGAAAAGAGACCAATAATAGACGTACAAAGTGAGATGGGTGGTTTGAAACTGAAATTAGAAAGTCAGAGCAAGACTGAGGTTGCTTATAATAAGATTGAGTCAAAATGTAGTGTAAAGAAGGGAATCAGTCATTATACGGAAGCATCATTAATTAAAAAGATGGAAGACTTAGGAATAGGAAGACCGTCCACATTCGCCTCGTTGGTTGAAACAATTGTTGAACGTGGATATGTGCAGAAACAGGATGTAAAAGGGACAATGCACAAGACAGTCAATTATGTTCTCGAGAATAAGAAAATAAGAAAGACAACACAGACAAAAGAATATGGAGAAGAAAAAAATAAACTAGTGATTCAAGAAGTAGGGACGCTTGTAATCGAGTTTTTGTTGCAAAATTATAATTCGTTGTTTTCGTATGAATACACAAAACAGATGGAAACGCAGTTAGATGAAATATCTGAAGGAGAGATCGATGAATGGGAGCAAATATGCAAACGATGTTACGATGAAATCAAAGAACTATCAAAGAACATGAAAGTGGTGGATAAGTTCTCCATGCAACTGGATGATACGTATGAATTTATATATGAGAAGTATGGTCCAGTCTTGCGATACAAGATTGATGATAACAAATTCGGATACAAAAACATAAAAAAAGAGTTGAATGTATCATTGCAAGACATCAAGGACCGAAAATATAGTGCAGACGAATTAATCGAAGAAGGTAATCAATGTATTGGAATATATCAAGACCTAGAGGTACACATTAAACAAGGGAGATATGGTGCATATGTAGAATGGAACGACCAAAAAAAGAGTTTAAAGGCAATCGACAAACCAGTCAACGATATTACCATAGAAGACGCGATCCAAGTGCTGAGCGAAGAAGTGCAAGAGAAAAGTTCATTACGTACGTTGAACAACGAGTTTAGTGTTAGAAAAGGCAAATTTGGTCCTTACATATATTACAAATCACCCGCAATGGCGAGTCCGCAATTTTTCAACATCAAGAAATACAAAGGAAACTATTTCGATGATGAGGCCGAGGACGTAATCAAGTGGATTAAAGAAACGTACAAAGTAGAATAAAATATGCACAATATATATAACCATGCAAACCCATTTATTTATAAACTATTTCATATTTGCGATGATGTACATATTCTCGATCTATTTCTCTTATATAGAAAATACACAGTCATTAGGGATGCTGTCTTTGTTTGTGGTGAATACTTCATTTTTACTGTATATGAGTAAAGACATATTTTACCACATGACGAGTAAAGGTGTATCAACATCCATCATACAATACCTAATCATTTTCAGTATTTTAGGTTCACTTTTAATCAACTCGGGTGCATTATTATTGGAAAATTTATCTTTGATGACGCTAAGAACCAAAAACTCAGATTTGGGTGAAAACAACATCAATATGTCGACAAAGAATGCAATCTTGTTCAACGATTTTAGAACATCACAAAAGATATTCTTCGGTGTGTTAAGTGGAGTAATTGCATCATTTTTATATTACTACGAGAACATTGGTTTCAACCTGATTGATATTGTTAACAACGGGGGTAACTGGTTCAATCTAATCAGTGCACTTATATTAGGTGGGGGTGTATATTTATTATCCTTATCGTCTGCAACTTTTGCAAATTCAAAAGAGTTCTCAAAGGTGCGTATAACAAAACAATAGTTATGAAAAAAAATCATATAGATGATTGGTAATAAATGAAAATAGTTATTACAAATCAAAATAAATCACTAGTATATACAATGAATAGCACAGATTCGGAAACGCCAGATAAATCATTATACACAACATCGCAGATAATAACCTATATGGGGAACAAACGTAAATTACTGCCGATTATTGAAAACGTGGTGATAGATATTCAAAAAGAACTAGGGAACAAACCGTTGAAAATAGGAGAAGGGTTCTCTGGGTCAGGAGTGGTAAGTCGTATATTGAAAACAAATGCAGCAGAGTTATATACAAATGATCTAGCTGGATACAGCACAACGTTAAACAGATGTTATTTAGATAATCCAACAGAAAATACACAAAAAATGATAAAAAAACACATAGACAAAGCAAACCAACTTGCCGAAAAGAATGAAAGCAAGGAAATCGGAGATGGGTGGATATCCAAACATTGGTCTCCGTCTGGACCTACGATCAAAGACGATGAACGTGTGTATTTCACAGACACAAATGGAAAGCGCATTGATAGTATGCGTAACTATATTGAAACCATACCAAAGAAATATCAACCTTATGTTCTCGCTCCACTGTTAGTAGAGTGTTCGATACACAATAATACGAATGGACAGTTTTCGTCGTATTACAAAGGTATGTATGGCGGAAAAACGCAAACAGATACAAAACGAATTACGCAGAAAATACATATTCCATATCCTATTTTTTACGATTCACCGTGCAACCATCACGTGTCGCAAATGGATACGAATGAATGGGCAAAGAAGATGGGCAATAAAACAGAATTAGACATTGTGTATTATGACCCGCCTTACAACAAACACCCGTACAACATTTACTATTTCTTGTTAGATATTATCAACGATTGGGACAAATCCCAAGAAATTCCAAACACATACAGAGGACAACCAGACACGAGAGTAAAATCGCTCTATAATAGCATTACTCATGCAAAGAATACCATGCTGGACTTGATCAACAATACGCGTGCGAAATACATCTTATTATCATACAATGACGGCGGTATTATTCCAATTGCCGAACTGGATACATTATTGGAGAATACCGACAGGGAAATCACAAAAATACCGATTGAACATAAAACATACAACAGATTAAAGGGGTTAAGCAACTACAAGAGAACAAGTGAATATAAAAATGTGAAAGAATTCTTGTATGTAATCAAACGCAAATAACCACGAACATGTAAATAACAAATACCTTAAATAGAGTATAAAAAATACTTGTGTGTTTTACATAAAACAGACAAGCAATATGAAGTATTATGAAACCTCATTCGACGATTATTTAAAATCCAGTAAACTTCATAATGTTCACCCAGAATTAGAAGAATTACACAATCGTCTTCCACGATCTGTGAATCAACTCGAAAACTTGATTATTTACGGTCCATCGGGTGTAGGTAAATACACGCAAACATTAAAAATCATCTCTAAGTATAGTGATAGTCAATTAAAATACGACAAAAAGTTGGAAGTATTAACCGACAAACAAGATTATATAATGCGATTTAGTGACATACATTATGAAATCGACATGTCTTTGTTGGGTTGTAATGCAAAAACATTGTGGCATGAGATCTTCTTTCAGATAGTGGACGTGGTTACAACAAAGAAAGAGAAGATAGGAATCATTCTGTGCAAGAATTTCCACCATGTGAACAGTGAATTACTAGATGTATTTTACAGTTATATACATCATTACGATATAAACGACAATATTCAAATCAAATTCATATTACTTACAGAACAGATTAGTTTCATCCCAAGTAAAATCGTCAATATATGTGATGTGGTGAAGATTGCTCGATTGAGTGAGAATGCGTACAACGAATTGAACAATATAAATAACATCACTGCGAAAAACACATATTATAGCGACTTTACTACACGAGTATCGACATGTCTACCTGAGGTCAGATTAGAGCAAACACCCACCAGATACAAACCAAGTGAGTTAATCAAAGAAATAGACAAAGAGTGTATCAACAACATAAAAGAAATGAAATCGTTTACTTCATTAAAAACGTTGTCTGATGTACCTGACGACATATTCGACATAATCTGTAATAAAATCATAGGCGATATGACGAATATGAATAATTTCCAGTTCACCCAATTTCGAGATACCTTGTACGACATATTGATATACAACATAGATATTTTCGACTGTATATGGACAGTGATCGTACATTTTGTAAATATTGGAAAATTAACAGAAGAAGACAGTTCGGACATTCTAACGAAGACATTTCATTTTTTCAAACAATATAATAATAACTATAGACCGATATACCATTTAGAGAGTATGATGTTTTATATAATAAACAAATTGCACCATTATGAACTACAAGAAAGCGTGTGAAATACTGGACGTGAACAACGACATATCTATTCAGAACATCAAGAAACAATATAGGTTGAAAGCATTGTTGTATCATCCCGACAAAAATCAATCAGACGATGCGAACACGAAATTCCAAGAAATATCCGAAGCGTATCAATATTTGTTAGACAGCGAACAAGATAGTGAAGATGACGATAACAGAGACGAAATGCTATCAAATATGGATTACAAATACTATTTGTTCATGTTTTTGAAAAATACAATAAAGGGCAATTCACAAGAACCATTGTTGTATGCGATACTGAAAAAAACGACTACTTTGTGTAGCGAAAAGGCATTGCAACTATTGCAAAATTTAGAAAAACCGTCATTGATCAAAATATATGAAATTCTCACAAAGAACAAACAGTACTTGCATATCGAATCTGACTTATTGGATAAGATAGAACAATTGATTGGCGAAAAGATAGAAAATGATGAATGCGTTATTTTGCAGCCGTGCATAGACGATCTATTCGAGAACAATCTATACAAATTGACGATTAACCAACATATCTACATAGTCCCGTTGTGGCATACACATATGGTATACGATAATTCCGGCAATGATGTGTACGTGAAATGTTTTCCAATATTGGATGATCATATTGAGATAGACAAACATAACAATATTCATATCCAGCACAAAGAAACATTAGATAACATATGGAAATCCAAGGAACTCTATTTGAATATTGGAAACAAACGAGTGGATGTACCAATCGATCAAATCGCATTAAAACCCGACCAAGTGATATGTATAAAACATGCAGGTATATCGCAAATAAATTCAGACAATATTTACGACGTCTCTCAAAAATCGCATATATACGTGTATTTGAAACTGCTATAAGAACATCCTGATTCATGACCAAAAAAAAATAATAACCAAAACTTGGCTATTATTTTTTATTAATTCGATTTTGTATTTTTTATTTCATGTTATCAATAATTTACTCCGCAGCAACCTTCTTCTTGACTACCTTCTTCTTAGGAGCAGGTGCAGGTGCATCCTCTTCGGTTGCAACAGGTACACTCTTCTTGACGACCTTCTTCTTGGGAGCAGGTTCAGGAGCAGGAGCAGGAGCAGGTTCATCCTCCTCGTCACTATCAGATGCAGCAGTCTCCTGTGCAACCTTCTCGGCAGTATCGAAGACCTCGACCTCATCCTCATTCACCGCCTCGGTCTCGTCGATCTTCTGTGTGTCGATAGTATTGATATCATCCACACTCAACTGGACGTTGCACTTGCCGAAGATAGTAGCATTCTCAACTGGTTTCACCACACACTGACCCAACTTCCAAGACACACCCCATGCCTTTCCTGTGGTCCAAATACCACCGCACTGGATGACGCATGCAACCTGACTCTTCTTAGGAATCAGATCAATGGGGGTCTCATTCTCGTTGTCGCTGGGGAACAACAACTCCTGCTTGGTGTTGTAAATCTCCAGATTCTGCCACTGACCCTGATAACAAGGCACCTTCACAGACATACTGGGAGGACGAGTCTCATCAATCTTCTTGGTGATCTTGTCCTTGGGATACTTCAGGAAAGGAAACATGGTCTCCTTCACAAACTCACGAGAGCGCTCAGTTCCGAACCATGCCTCACTGTGAACAACTGCATCGTCAATGATTCTAGTCTCAAACTCCTTCAACTTCTGAAGGAAGGTATCAGTATTTTTATTGGAATAATCAGCACCAGGGAAGGCAAGAGACATCTTGAACTTTCCGTCGGACTCACCGGTCTTCTCGTCAACATAATCAGACACACCCCAAGTCATAATGAGAGGGGTGGAAAGGTACAGACTGCGACCAGTCTGACCACTAATCACGCTGACCGTAGTAAGACCACGATCACTCACGCGGGGTTTCATGTAACGCACCGCAGCGGTATCCCATTCACCAGTAGTAATAACACGAGGATTAGCAGACATAACTATAAATAAGGTATAATAACTGTAATATAGTATAAGAGTATTCTTTAAATCAATTTTATAGATGGACTTTACACAATTAATAAAATATATGCATTTGTTATGCAGTAGGTTGCACATTATGTTCTCTTTATAATATAAACCATAATAATATAAAATCTGCACCTACTATATAGTACGTAATATGAATGAAAATACGATAAAAGTGAAACGAAAATACAAAAAAAGAGTTAACGAACATGAAATCACTTATACAAACTATCAGAAGCACAACATTGATCTCTCAAAATATCAAATTCCAGAGTTAAAAACTGCAATCAGACAATTGGGTAACATGTATTTGACTGGAACCAAATCGCAACTTATTGAGCGATTGAATAATCGTTTTCGGGATATTAAACATGCTATAATTATTCAAAAACTATTCAGGGGATGGTATTTAAGATTGATTCAACAATTGCGAGGTCCAGCATTAAAAAATCGCACACTGTGCACAAACGACAGTGATATGGCTACATTGGAACCCCTTTGTGATATTACAAATACCTATTTTTTCTCGTATAAAGACAATTCGAACTTTGTCTATGGGTTTGATATATCTTCATTGATACCACATATACAAACACAGGGGAAATTTATCAATCCGTATACACGTGAAAATGTATGTAATAAAATAACAAAAAATATCTTCAGGGTATACCGGGGAAGTTATGCAATATATGAAGAGTTTCGAGAAAACAACAAAAAACTAGAATTGCCGAGAAGAAGACAACAATTACATATGAATCGTTTATCGGATATCCAACGCAGAATGGCGTCTATGCAAAATAGAGTGGATTATCAATCAGTATCAAGTGCATTCAATCAAATTCGTGCACGTGTTTCTAGAATACGCAGTCGTTCCATCGAAGAACGGATACGGGGACTTTTTGTTGAAATCGATCAACTGGGTAATTATACACAATATACGTGGTTCGATAGTCTGTCTCATAGGGATTTGGTACTATTTTATAGAGCACTGCATGATATCTGGTATTATCGAGCAGGATTGTCTCATACTACAAAAAGAAACATATGTTACGGTTGTTCCTATAACAGTACTACGCCTTTCACCCGCCATACTAATTTGGGATTCAGAGAAATATCTTTTCTAGAGTATGATGAATTAAAATCTACTGGATTGGAAATATTTGAGAATCTTGTATATTGCGGAATTGATAATGATCATAAAAAAATAGGCGCGTTACATGCATTGTCGGCACTCACTTTAGTATCAAGAGATGCGAGACACGCAATGCCGTGGTTATATGAATCGGTCATATAAGTATAAGACAAATATTCAACCGTTTTAGCATGAAAAATAAAGAATACGCAGATAATATATATTCCTCAACGCATTTATCATTTGATAAATTCACAAAATATATATTATTATTGAAATAGATATAAAAAGCACACGTACTATATATTATATAATCAGAATGGTTAGAGCTACTAAGACTGAGAAGACTACTGCCCCCGAGACCCCTAAGCCCCGCGCTAAGAAGGCCGCCCCTAAGACTGAGGCCCAGGTTGCCACCCCTCCTCCCGCCCCTGTGGTGGAGGAGACCGCTGCTCCCGAGGAGATGGATGCGGTTGCGGTTATGGCTGGTAAGATGAACGAGTACAGTGCTAAGCTTCAGCAACTCGTTGGTCTGCTGTCCACTCTTAAGAGTGACTTCAAGACCCTTGAGAAGACTGTTTCTCGTGAGATGAAGGTTGCCCAGAAGCTTGCTAACAAGAAGCGTCGCAACACCAACCCCCGTAAGCCTTCTGGTTTCACCAAGGCTACTCCCATCAGTGAGGAGCTTGCTAACTTCCTTGGAAAGTCTGTCGGCACTGAGATGGCCCGCACTGAGGTGAGCAAGGAGATCACCAAGTACATCAAGTCCAACAACCTCCAGGATGTTTCCAATGGACGTGTTATCAAGGCTGATGCTAAACTCTCCAAGCTCCTTCGTCTTGGAAAGGAGGACGAGTTGACCTTCTTCAACCTTCAGAGATACATGAAGATCCACTTCGCTAAGGCCGGTGAGACCATCTAAATATTACCATGAAAAAAAAACATCATAGACTCGACATTTACATTTTTGAACATTCATAAACAAATATATTATTTTCCGTAATATATTTGTATTTTGCATCATCATCATCATTGTTGTTAGTATCATTTACATGTAACGACATGAAACAACTTAAATAAGTTTACCCATATTAACTTATTACTTTCGTATATGACTTCAACCTCCGAAGACTCCCGTGAAACATTAGACAGTTATCTTCAAAAAAATCCTCGACCTTGTTTGTATATACTCACTCCTTGTTATGGAGGCATGTGCTATACGTCGTATACCCGATCACTCATGTCGACGGTAGAGACGTTAAAACAGCGTAATATTGATGTACATGTTGAATTTTGTAACAGTGATAGTCTTGTATCACGAGCAAGAAATAACCTGATTGCAAAGGCGATGGCGAACCCACTTACTACACATATTATCTTTATTGATGCAGATATTACATGGGACGTCAATGATATTACCAAGTTGATTATTTCCGACAAAGATTTATGTGGTGGTGTGTATCCTTTGAAGAAGTATCATTGGGATCGTCTATTAAAGACCCGTTCGGGAGAACCCAACCAAAACATTCTATCCAATTGGGTGGAAAAGAAAGACAACAGTATGTTCAAAGACATTCTTAGTGACGAACAGTTGATCCAACATAAACTGTTGAACTATAATTTGAATTACGCAAGTAACAAGATTGAGATCAAGAATAATATGGCGGAAGTTCGTCACGTCGCAACTGGTTTTATGATGATGAAGCGAACAACCATTGAAAAAATGATGGATGCATTCAAGTATACAAAATACACTGATGATATTGGATTTTTGAAAGGAGAAGAGAATAAATATGCATATGCTCTGTTCGACTGCGGTGTAGAAAATGATCATTATCTATCCGAAGACTGGATGTTTTGTGAACGATGGAGGAAAATCGACGGAACAATTCATGTAGATGTAACTATCAACTTAATTCATACAGGTCAAGAACAATTTAATGGTTGTTATCTCTCTACTATTATGACGTAAAAAATATAACTATCAGGTTGAATTAATCTATGAAAATATAAACCCAGACTCACTCATAATCTCCTGCAATTTTTTATTATTTTCTATTTTTTTGACGTAAATATATTTATCTTTGTTAAAATTCATATCGTTAATCACAAACAGTTGATGTATTTTGATAAGCGAATGAAAATCCTTCACATATTTTGTATTTTTGGTTAACCATAAATAGAACCCATAATATTGTCTATTGTTTGCAATACTATGGTTTATGTACTGTTTGTATTGCTGAAACCATTTCAGTGTTTCGTGTAAGGTGGTTTCCATATTTCGATTATAATCTGTACCTGATATCACTAATATTTCACGAAATTGCTGTTCCGACATATCCAAATCTTTCAAAATCTCTACAGTTTCATAGCATGATACTGATTGATTCAATAAACTGAAATTTCGCAATACAATTGGACAACCATAGAGGAACATATCCATATCATCACTAATACATCCATATGCTAGTCCCATTTTTACAAAATATGCACACAACTCATCTGCTTCATTCGGTGCATCGTAATATACTACGCCGTATGCGTCCATGAGTTTTTTTACATTCGCAATGTCTTTATCTTGTACACGGATAAACTGTCGTTTCAATGCATCCATTTCTACTTCGATCATTCTTTTTTCGTGTTCATTTAGTTTTTTTTCTTCTAGTGATTTACATAACTCGTTGAATTTGGTCTCTGCTATTTTCTTCTTTGTGCTTCGCTCTTTGATCAACTCTCGTTTTTCCTGTGGTGGTTTACCATCAAATATGAAAATCGGAATGATTTTACACGATTTCATGATAGAGATAAATAAATACATATTTTCCATAAGTGCATTTTCACCAATAAATTGATACAAATATATACTCGTGTCTATGACCAACGTTTTGTTCTCAAAAGTAGATAACGTGGTTTTATATATTGATTTCTTACCGCATTTCTCTTTCAAAAACCTATTCAAATTTTTTATGCCCATATACTATATTTTGTTCTTTCGTACTGTTAAATTGTTCAGATACAACACAATCAATTTTTTAAGAGACGTTAGAAGTAAAAAGTAAAAAATAAAAAGTAGTACAAACCACTCTTTATTTTTCTAGTTATTTATGTTGATGTTGATGTTTATGTATATACATTTTATGCGGAAGTCTCCATATTCTTATATTTCTCTAGTTCCTTTTGTAGTTCTTCTACGGTCTTAGTCATCTTCTCCAGTTCCTCCGTCAAGAACACGTTAGCGGCAGACAATTGATGTACGTTCACCTCATTCTCCACCTCGGGGATGGGTTTGTGGTTAATCTTGAATACAATGTAACCAGGTACCTTGTCGCCATCTTCGTTCATTGCATACAACTTGCAGAATACGCCATTGTTATATTCGCCCTTGAAGCGATAATGACCAGTTGTGTCCAGCATGTTACGGAAACTCTTGGTATAATCATTCTCATACCAGTGTTCAAAATGAATAAAGAGCGCCTTTCCTCTACTTCCATTCTCAAGTTCACGGTCAACAAAGTCAACACGAGACACCTTACCTAGACGAAGGGTAGTTTCGAGATAATCCTTCACCAGAGGGATGAATCTGCTAGTAGAACCTTCGGGGGTTCCAATCAGCATATTTGACGAAATGAATGGAATATACAAACTCTTCCAGTCGTTGTCGGATAGTTCGAGTTGGTTATTCTCCTCATTTTGCTTGGAAATGCCGATCAAGGACTGAGTCGAAGAATGTCCCTTGCTAATAGACAAATGAGTCATCGGTTCACCATTTTCCCAGTACAACTGGTCGTTTGCTACAATCGAAATCTTGGCGTTCTGGTTGCCTGTAAGATAATCTCTCAACTGAGCAGTTGCCGTGTTGTTATTCCAATATTCAAAGTCAACGGTAGCGCTATGAGTAGTCGTATTCTTACTCAGTCTACGATTGTAAAACGACTTTTCAACGATCACAATCTTGGATACTTTACCAATTTGCAGGACTTCATTGAACAACTTGGTTGCTCCCTGCTCATCAGAATAGTCTCTTGGAAGAGTTGTAATGCGCAAACTAAAATCAACATTTTCAAGATGACTATCATCTTTCAAAACCAAATTCGAATTTGTGAAATAAACACAAGGTTTCTCATATGCCATCTGTGCGGGCATGTCTTCAACGTAAGATACAGAACTCATGAATGCAATATACGATATGTTATTACTATGATTATATAGAGATGCATTTCTTTAATCAATTTTATATATAATCTATACGAACCTTACTTGGAATTACAACTATTGAGAACATATTTGATCGATGTCTTTTCTTAATTTCATTAGTAAAATATCAGCATCTGGTTCGTTTCCTCTTACAAAATGTATTAGTTTGGTGTCGTTTGTATTCTGCAACATATGTTTCAAATCGGGATTCTGACAAAATTTTGCCTTGAGTGCATCAAAGCGTTCTATTTCGTGGCGTGGATTTGACCGGAACTCGTAATAGTCGGGATCAACTGTAATATGACGCTCACGGTATACCTTGTCTTTGCTTCTTCCACTTTTACTACCAGCAATTCGCGCCTTGATTAAATCTTTTGAGATAGGACTATCACTATCAAGTGAAAAACTATGATAAAAATCGGGGTATCCTTTTTTAAATTGAGATGCCAATTTGTAATGCTCTACGCTATTCCATCTATGTCCATCCAACGTAAATGGGGACAAGTAACTATCATCTAATTGTCGACGCCAGTTATTTCTTTTATGGTTTAATATCAGTTCCTTGAACGAAACAACCACATCATTGTCTATTTTTTCTCCAGACCCTTGTCCAGGTTTGGGCGCACCATTCGAATTTGCATGAAACATGAATACTGTCTTATTATTGTATAAATGATCATTCAAATATTCGTCATCGGGATCTTCTAATTTCCCTTCGTCAACGTGAATACCCAATTTCATTTTCAATTGTCGGAATTCAGGTATAGAATAATAAGGTCCTGCGTTTTTTTCGATGCATTTGTTTATCACCAATGATTTTATTTGACTGGGCAAGGTCGAAAATGTAAACCGCTTGCGTGTATCATAGGTGATGAGTGTATAGTGATTTCCAGTATACGATGTTAGCACGTAATAATCGGGGTTCTTTGGTTGAGATGTTTGTTCATTGTCTTGTCCGCACAGTAATACGGAATCCAGATCATTCGATTTGTGTGACTCTTCTGAGAAAACCACCAATTTTATATTCAACTTCTTCTCAAGCACGCCAATTGCCCAAGTATCTGCCCAATAATTCGAAGTAAGAACGTACTTCTTCAAATCATCAATGTTCGATATATGTTGCATGAATACGAATTCAGACATGAGTTCATTGACCGAGTTTTTTTCTTGGTTCGCCTTTGCATAACTATCACGTAGTTCAGTGATGCGATCTAACATTGCCTTGTTTTCCTGTTTATTGCTCACATTTACACACTGTTTCTTTAATTTTTGAATCAACTCTTTTATATGTTTCATGTTGCTTTCAACATTTTGTAACTCAGAATGGATGCCCATATAGATTGATTTATATTGTTCAAAAAGGGTTTCATTTACATTATTTGCTAGTATTTTTCTCAATTCTTCTACGTTTGTCTCATGTTCTGTACCTTCCAGCGCCATTTGAATAACCAGAAACAGACAATCTCCTTTCCCCTCGTTGTCTACAATATGATAATTGTTGTTTTTCATAAAATTTGCAATCCAGTCGTTATGTTCATTTTCTACAAAGGTCAACTTATCGATCTGTTCAGTTTCTTTTATATCAGTCTCGTCGTCGTTTTTATTATCGTCTGATGAAACATGTTCAAAAACATATTGTTGATCCACAAATAGCAAAATGTGACCTTGATCTATGTCTATATCACCGTCTTCGTCGATGATGGATATCATTTTATTTGATTCTACTTCGAATACTCCGATGCGTGAATGTATTTTATCATTTGATACTAAATAGATTGAAAAATGCACGATATTCTCACCAGAAAAACTGTGACTTTCGCGACCGAGTGCAATATTAATCGGTTTATCAAAATAGTCAATTTCGTATATTGTAGATGCGTGTCCAACGTCATCATTGTCAATTTCCTTTGTTTCGTTATATTGAATTTTATCAGGATATATGAATGACTTCACCATATGATATATAGTATACTATTACATATCATTTTATTCTATTTTTATGTTAGTTACTTTGTACTATACATTTTCTTCAAAGCATCTTGAATATCCATGTATTTGAATACAACTCGCGAAGAAATACTTTTGTGTTCCTTTGCTTTTAACTTGCTACATTTATTCAGATGTTCTATCAGTTGACCCCAACGACTATGAGAATGTAAAAACTCATAAGACATCGTCATAAAAATTGACAAGTTTTCGGTAATTTCTTCTATTAATACAGTCTGATTTTCTTCGTCAATCTGGCACAATACCTTCTCAAATAACTTTTCGATGATCGATAGTAATTCACTATCCTCTATAAATGTACTTTTTGCTAATTTCGCGATAAAGTTACTGTTTGACCGCCGGTAATCATTCAATTTCACCATATCGCAATATTCATCATATTGCTGGTTTGCATCGATATCTCGAATGCTGTCGTAACTTACCCTATAGGCATCTACAAATTTGGATATTTGTGGAATGAAACCAGGGTATTGTTGAAACAATTCTTTCATAACAAGGATATATACATCATGACCTCCGCGCATTTTTTTCGCAATATCAAGCAATGCATTCATGATATTATCATAACTATCCACATCACCACTGGATTCGTCGTCTGACTCGTCATCTTCACCATTCATGATAAACGTTACAATTTCCATGATTTTAGGTAACATGGTGTCGTGATTTTTCATAGTCACCTTATTTAACGTACTTCTTAGTTCATTGTATTTGGCTTCTATGCCTTCTTTTTTCTCTATCGTAGTAACCTTGAAAGGAGTTTTAGAAACCCACTGTTGATTGTTATCGTGTTTGCGACCATGCTTATAATTTTTACGATGTTTTTTCTTATCGTATTGTGTATATTCATTGGAAGTAAGTGGAGGCAATGTAGCAACATATTCTTCTACCAGTTTATAGAGTACTTCAAAGTCGGTTATGGTCGCTTCGGGCAAGCATCTGACTTCTGTGTTCATTGTATTTACCTGGTCATAATCATGGAATGTATATTGAACCAACATACTTGACTATAAGATATACAAGCGCTATGTTTATATATGTTCTCTTTATTTTCTTGTATTCGTTTGTACGAGTAAAAGATAATAAGGAATTAGCGTATATGAGTTTTAACAAATTTGTAAATACCTATTTCGTAAACAAATCTTCATCGAATGATACGTCGTACAACTTTCTCGCTGATTACGAAAAGAACGACATATACGAGGAGATACAGAAATTCACGCTACCCATCAATTATTTACCGACTGATAAAATATATCCCATCCAAGATCATGTAAAAGAAGATCTTGAAATGATTTCTACGCATGAAAACTCAACGTGTATGTATGGATATGTACTAAATCCTACCAATGTGTTTGGTGAATGCACCATGAACCTATGGAGCAATCAAATCACCAATCATGTTCCTTTTTTACAAGACACCCAATCGATTGTTTCTAATTGGGACAAAATCGGTTATTCTTCCTGCGATAAAGTCGAACAAGTGATACCTGTGTGGAAAATGTTGAAGAAAGACGCGTCTTTCCTAGATAAATATAATTACGTTGACTGGGAACAATTTAAAAGTCTGAATTATTCGACACCTTTCTTGCAAGTGTTATCTACAATGACTATATTGTCCCCCTTAATCAGTTTGATTATCCCTATTATCTTTCTGGTATTTCCATTTGTGCTTCTTAAAATACAGGGTATTCCCATTGATTTTTCGAATTACATCAAAATATTGACTCAGTTGGCAAAACATCATTTCATAGGAAAGGCAATCATATCGATGTCTAATTTTTCAGCGGAGAACTTTGTATATTTTTTGGTTACCTTCGGATTATATGGGGTGCAGGTATACCAAAACATAACTACATGCATAAAATACCACAAAAATGTTCAAAAAATAAACAATGCATTGAAGGTGGTTGAGAACTTTACCGAACATTCTATCCAAAATATGAATCACTTTCAGGAGATAACCCAGTCGTATACCACATATACAGATTTCAATGAACAAATCTCACTGCATACTACTCGACTTCAACACATGAAAGAAATGTTACGAAATCTTCCGCAATTTTCATCTTCCATGAAAGATTACACGAACAATGGTTACATGTTGCGTTGTTTTTATGAATTGTATGATAATCGTGAACTGGAAGAAACCATGTTGTTTGCTTTTGGATTCGAAGGATACATGAATAATTTACATGGGTTGCAACAAAACGTCAAGGACAAGCATATTACCTATGCAACATACACTGACGATACAAACACAAATATCAAACAACAATACTACCCGCCCCTTTTACACGAGAACGTAGTGAAGAATACATGTGATTTATCCAACAACATCATCATATCTGCACCGAACAAGGCAGGTAAGACAACTATTTTGAAAACAACCACACTGAATATCATATTTTCACAACAATTTGGTTGTGGATTTTATCAATCGGCGATAATACATCCATATCAATACATTCATTCTTATCTGAATATCCCTGATACGTCTCAGAGAGATAGTTTGTTCCAAGCTGAATCACGAAGATGCAAGGATATTATCGACCATATATTGGAGAACCAAGGTTCTCGACATTTCTGTATTTTCGATGAATTGTACTCTGGAACGAACCCAGACGAGGCATCTCAGGCAGGAAAAGCGTTTATCAATTACTTGTCTAGGTTCTCAAATGTTGATTTTATATTGACTACTCACTACTTTAAAATTTGCAAGTTCTTCAAGAAGCACAACAACATCTGTAACTACAAGATGAAAGTGGACGTCGAGAACACAGGTGACTTTAATTATACGTATAAGTTGAAAAAAGGGATATCTACATTGAAGGGGGGAATACGCGTATTGAAGGACTTGAATTATCCTGAAGAAATATTGAAAGAGGTGATGTAAAAAATACATAATATGTAGAATGATAATTACACATTATGAAAAGATGAGAATACGCTCGCTGGGTTGTTTATGTGTGGTAACATGAACATTCTTGTTATACATGGGTAGATCATGCGTCTGTTTGAAATATTTGGTTGTGATACTGTTCATGTCTTTGATTAGATCGTATTGTTCTCGTGTATTTGACGACCCATAACCAGATAAAATATAACACAATTTGCCGTTCTTGGACAATACTTGTTTGCATAGTTGAATCGTGGCGTCCCAGTATTTGTCTAACCAATCTTGATACGTTTTGTATTTGTTGGTACTTTGGTTTTTTCCTTCGTATAGTTCCAATTTATAGTATGGAGGACTAAAAAACACCACGTCGAAATGGTTCTCGTATTTATTCATAAATCGCTTGCTTTTGGCGAGATCTTCTGATGGTTTGCAATAGATATCTTTTTTGACGCTTGGATACAAATCTGCAATCAATTGGTCGGTTTTCTTACATACATCAGGTATCACGTCTGTTCCCACATATTCTTTCGCAAATGACGACTCCAGAAAACCGTATGCATACGAACTCCACCCAAGGGTAGGAGTAAATATTTTGGCGCCCTTTAATAGGTTCTCATTAAGTGAGTAAATTACATATGGATTTAAGATAGATGCACGGAAGTAATAAGAAGACAACACACTACCAAATCGTCGCTTTTCGATATAGAAAAGAGAACTTGGCGTAAGTATTTTATAATCGATGATTCTATCGCGCAACAAATCTTTCAGCACATCCATATACGTAGGTACATTTTCAATACCGGATTTGGTCAATTCAAGAATATGCTTGAAATGTAAATTGCGGATGAGGTTTTTCAACAAAGGTTCTTGATTGTTGTTGATCTGTTTTGTTTTCATTGGTTTGTAATGTTCTCCGAAATGGACATTTTCGTCTTTGATAAATAGAGACATGTTATAAAAACGTTCTAAATAGGCTTCGATATTTGTAATATCTGAAAATAGTAATACAAGGTTCTCCGTTTTTATGGATTTTTTGGTTGCATATGTTTTCAGTGGAATTATATTCTTACCTACTCGAACTTTGTATGTTTGTATAAACTGTTCGAACGTGACTGGTTTCGCTGGATGAATTTCATTTACAAAATCAGACAACTCGATAATAGAATTCATGTATTTATATTTACAAAATATAATAAATATTGAGAATTTCTAAAAAGGTCAGTTTTTTACGTTGGAAAGTATTTTGAGATTTTACTTTTGGACATTTTTAAAAATGTCCAATTTTCATTTTTGGGAAAAAGTCTTTGAAAAGGAAAAGTGAAAAAACGGGTTCACAGCATAATGCAGTGATTTCGATTTTGGATGATATTTTTTGACTGCATACTTTTTTTTTATTTTATGACAAAAATGATTTAGGCATTTTTTTATGTAAACTATTTATAGCATTAAAGTTTACAAAAAAATGCCGAAAAATGCCGAATTTTTCGAGTGCAAAATATGCAACTTCAAATGCAGCAAAAAAAGTAATTATCACAAACACCTATTGACTGCAAAACATAAAAAGTTTACAGAGTTTACAGAAAAGTTTACAGAAAAAAATGCCGAAATGAATTGTAAATATGTATGCGATATTTGCGATAAGCACTACACATCTCGTATGGGTTTATGGAAGCATAAACAAAAATGCAGTGCCGATGATTTCACTGATATTCCTCCTCCAGAAATAGATGATTTCGAACATATTCAACAAAACGAAAATACATCAAGTACGGTTGCAACAATGATGGAATTGATCAAACAGAACCAAGAATTCAAAGAGTTGATTGTAGAACAAAACAAACAATTGATTGAATTGGCGCAAAAACCAACGATGATGACGAACAACAACCAGACGATTCATAACAACCAAAAGTTCAATTTGAATGTATTTTTGAATGAACAGTGCAAAGACGCAATCAATATGTCCGAATTTCTGGAGAACATGACGCTGGACATAGAAGACCTAGAAGAAACTGGTCGATTGGGTTACGTAGGTGGTATTTCCCGTATTTTCGTGAACAAACTTCGCGAATTGGATACATACAAACGTCCTCTTCATTGTACTGATATGAAACGTGAAACATTGTATATTCGTGAGAATGATGAATGGTCAAAAGAAACCAATTCAAAAGAAAAGTTGCAATATTTTGTGAATAAAGTAGCAAATAAAAATTGCAAAACAATGAGACAATGGACGGAAGAACATCCGGATTATACCATCATGGATTCTCCTGAAAATCAAGAATTCGTGAAACTGACCGATGCAATCTTAGGTGGATTAGGAGACCAAGAATGCAAACAATTCAGAGATAAAATTGTAAGAAATGTAATAAAAGAGGTGATGATCAACAAGTTATAAAAGTGTATTATTTTTTCAAACTCTCTAGAATTTTTTGAACTTTTGGACATTTTTAAAAATGTCCAATTTTCATTTTTGTGAAAAAGTCTTTGAAAAACAAAACTAAAAAAACGGGTTCACAGCATAATGCAGTGATTTCAAAAATCGACTGAAATATTTGACTGCATATTTATTTTTTATGTTTTTCTCGAAAACGGTTTAGGGGATTTTTCTGTTTCCATATATTAGAGAAAATGGAAGCAAAAAAATCCCAAAAAATCCCCAAAGAATTTGAATGTAAATGTTGTAACTATGTTACGAGCAACAAAAAAGATTACAATAAGCATTTACTCACACGTAAGCATGTGGAGGAAGCAAATGGAAGCACAAAAAATCCCCAATATATTTGTGATGTATGTGAAAAATCATACAAAAGTCGCGGAAGTTACTGGAAACATAATCAAAAATGTAAGAAAGAACAAAATATGACGCATGATGAGAATACACGTATAAACTCCGCATCAAACACGAGTGACGAGATATCGAAAAATGATATACTAGGGATACTCAAACAAAATCAGGCGTTGCTTATAAGTAACCAAGAATTTAAACAACTTATGGTGGAACAATCGCGGCAAATCCAAGAACAACAAGAAGAAAATCATGAACTACATAAAAAGTTAATTGAAGTAGTCAAGCATACTGGAAACAATATCCAACATCAAACCATCAATCACAACAATCATCAGAAGTTCAATTTAAATTTCTTTTTGAATGAACAATGCAAAGACGCCATTAATATGTCTGATTTCATAGAAAGTATGGAATTAAATATGGAAGACTTAACAGAAACCGGTCGGTTAGGTTATGTAGGCGGCATTTCGCGTATTTTGGTGAACAAACTGCAAGAACTGGATATATACAAACGACCTCTTCATTGCACGGATGTAAAACGTGAAACACTGTATATAAAAGAAAACGATGAGTGGTCAAAAGAAGACAATTCGAAAGACAAAATCTCGAATATAATAGGTCAAGTGGCGAATAAAAATTGCAAAAATATAAAACAGTGGACAGATGAACATCCCGAATATCAGATATTTGACTCTCCTGAAAATATGGAATATGTAAGATTAACACAAGCAGTGCTAGGCGGATTTGGCGAACAAGAAACACGACAATTCAAAGACAAAATTGTGAGAAGCGTGATCAAAGAAGTCATGATACAGAAACTATAAGGGTATATAATAACAAGTATAGTTGTTATTATATAGAATATGCATTGAACCAATAGTTATATACCTATTTATATTTAATCAGTATTGGTGCGAACAGTACGCTTTGTTTTCACCTGAGTGAAACCATCGTTCGATCCTGAACGACGAGGACGAATGCTGTGTCTGGTTTCACACATAAGTTCGCCTCCAGTCACTCCTGTAACATTAATCGCTTTGACCTCGTGGGGTCCATCAGCAGACTTCTCGAGATCAAACTGAATGTACTCTCCCTGAACCAAATACTTATACTGGGAATTCGTTACACGAATAGCAGAATAATGAACGAAAATATCACGGAATTCCTCTCCCTCCTTCAATGTAATAAACCCATAACCAGCCTTGTTATTAAACCACTTCACCTTACCAATAAGGGCAGCAGTAGCAGTATCAACAGTAGAACTCATAGTAGACTATATTGTATAGTTAATTTATTGAAATTTGTTTATATTGTTTTACAAAAATGTTCAAGTAAATAAATTTATCAGTGCTTGGTATGACGGTACTTCGTCATAGGTAAGGCAATATGTGTATTGGAAATACATAATAAGAGGTTGATTAATTACAGTTGAAAATTGTTTGATGGACGATAATTGTTTATATGCGGCAAATTTTCGGTTTCGTATATGCATGATATGATTTCGTGGATATTGACTATCTTCCATCTGAGGCACATTGTCCCATGGTAGTTCTTGGTGCAAAACATACAAAAATAAATACCCCAGTGAAATAATATCATCACGAATAGATGGAGTATGACCAGTCATTACATAATAACTGGAATATTTAAGATTTCCGGTAATTTCTGTTTGTTCTACATTTGCAATGTGTTCGGAATTCTCGTCAATACATACATGTGCTAATCCGAAATCAATTAAAAATAGTTCACCGTTTTTAAGCATAAAATTATCAGGTTTGATATCACGATGTATTACATGCAGTGTGTGTATAGATTGCATTAGATGAATTAATTTACAAAATAATTTGTTAACAATGGAAGATGGAAGTTCTGCTTGCTGTTGTAAATATTCACTCAACGTCATATCATACAGTGGTGTTACTAGACAAACCAGATCGCGGTGTAAACCATACCAAGAAATCGTGGGAATACTGCGACAGCGATGATTGTATAAATATTTCAAAACACTACATTCGTGCATGAGAGATTTGTATGGGGACGATAAAGATTCGGTTTTGATTGCAAACAGAATATTTTTTCGTTTACATTTAGCCTGATATACATGCCCGAACGTACCATTGCCTATTAATTTGTGTATGATATATCTATTATGAATAATTTCATTGGGTTCCATTATAGGCAATGTATATATAGTATCTATATTTGTATACAATATAATATCTATATGTGTATATATTATGCAACAAATAGTAGATTCGTCATTTCAGATATTCGGTAAATATTTTCAATCCGTGAATACATTGTTCTATGTATTGTATGGACTCGCAGTATTAGGTATAGCGGCGTTTAATATAGAATATTTGATGATTTTCAAGACAATCATACACAGTTTCATCTGTTTATTTCTGATTGTGCGTTTTCACCCATATCGCGAACACACCCTGAGTCGATACGATAGTAATATCATATTTTCAGCAGCAATCATTTTATTATTGAATATGGGTATAATCGACACGATTTATGGATATGTGGAGAAATACAAAATTGAAAAACGCGTAACGAATATAATAGAATTAACCAATAAACTACACGAATAAATATTCAGTCACTATTATAGTAGATTAAAGATGGATATCCAAGAAATATTTGAACAAGCAAAACGAGACCCAAGTTTGTTATCGAATATAAACATTGATGAATTGTTGGAGGATACGAATGATGTAAAGAACGATTATTTGCAAGACAAAACATTGGGTGAAATAAAACAAGAAATATACGATGTGCTTGAGGAAGAAGTAGAAGACACGAGATTGATAGAAAAATATATGGAGCGACTAAGCGAATATCGTTATGTGGATGAAGTAGGTGAATTGCATAATGGGAAGCACATACGATGGGTTCGTCGAGGGAATGATAAACTAACAAACGGGGGAATAGTAGTAGAGGTAAAATTCGTAGACAATGGAATTAATGTATTGTGTAAAAATGCAATGCATAAATTTATACAGTTTAAATACGACGACTGTGTAATTTTCCAGAAATTGTCCATAGATGAACAACTGATATTAAATGTGAATCAACATGTACATGCAGAGAACAATTGATAATTATGTGCGCCTTTTACGAGTAAACTTACCGATATTCTGTTTGATTTTCTTGGTATATTTTTTCATGTTGGACACAAAAAAGAATTCTTTGATATGAAACATCATTTTTTGTATCACAAGAATATCGATTTCCTGGCGTTTTAATGAGTATTGCTTTGCCCGCGGCGTATTCTGGGACGAGAAGATACTGAACTGTAATTTAAAGAATGGGTATAGATCGGTGTTTTTTTTGCATGGTAATTTTCTAGCAATCTGAGACTGCAATAATCGATTGATAATGGTATCGGTATCAAGTGAATGACGGTATGATGACGGTTGAATATAATAGACTTTATCATGTTTCATTTTGGAGTAATATGAATTATCAATAAAACAAATTTCGGCACTATTTGGTATCATCGTACACTTCATAAAATCAGAATGAGTTTTGGAATGGGTAGTTCGCTGTGGTTCAACCCGTTGATTATCGATTTTGAACGCATATATAATTTGATCAAATAAGTCATCTTTTATATTCAGTTTGTAGTTGAAATATTTGGAGATAAGTTTTATCCAAGTGATGGAACACTGGTTGTTCGTATAAATGTATATTTTTTCACATTGACCAAGTGTCTTTTTTTCATGAAGGTATTCTAATATATGAAGTATTCCATAACGTAAAAATTCCGGGTATAAGTCTAAGAGTGTATTAAAATTTACTGGATAATGGTCTTCACACATATCTTGCAATATTGACCATAGTATATACAAGTCTGAAAACGAACCTAATGTTTCATCTAAATCAAACGCAATGACTCGTTTAGTGCGTTTTTTTCGTTTTTTATTGAACTGTTGTCCTTTATATATAGAAATATATCGAGATGGAGGTATTTCAGATTTCATTATATTAACATAGAGAATATATAAATCACCATATTATATATTCTAAAAGATTTTGCGCTCCAGATTATTTACCTGTTGAACCAAATCCGCCATCTCCCCTGGAAGTATCTGATAAATCAGTTTCATTGTCCACAATGGAAACCAATACGGGACAAAGACTGGGATGGCATACTTGCACTAGTCTAGTATGTTTGTCTACTAGATAGGGTTGCTCGGAAGATACTGGAGATAGATGGCGGAATGCTCCCTTAACAAAACCGCGGTAACCTGCATCAATAATTCCAGTGTGATTCGCCAACATAAGAGGTGTTTTTGAAATACTGGAACGAGGATACAAATAATATCCACATGAAGTCCATTCATAAGCGTCTTTTGATCCATCTCTACTGTATAACATCTCTGCCTTGATTTTAAAGTCGATCATTTTACTTGAATATTGGTCAGTAAAGCGTTCAACTTGAGGAACAAACAAGTCAAATCCAGAATCAGGGTAGCGATTTGACAACATGTTTTCATTGTGTTCCTTCGCTTTGTGTATATATTTTTCTTTGAGTTCCGCATCATTTACATACAACTTCAGTACAGCAAATGGTTGGGTTCGAAATGTCTGTGTGGTGAGAGATGCGAATTTGATACCAGCTTGAAATATACTGGTGGAAATCTCGTTTTCATTCTTCGCATCACCAGCAGATTTATTAGATGGTGAAATAAACTGAAACATAATATGCAGTCGTAATAAAATGCACATTATATTTTTATATACTTTGAATTAAATAGTTTGGTGATGCGATTTTTTGAATTCCTTCCAGGAGACCTGTTTACCTGTAACAGGAACAGGTTTGTCTGCGTCATATTGAGCATCAAGGTTATCCATACGCTTGGTTGCACTATCAACATACAGTTCCTTCAATACCTTGCCCATCATCGCAGATCCTTCGTGTTGGTCTACCTTTTCATCCTCAATTAATTTCAATACAACCAACATCTTGGTCATGATGGTCAAATCCAACTCATCGCTGACCATCTTATTGAAGATATCAGTATAATTGTTGTACAAAAACGGAGTCTCAGTCATACACTTTTCTTTGAACTTCTCGGCGTCAGATGACTTCAAATCTGCCTCTGTATTTTTCAGTGTATCCAATTTGCGAATATCATCACGTATAAGAACACTATGTTTTACTCTGCGTATCTGCTCAGTATTATCATCGCACTCAGAGTCATTGATCAATCTCTTTAAATTTAAACGCTCGCTTTCCGATAGAGTAGACATGAATATAATAAAAACAAAATCATTATGTTTATGTTTATTTATGAAAAGTATTATATTGAAAGGTAACCAAAATGTTTGTGCACGAACAAACCAAACCCAAGAAGAGTATCAATAAATAGAGGTAACCATGCGATAGATTGACCCTGTAAAGAATAGATCGCAGCACCCATATAGAGTAAACCGTGTAATAAGCGAAAGTTTGCCCACCAAGTATTTCCGCCAGCTTCAAAAGCGTTTAAACGTGAATTAGCAAAATACAAATATAGGAATGACGACGCAATTGTAAACAATACCAGTCCGTAGTAAAACAACCAAGAAGTTCTTAAATACAAAGGCAAAAGCGTTAATAGAATACGCATGGGAATACATCCAAATATAAAATACCGAATACTTTGATTTTCAGACAACATTATGTAGTATGCGCCTATATTTATTTTAGTAGAAAAATATAATGTGTATGTATAAAGATGCATTTCACGTTTGTTCGATATGCAGTAATATTGCTTTTAGCGTTGGTAATAATGGGGTCTTTGTTTAGTTGTGTGGACGTGGTCCCCCACAGTGAAAAGGGAATTGCTAAAAACGCCCAGAGTTTGGAGGGGTTTGAAACAATGGACAAACCATATGACTACCACAGTCAGGACAACAAGGCAGCGCCTGAAGTTGCCATGGTGCATGGTTTTGACCAATTATTCAAGGGTATCAATAATACCAGTGAAACACTGGATAAGTTCGCCGCTGTTCCTGGCGACCTGAACTGCAAGGCAGCATACGGAATCAGCAATTCGAGAGGACCTTTATGTTTTGATGATGAAACGATGAAGTTGTTAAGAACACGTGGAGGAAACTCTGCAACTGGTCCAAGTGAAATTGGTGCCTAATCAAACGTTAGATAGCACTTTTCACAGTATCGGACAGTTTGTCCTTTTTCTACATCTGTATCAATATAGTCAGTGGCGATGCAATGCTTGCAGTTTTTTAATAAGTACGTATGTACCATCATCATGATGTTTTGGTAATCCGGTGTTTGGTTTTCATGGGGTAAAGAATGCAACATCCCAGTGACTTGAGTCATAATATCAATATCATATTGTGTATCCATGTAAAACGTTATTATATAATCATAAAAAATGTTTATATAATTACAGATAAAGTATTTTTGGTTTATTAATTTTACACATACATTGCGAGCATACTCTGGTTGTGCGACTCCTTATGCTTGATGAGTTCATCTACATCCTTGGTTGAAACCGTGAACGGGAAAGACACTTGGAGTTTAATGTCTTCGTCAAACACCTTCACTCCAGGTTTCATGAGACGGAACAAGTTCAACTTGGTGTGAATGATTTCCAAACAACGCTTTAGATTGCGAACGCCTGCTTCCTCCTTGGTTAATGCCGCATTGGAAATAATATACTCCAAGGTTTCGTCGGGAATAATAACATCCTCTTCCTTGAAGTTGATTTGCTCGCGAATGCTTGGAAGTAGATAATCACGAGCAATGGTAATCTTCTCTTTCTGCTCATACCCCTTGGTTTGAATGCAATACATTCTGTCTCTCAAAATAGGGTTCACCTTGCTCTCGTCATTATAACTGAAGATGAACAAACACTTACTCAAATCGAAGTTGACGTCGGAGAAATACTTGTCGTGAAATTCGCTGTTCTGCGAGGTATCTGTGAGATGGGTAAGAATACCAATAATTTCTTCGCCCTTAGGAGTATCACTCACCTTATCCAACTCATCGAAATAAATGACTGGGTTCATGCACTTGCTATCAATAAGAATTTGCACAATCTTACCCCACGAACTACCTTCATATGTATAGGAATGTCCCTCCAAGAAACTGCTGTCGCCAGTTCCACCAAGAGCAATGAAGGTGAATTCGCGTCCTAGGATTTTACTGATTCCATCCTTGACCAGGGTCGTCTTACCCGTTCCCATAGGCCCCTTGATTGCAATGGCGGTTCCCATCGCAGAGGGATTTGAAATCCACTGACCAGCCATTTGCATAATTTGCATTTTCGCATCATTCAATCCGTACACACACTTGTTGAGGGTATCGTATGCGTTATACATAAAATCGTGACATGCGTCGACTCCCTGGTTAATGTTCACTTCAAGTGAACGGTGAACACCAAATGGGATTTTCATAAACGTATCCACCCAGTTTTTGATTTTGAAATACTCATTGTCCCCGGGATCCATGTTCTTCAACATGTTCAACTTTTGCATCGCAATTGCCTTGAATGAAGCAGGCATACTAGAGTCTAGCAGACGCAGTCGATAGGGTTTGGTAATGTTGGTATGCTTGTTAATCTCCTTCAGGTCGCGCATCACCTGCAACTGTTGCTGGTTGGACAACTTCTTCTTGAAATAATCAATCTCATTCGTCTTTTTCTTGTCTGCGTGGATCAACTTGTGATACGTCTTTGCATTATCATTTCGGGCATCTCTAACGAGTCCCTTAATATTTTTATTACAATCTTTCAACGCTCTCTTGATAATCTTATTCTTGGGATTCGACAACAACTGTTTGGACAGCATTTTCTTCGTTTCGATCAAGTCAAGGTATTCTTTCTCGGCATTGTCGTTGATTTCAATCTCATCTTCGTCATCGGTCGACTTCTTCTGTTTCTTCATTTTCTTGGACTTTTTCTTGGACTTGGTTTCTCCATTTTCAATTTGAGTAGTCGAAGTGTCGACTGGAGTATAATTCTCCTTCATAAACTGCGCCTCGTCTTCGCTGTCGCAATCTTCATTGTCGTCGTCCTCATAATAATCCTCATCGTCTTCGTTTCCTCCTCCATCAAGCGACAAGAGGATATTAAACAACCCCTTGCCGTCTTCCTCTTCTTCGTCGTCTTCTTCTTCGTACTCTTCGCTTTCCTCTTCTTCGCTACTCTCCTCCTTTTTCTTGCTACGTTTCTCTTTCTTTGTCTTCTTGTTTTTTTTGTCGTTTGTATTCTTTGTCTTCTTGTTTGTTGGTTTGTTTTTCTTGGTAGGGGTGGAATCTTTATTGGATTCTACTTTTTTCTTCATATACTTGGAAGGAAACATGTCGGCAAGAAGTTCTTGGAACTCTTCGTGAGAGATACTATCTTCCTCGTCATCTTCATCGCTTTCATCGTCGGTTTCGATGACGTTCTTGCGTCTTTTGGTGTTTTTTTTAGGTGGAACATAGGATTCGTCATCACTTTCGTCGTCGTCAGTGTCGTTTTCACTGATCGTTTCGTAGTCATCAGAATCGCATTCCTCTTCCTCGTCATCCGATTCCATATCAATGAGTTCTTCCTCACTGCTTTCAGAATCAGAGTCTTCCTCGTTTCTCTTTTTGTTATGCTTCTTGTCGGAAGTCTTGTTCTTGCTGCGTGTATCAACCATAGTTTTGCGTGTCATAATAATATCAAGTGTATCTGTGCATATATAAGCAATATGGAGAATCATTTCAATTTTATATCTGAGATGTATTTAACGAATAAGAAGCATACACAAAAGATTATAAAATTGAATTATCATATAAAAAATATGGTGATTATAATATAGGCGAATATTTTATGTCATTACAAGCATCAACAATGAAAGATAATATTCCCGTATCGAAGATTGTAGGTGTACAATTTAGTATGTTATCTCCAGATGAAATTAGAAAAGCATCTGTAGTAGAGGTAACTTCTAAGGAAACCTACATGAATGGAAAACCTGTTGCGGGTGGTCTATTCGATGTTCGTATGGGAGTATTGGAACCTGGATTAATTTGTCGTACAGACGGTTATACGTATATTGATACACCAGGTTATTTTGGTCATATCGAGTTAGCTCGTCCAGTGTTTCATATTCAACACTTGAAAGAAATTATGAAAATAGCGAAATGTGTATGTTTTAAGTGCAGCAGATTGCTTTTGAATAAAGATTTACATAAACATGCATTGAATATGCGCCCGGATGAACGTTGGAACTATGTATACAAGGAAGCATCCAAAATAAAAAATTGCGGAGAAACGAGCGACGACGGATGTGGACATAAACATATGACAAAAATTAAACAAGAGGGTATGGCGAATGTATGGGCCATCTGGGAGAAGATGGGCGAGAACGGAGACGAAGAGAAAAAGATAAAAATTACCCCTGAAATTGCGATGAAGATATTTAAGAGAATTTCCGACGATGATGTATCGTTTATGGGTTTCAGTCCAATTTGGTCTCGCCCTGAGTGGATGATTTGTGAAGTCTTGGCGGTTGCCCCTCCTGCAGTTCGCCCTTCCGTTAAACACGATGCTCAACAGCGAAGTGAAGATGATTTGACGCACATTTATCACAATATCATCAAATACAACAATGATCTTCGTGATAAAATCGCCAATAATGTTGCCTCCAACATGATCGAACGCATCCAAGAATTCTTGCAGTACTACATCGCCATGATTGTGAATAACAAGACCAAGGGTGCCGAACCATTGGCTCAGCGTTCGGGTCGTCCCTTCAACTGTATCATGGGTCGTCTGAATAGTAAGAATGGTCGTATCCGCGGCAACTTGATGGGCAAGCGTGTGGATTTCAGTGCCCGTTCGGTCATCACTGGTGATCCTAATCTGTCTATTCGTCAGTTGGGTGTGCCTCTGAAGATTGCTAAGAACATCACCAAACCCATCAAGGTGAACGACAGAAACCGCGACTTCTTGATGAAACTTGTCCAGAATGGTCCGGAAACCTATCCGGGCGCGAAGATTCTGGAGAGAAAGAACGGAGAGAACATTTATTTGCGATACAAGGACAAATTATCCATTCGCCTTGAGAATGGAGATGTGGTTCATCGTCATATGATGGATGGTGACGCGGTGTTGTTTAATAGACAACCCAGTCTTCACAGAATGTCTATGATGTGTCATATCGTGAAAGTGATGAAGAAAGGTGATACGTTTCGCATGAATGTTGGTGACACAAAACCTTATAATGCCGATTTTGATGGGGATGAAATGAATATGCACATGCCTCAGAATGTGATGGCAGAGACGGAGTTGAAGCACCTCGCAGCAATTCCTTATCAAATTATCAGTCCTGCTGGAAATTCACCTATTATTGGAATTTTCCAGGACTCTTTGTTGGGAAGTTACAGAATGACCCGACCTAACATTAGTTTCACGCCCCGTGAAGCGATGAACTTGTTGATGATGTTCCCAGAAGTAAATGTAGATGAATTGAAAGCAGCAATTAAAAACAACAAAATATCCAATTTCGATGTGCTTTCGCAGATTATGTCCAAAGTAACGTTGAAGTTCAAGACGAAATTGTATGATGAGGACGAAGATCCCGAGACATCGAATAATATTTTCGAGATCAAGAATGGTAAGTATATTCGTGGGCAAATAGAGAAATCCGTTCTCGGTGCGAGTTCCAAGGGCATTATTCACCGTATCTTCAACGATTTCGGCAATATGCATGCGTCGAACTTCATTGATAATCTGCAAAATGTGGTGACGGAATACATGAAGACAAGCGCCTTCAGTGTGGGTATCAGTGATCTGATTGCGAACAAGAAGACCCAAGATAGCATTGTGGAAGCAATTACCATGCAGAAGAAAGAGGTGCAGTCGTTGATTGAGCGTGTCCAACTGGGAACATTCGAAAACGATACTGCGAAGAGCAACCAAGTGGAGTTTGAAACGGAGGTGAATAATATCCTGAATGAGGCGACAAACAAGGCGGGTAAGATTGGTCGTAAATCGTTGAGTAAGTCAAATCGTTTCTTGATGATTGTGAACTCTGGTTCCAAGGGTACGCTTATTAATATTTCCCAGATGATATCTTGTTTGGGTCAGACGAACATTGATGGAAAGCGAGTTCCTTATGGTTTTGAAGAGCGCACTCTTCCCCATTTCAGTAAGTTTGACGACAGTCCCGGTGCTCGTGGTTTCATTGAGAATTCGTATATTTCTGGATTAACTGCTCCCGAATTGTTCTTCCATGCAATGGGTGGTCGTATTGGTTTGATTGATACTGCTGTAAAGACATCTCAAACTGGTTATATTCAAAGAAGACTGATTAAGGGTCTGGAAGACCTGAAGGTTGAATATGATACGACTGTTCGTAATAATATGGGCAAGATTATTCAGTTTGAATATGGTGAAGATGGTTTCGACTCCACGAAGACTGAGAATCAGCACATTTCTTTGGTTGGAATGAATTTGGAGGACATTTACTCGTATTATGATATTGTTGGTATCAATGATGAGAAAACACAGACAATCCATGTATATAATCCCGCAACGACCAAGCGCATGCGTAAACAAAAAACTGAGACGAAGAACAAATGCAAAGAATATATTGATAAGATGATCAATGACCGCGACAGGTTGATTGAAAATGTATTCAAATATAAAAACGAGAACGGCGTGAAATTGCCTGTTGCTTTCCAAAGTACGATTACCAATATTCAGGGTCAGTTCAACTTGAATGCGAACTCGATTATCGATATTACCCCTTTGGAGGCATTCCAGATGATTGAGGAAACGTTCGGAAAGTTGCAAAAGTTGCATTATAGCAAACCGAATCCATTGTTTGAGGTTATGTATTACTATTACTTGACCCCGAAGAGTTTGTTGATCCAAAAGCGATTCCATAAAGAAGCACTCACCAACTTGCTTCAGACCATTGTGCTGAGATACAAGGAGGCGATTGTTCACCCTGGAGAGATGGTGGGTGTGATTGCGGGTCAGTCGATTGGTGAACCTACTACGCAGTTGACCTTGAATACATTCCATCTGTCGGGTGTATCTTCTAAGTCGAATGTTACGCGTGGTGTGCCTCGCATTGAGGAAATTCTTCGTTTGACCAAGAATCCCAAGAATCCTTCTCTAACTGTATATTTGAAAGATATAGATGAGAAAGACCAAGACAAAGCAAATGTATATTCGAAGATGCTGGAACATACAAAGTTGGTGGATGTTGTGAAGACGGTGCAGATTTGTTTTGACCCCAATGACGAGGCAACCAATATTTTGGGAGATAAACTACTTATGGAGCAGTATTACGAATTCCAAAAACTGGTGGACGATTGTGCAGCAGAAGAAGATACGGTGAAGACAGAGAATTCTCAGTCAAAGTGGATTATTCGCATTGAGTTAAATGCCGAGACAATGTTGGATAAGAACATCACCACTGACGATGTATACTTTGCTGTTAATAATAGCGAATATGGAGAAGATATTTCGTGTGTCTATTCTGATTACAATGCCGATAATTTGGTGTTCAGGATTCGTTGCAACAATTCGTTGTTGAAATCGAAGAAGAAGGGTACACCCGATTCATTGGACCAATCCGATAATATTTATTTCCTACAGAATTTCCAAGAATCACTATTGAATAATGTTGTATTGCGTGGTATCAATCGTATTACGAATGTGTTGCCTCGTAAATTACAGAGTATGGTGACTAAGGACGAAGATAAATATCTGCAAAACGATGTATGGATTTTGGATACGACTGGAACCAATTTGTTGGATGCCCTGTCTCTGGATTTCATCGACAAATATAGGACGATTAGTAATGATATTAAGGAGGTGTATGATGTTCTGGGCATTGAGGCCGCTCGCGAAGTCATTCATAATGAATTGGTAGAAGTGATGGAATTCAGTGGCGTGTACATCAACTATCACCACCTGAGTTTGTTGTGTGATAGAATGACTTGCAACAAGGAGATGGTGTCGATCTTCCGTTCGGGTATCTTGAGTGATAAGATTGGACCGATCTCCAAGTCCACGTTTGAGGTGCATACTGAGGTATTGATGAATGCTTCCAGACATGCAGAGTTGGACCATATGAGAGGCGTGTCTGCGAGTGTGATGATGGGACAGTTTGGTAATTTTGGAACGGGTTCTTTCCAAGTGGTATTGGATATGAACAAGATGAAGGAGATGGATGATGATGAAGTAGATGACGCAATGGATCCTGATCAAATTGATAAAGAACTTGAAATGGATAAGTCAAAGGATACTTGCAAGAAGAGTGTAATCGAAATCAATAATAATATTGGAGCGATTAAGAAGGAACAAGGTGATATATGCGATGACGACAACTATGATATTGGATTCTAAGAACAAAATAGATAAATAAAAAATACATGATGTATATATTTTTTATTGGTAAACGTATTAAAGAATGTGCTTGTATATACTTTGTGAGACCAAGGGGAATGGTCTCCTACCGAACTTAGCTCAGGGGTAGAGCACCTGACTGTAGTGGTTAAAAACAAATATCGGGCGGTCGCTGGTTCGAATCCAGCAGTTCGGAATAATTGTAAATAATTGTAAATAGTAACCAATTGTACATTGGTTATTATTTTTTCTATATAGTTGTGTGCGAACAATATTATGCATACTCTTGTTCTTCTATCATATCAATAATAGTATATCCTATAAACATCACTAGACTAAATACGCATACTATCGCGATTGCGACAGCTACAATAATGATTTCCATAATAGTATTATACATATCATAATACTATTTATACTTTAATTTGTTTATATCATACTATAAGTATCCAAATAAGAACCTATGGTAAGTGCGTGACCCGCATATTCAGGATCGTCCAGTAATGTGCGGAAGTTATCCAATTTACCTAGACCCAGACCATAGTTGATCAATTGATAACCAGGCAAATTGTCTTGTTTTGGACTGCGTACACAATAATACACATCTACATTTTTGTTTCCACCAAGGACTAACCAAGGAACATTCAATCCTAGACTTTCCAAAGAAGTATCTGTAACCAACAGAACAGGCAGTTTGTAGAAATCACACAATATCCACAAGTCCAAGTCCGTCAAGTAGTATTGGTCGCTCATTACAAGAGTTTCTAGAGAAACCTGGTTGTTTACCACTTGTTGTATCATGTGTTCTTTCTTGTTTTGTTTGCCCAAAATGTGTAGTATTTTTACACCGTGACTTTCCATCAGTGGTTTGTATAGTTGCACTAATCGCTTTTTCATATCATACACACTGGGAATGTTTTTGCGAAGACGAAGGAATAACTCATGCATGATTATATATCCACAGTCAACTTCGGATTTATATATGATTTCTTGCGTATCCTTCGGAAACACTGTCTTCCAGAAACTCTTTGCTGGACCAGTCAACTTCATGATAGTTTGTATACACGCTTGTTTGCGCTCCTTTAATGTAACCAAGTTAGAATATCTCATTTCGACTATACTTGGTGTTGCATTATCATGGTCAATATATTGCAAATATTTGTTTGTTTGGAACGGTTGCAATTTGTTTAAATTCTCGCTATCCAATGCAGTTTGAAGTAATAACGCTTCATTATCATTGATTTGATAATCCGTATCTGTATAATTCAGATATTTGTTATTATCTAACAGAAACAAACGAACTCGCTTGAAACGTATCAATTCATCTGCTAGACGACCATAATAAAATACTTGATTGTCGACTTGATTGACTAAATTTTTCTTGGGAACAATCAACTTGCATTCATCATTTTTGCTCAAACAATAGGTTTTGTCTTTACAATCGCTCATACAAGTGTATATTTCGCTCATGTTATCCAATACACTTTGACTCATGGTACCAAATGCAACGCGTTTTTTCAATAATACACGTAGTAAGATGACCAGTTTTTTCAGTTTTAATTGGTAGAATATATTCGGTGAATCTAGCAACCCAACCAATTTTTGCTTCAATTCATAGTTTTCATAATCATTCAATAACATGCGAACCGTCGTGCGGAAAGCAGTATAGAATTTATTTTCAAGCGATATATTTTTAATAGATGCGATTCTTTCAGCATCTTCTGTCTTCTCGGTAGTAACCGTAACATCCGCACGATAATATTCGCCGTTACTATAATTCATTGTCTTGTATGGTTGCAATTCATCTTCAATTGTATTTGCAATAGGTGGTACAATTTGAACAAATTGGTTTGTTTCGGTCAAGATTCCTACAATCATCTCATCTTCCTCCACTCGCATGATCGGTTTTGAGAAGACGGCACCATCAGTTTCTGTCGAAAGACGATTCAAGAAATTCTTGGTGGATTCGTAAGGTGCCCACGAGAGTTGATCCATATAAGTTACTGGAAGATTACGCACACGTTTGGAGGGTAATGTAGGAATGAAAAATTCGTCTTCATGTTCAAGATATATTTTCACTAGCAATCCAATAGTTTTATGTTTATAATTCGAGACTTGTTTGATAACATGGTATTGATATTCGTTGATGAAATCAATCACCGTTTCAGCGGGAATATTTTCTTTATAATGATATGTTTTGGGCATACTGGGCAAGTTTTTGCATTTGTTGGTCAAATCTGTTTGTAATATACGTAACAAATTCACAAACTGTGAAGTCATATTAGTATCACTCAAGAAAGGTTTCATATGAATGAGTGGTTGTCCGCGATTATCACTTCTGTAAAAATAGATAGGTTCGTAAAAGTCATTTTGCTTGACCAGTAAGATTGTCTCTCTAGATGGGTCGTAATACGTATTCGTATACGAGTTGGTAGGGCAAATAAATTCAACATTGTCTGTAATATCGTTATCAGTAGTTTGAATAATAACTAAATTCAGTCCATTTTTAAACAGTTTCGGGTTCGGTGTAGTTACAATATCCCATAAATATGTATGGTCAACCCATGCATCTTTGTCGGTCAAAAATGTCTTGAAGTTTTCAAACGCAGATACAGTATCCTTGAAAAAGTTTTCTTGGGTTTTGTTCGTCATATCAAGTTCTTTGTACAACTCACTTTTTTCGTATTTTTCATATATATCGGTTTTCACGCGATTTTTGGGCATAAATGTTGTAGACAACGTCCCATTTTGATATTTGATAAAATCGTCAATACTAATGGACTTTGCAAGGATATGTTGGATTTCCTCTATAGATGCAATACGATAGATCAAGTTGTGATAAGATGAATAAATATTCGCAATACATCCTAAGAACGATTGATGTTGCGTTTGTTCTATGCCTGAACGTAATATAACGGACGTATTTGGTTTGATAAGAGCAGAATTGGTGGGCATAATAACATCAGCATAGTCAATATTAAGCAATTGTTGAATAGACTTGGATAAAAATCCAGATCGGTTATTTGCTAGTGGAAATTTATCTGGTCCAACTACATACATTAAATTAGGTAATACTTGACGCAAGTTGTCTTCTTCTTCGTCGTCTACTTCCTTTGTTTTGTCCTTTCTTTTCTGATCTCCTTCTTCATCACCATTCTCTTCATCGCCATTGTCTTCAAGATCGGGTATCGAAATATCTTCTTTGGTAATACCGCACTCCTTTCGTCGATTTTTCAATTGATCAGCATTCCAGTCTTTTCCGTAGCAACAAGGTAAACAACTGGTTGGATGGGCATCTTTACCCTTGAAACCAGGATTATGCCATTTATATTTTTGATCTTTGTCTTTATGGAATCTATCTTCGGTGAATTCGTGAATATTTCCTTCACACACGCCTTGTTTTACTTGTTCTTCAGACAACGCCTCGTTTGTTTTCAAACACCAATAACGTGGGCAAATATACCAATATTTTTTGTCTGGTGTTGTTCCATAGCGGATAGCGTATTTATATGCTTGTCTATTTTCTCTGTCTAATTTTTGTTTTTCCTCGTCAGTTAGAATAATGGGTTGTAAATTTAAGTTGACTGGACATACACGCGAGTAGTTCTTGTACTGACCTTGTGCTTTTGTTAAGAACAGATCTGGTTCGAGTTTTTTCTTTTTGTCGAAGAATAGTTTGTTAACACGTTCTGTTGGTTTTTTTTCCAATGTGAGTTTCTTTTGCTTGATCGCGCCTCCTTCTTGTGTGTCTTCTTCATCATCGTCATCATCTTCTTCTTCACTTACATAAAAGAAACCTTCGTCGTCTTCATCGTCGTCTTTTTCTTCAGGTTCAGATTGAAACACAACCGGTTTGATAATGGGTTGTACAGTCACCACTAAATTTTCGTTAGGAATCTCTCCGGTTTTAGTTGATTTTTTACACATTTTGGACAATTGTTCTAATTGAAATGCGGTTGTATCGGGTTGTTGGGTAATGCGCAATAATGTGTCGATGTTCAAGAACAAAGGTTCAATATAATTCATATTATTTATACCAGTAACCATAATAGTGAATTTGTTTTCAAACACAGAAGGTCTCAATGAAATTCTGAATCCAGGATTCTCGACAATTTGTGTAGTTTTATTTACATATTCTCCATTAATTTGTGTGAAATTATTTAAAAAGTCAGTGAAGTGTTTGATTGCTTCGTCTTGTTCCATATTGTGATTTAATTTTAACGCATCAATGACTTCTTTATCGCTATTCGTATTATTGTATACATTTGTAATCAATGCTTCAATTGCGTCCATTTTACGGTAATTATTCACCTTTTTATAATTTAATAAATATCCCTTATTCATGTCTCCTGTTATGATGTCAAAGATACGCGTGATGCAATGAACGTATGGGGATTTTTTCAAATGCAGGTCCTTTTTAATATCAAATTCACATTGAACATCAATATTCTGAAACTCAATGCGACTATCATAAACATTTTGAATAGTCTTCATTTGGTAACCAATTTGTTCGAGGAATGTATTCATATTGCGTATAATATGATTAATCAGTGGTGTAATTGTTAAGTTGACTGCATCAGAGGTAATCAAATTTTTCATCATACATTTGATGAACATATCACCATTTTTATGCAATTCCATCACTACGGAAGTATAATTGTCGTCATTGGTGTTTATGTAAAATGCGATTGTTTTTGGTTTACCAATTTCCTTCGATAAACTATGTACAGAAGGTTCTTTTAAATAGGGGATTTTACTACCATTCGTAGCAATCGTTTCAGAATAAATACGATACAAATTTTCACGTCGCATGCCTGGATTGTATTTGATGAACGGAATGTCTTTGCTTGCATGAATGTTTTTGAATACTATATCTAGAGGCATTTGCATATCACGAACAGGATGAATGATCATATCAAATTCATGTATACCTTTGGATATATATTGCAATTCTTCTGATCGTGATTGATAGATAGAATACATAGCTTCTTGGATGTTCACATATTGTTCAATGGGTTGAAACATGGTAGTTTTGTATGTTTCAATTAGGGACAATTTTTTTTCCTCAAATAGACTTTGCGATACAATGTGTTGCTTGATTAGCAATGGGAAATAGTTTTTGATGATCATTTCTTCGCTAATATTCACCACATTTGTATGTTCGATCATATCTTCTAATTCAATATAATAGATTTCCTTGTTTTTGAGTTCTCCGTAGGTGAATAAGAGAGACTGTTCGTATAAATACAATGGATTTGCCGAATTCTGTGCATACTCTGGTGAGTAAGCAGACAAATCATGCGGATTTCCCGAGAACAAATAATCATAGATCGAAGCAAATTTTTGTCCAATAGGAATGTATATGTCCGTTTCGAACTCATTTTTCTTGAAAAATTGCAGTAAATCCTGGTATGAATAAGATGTCTTGATTGGTATGTCTGCAACAAAATCAGTCGATACGTTCAAATGAATTAGTAACTGACCAAATTTGCTTTGAGTAAGAGGGTAGACATCATTCTGTGTAATTGTATGATATAAAGTCCATAAATTGATATATTGAGAACTTTTCGCATATAAATATAGGTTCTCGTATGCGTGGTTGTCGATGCCTAGTTCTTTCAATATTTTGTGTTTGATTGTTTGTATTGTATCGTCTTTATGGATACTCTGGTCGGAAAACTGAACGTGCGTGTTATTCAACTTCATGTTGGTTATTTCTAAATCATCAAACAATTCATCAATCTGTTTGGTTTCACTGTTTCCGCTGAAAATAAGTGCATGTGTCTTGGTTCCGCTACTATTGACTTTACAGAATTTATATATGTTCTCAAGGGGCAATGTATCTTCCTTGTTTGTAAATTCCATTATATATAGTGGTCTTATAAATTTGTATCATTTATTTTTGATAAAATAAAATACCATGTCAATTTATTTCAAGGTGCAAATATGGTAAAGATCGCCTTCATAATTGGAATAAATTATTCAAAATTGGACAAATCGGTACAGTTAAGTGGTTGCATATATGATGCAAGACGAATATATGAAACATTACTCAATCATTTGGGGTTCTCGACAAACACTGTCTATATGTTAACGGACGATAACGAAGAACAACAACCGACCAAACAGAGAATATGGGATGTGCTAGAGAAAGTGAAAAAGGAAGCAACGAGAACCGAAGATGAATTATGGATATACTATAGTGGTCACGGAAATACAATATTGGATACAAATGGAGATGAAAAATATGGAAGAGACAGTGTGATATTGCCGTTGGATTATCTGAAACAAGGATACATTAGTGACGATGAAATACATGTATGGTTACGCACTATACAATGCAAAGTATGCATGATATTTGATAGTTGTCATAGCGGTACGATCACTGATTTGCCGTGGAATTTTACATATCGAGAACCAGGAGAGATGCTAATAGAAAAAGTGCGCGAAATCGAGATGGGCAATCAACAAATATATACATTGAGCAGCAGTTCGGATAGTCAAACCAGTTGGGAAGTGTACAATCAAAAACAGAAGCAGTCATATGGTGAATTTACAAATACGTTGTTACATATATTAGAAGAAACAAAATACAATATTACGATAATGAAAGTTTTTGAGCGACTGAGTGTAGAATTTCATACAAAGCAATTTGGCGAAATGAGAGCAATGCAAACGCCCACCTTGTCGTCTTCTTACCGGATTCCAGATTGGAGAATACAAAAATAAATAACCAAAGATGCTATTTATTTTTCTTATGTGATGCTTTACATCATGTGACTGGGGCGAGCCAAGTGGACCTTCAGGTCATCATTGGTATACTGGCGAGTGTTCGCGCCGCCACGCACCCATCCCTCCAAAGCAGCCTCTTCCACATTTTCGGAAGCGTTAGTAACATGGTTTTCCATGTCGTTAGTCAGAATATGCAGAGAATGATCATTAAACGACTTGTCCATGATAGTAGACGTACTCTTCTTATCCGTAACGAACTCTCCCTGCATGAGTTGAGACTCCACCTGGGGGTCTACGCTTCCGCGTCCAAGATAAGGAACGGTAGCAAAAGGACGAGCAAACAACTGCACCTTTTCGGCAGGAGTTACGTTAACGTCCTTAATCCTTAATTTGGATTCATGGTCAACAATAGAACCGGTTAATCCGCTTCCATGAGACACCCCATTAAAGTTCATGGTAGGTTGCTGAACAGCGAAATTCACATGTTGGTTAGAAGTATCCTTGCTAAAATAATTCGATAGGGTGTGATTAGCAAAACGGGTATTATGTACGTTTCTTTGTGTTTGGTCGGTCATATCAGATCCAATACGACTAGTATTATGGAACAAATAGGAATTAACAGATGACATCTATTTATATTATACCAAGAGAATGAAATTTTCATAAATAAAGGATTTGTTAAAATTTATTTATGAACCTAATTATTTGTGTGGCGTGTTAAATTTCTGGCACAAGCAAAAGGATTGCCTTCTTTGCAAGAAACCATACTTCCGTAACAAAATTCAGCGAATGCTTCTTGGTCATTGGGGATAGTAGTACTGGGATTAGAATGGAAAGGGCGCATAGATTGTTCAAACACATATTGTTCTCCTAAATCCTTGAATAATTTATCCGCAATATCGGGTTGTCCGGGGTTAGAGTTAATAACCAATTGTTTTGCGTCTTCTAAAATTTTCTCATTCACGTTTTTATTAAATGCGGGAGGAGCAGGTTTCTTATTGGGGTTATAATCATAATCCGTCATAAGAACATTGCTAAAAGGATTTTCAGTGGTGGGTTCATCAAAGACATCCTCGGGAATTTTGATCTCTTCGGATTCCAAATAATCCATCGCAGGATTTGCGAAACCCTCTTTCAGCAAAGTCGACTTTTTCTTATTGTTATTTTCTTTCATGTGGTAATAGTGCAATATGAAAATCGCAAAGAGAGTAATCACGCTCACAATAATGACACGAATATTACTCGAAGTAAAGAACGTAAGCAACGATAAAAGAATGACGGTACGAGTAATCGCATTGAGTTTTTGATTGTAAGACATTTCTTGAACAGGGAAAAATTCAAGCAAATATTTGTTATCAAACAAGATATTTGGGTTGGTTGCCCAAAAAGGAATAGCATCTTCACTATTCGGTGCAGATAATGGATTTAAATGAGAGACTTCTTCTTGTTTTTTCTCAAATTCTGCTTCATTTAATACTGTGGAATCGGATGTATTAGAACTCTTTAATGCAGACATATATAATGAATTGATTTATATATTTTCATTATATATTTCCTGAAACGGTTATTACTAATAAATATTTGAAACAACTACTAAATATTTTACTTTCTTTGTTTCAAGCATTTATCATCTACTTCAAGTGTTTCGCATTTTTCGTCATAAGGAACAATTTTCAAAACACATTTGGATTTTATACCATATAAGGGTTCGACACATCCATTTTCAGTTCTGATAGGAACATGTTCAGGTAAACAGCGAGCACGAAAATGCTCATAACGTTCTCGTATATCTTCAAACGACAATCCCGATTTCTTTCCTAACATCTTATTTACCACTTCATGAAGATCGTAGACATATCTAGAGAAAGTATCGCGGTTCTTCATTTTATCCATAGTAAGAGGCAATGTTTTGAAATTGTTTTTTAAGTTTTCTCTGCATTTCCCACACGGCAGCACGTTTTGTAAATTCAAAATAAAGTCACGGTATTCTTTTTTATTCTGTGTTGTAGGATTAATTGGATAATTAAAACTGATAGAATGCATGGAATGCCACATACTGGGTCCCCATACACTGGTTAAAATTCCGTCATTACTACTATATTCGTTTTTTTTGAATACTCGTTTTACCTTACGAGTAGTATTCTTGGATGACATGAGTTACTTTACAATATTCCTATATTATAATTCTTACTAAAATTTAGGAGATCATATTCGTTTTCCGGCAACCTGAAATATCTAGTTATATATTATAATCATGGCTAAGTTCACTGAAGTCGCACAAAAGTTGGTTCGTCCCTATTATAATTACATCATTGTTATAATTAGCGTTCTTATTTTCGCAAGTTTTGGTATGCTCGCATATCATCGATACTACAAAAATAAAATGAACGTAGAATCCGATGTTGCGAATGCAAACCGCAGAAGAAAGGATCTATTTGTATATATGTTTCATGTCGATTGGTGTCCTCATTGTAAGAATGCTCTTCCTGAATGGAACACATTTAAAAAACTATTTGATAACAAAGACAAAAATGGATACAATGTGAAATGTATTGATATTGATTGTACTAAGGAAACTAGTGACGTTGCTCACTATTTAAACACATATAATATTGAGTCTTATCCTACTATCAAAATGGTCAAGGATAGCAAAACGATTGAGTTTGATTCCCCTATCAAGAGTGAGTACTTGGAACATTTTGTAAATACAATGGCGAAATAGATACACTAGGTCAGTCGACACCACATGCAATGTTTCGTTTTGTTCGAACAATCCAAACATATTGGTGGAATTAAATACAAATAACCAAATGGATTCGGTGCATGGTCGGGATTTTCATACCCATGTACTCGTTTTTTCTTGCACATAGAACACATTCCTCGACAAGGAGACATTGCGTTGGTAGAATGTAGTTTGTGCTTTTCGCAGCAATAGTTCACGTCCATTGGATTCATGATACACAATATACAATAAAAATAGGTTTATATGATTTTTATTATATTTTAAGGGATACTAATTTGGTGTATTCAATAACATGAACGCGTAATCAAACTCAAGTACATCGTTTTTATTCAGTCTACGTTTCTGAACAATAGGTATGTTTTCCGAAAATCCACATGTTCCACCGTGGTCTTCGTTTGCATGTCGTACAACACGTTCAATGTGACTATCTGTATTCAATGCCCATCGTCCTAGAACGGGACGATTGTTGTGTCCCAGGTGTCGAATGGTATCTCGAATGTGAGAAAATGTAATGCGTGTTGTAGTCGACATGATAATATGATTGTATATTTACTTATCAATGGATTTTAAGTATCTATATCAATTTTACACATATTGCTTTCCGCTCTCAATCAATTCGATTCGTCTCTCTTTGTCTTTGGACAATTCGTATATGCTTGAAAAGTTCGTTGCTAACATCGGGAGTTTATATGCATATTTTACGTCAGGATATATATGTGATGTGCGCAAATGAATAATGTTTTTCATTATTTTGCCTACGTAGTCAAACATAGTCGAATCTTCGTTAATATCGATAGAATGTTCTAGGTCCTGAATACTATATACTGCAAGCGTTTCATCTGGATTTGCCCCATTTTCTATACTCTCGTTAATAGCACAATTTGTAATAATAGATCCATCTGCATAGCATTTATCGTCTTTCAATAGAGGAGCAAATACAATTGGTAATGCACACGATGAATAAATAGCGTCCAATAACTTCCAAGTAGGATGAGTCTTATAAGAAATATCGATTTGCGTATGTGTATTTACTTCCGTAACAATGCAATGGAATTCCACATTCGTTAATTCATAAAATTCCTGCATGGTGAGATCTAACGTTTTGTCTTTAGCCAAAATAAATGGTGATAAAATCGTATGAATATGATGCATATTGTAAACGCCTCGTCGGTCAACCGATTCGAACAAAATGGGTAAATCAAATCTGAAAACGTGCTCCCAAGGACGATGAATCAAATATTCATCAATATCTTCCCATGAGTTCGCTAATAATATCATCGCGCCAACAATCGTTCCAACAGACGTTCCATAATAAGTTCGTATGTTCTTTATATCCCATATTTTACGCAAGTTCGCTTCTTTAAATACTGAGTAAAACAAAAATCCATTGATACCACCCCCCGAACAGACAAGATGCTTTATACAAGTATCTTCTGGTTTTCCTTCGATTGAATCTGAAATTTCATTATTTGATGTATCTACTATATTGTTTGAACTGTCCATATATAATAAATAGTTTAAAGTTCTTATGTTTTTTCTATTTTAATTATAATACAACCAATATGTCTCATTTCTTGTTTCAGGACGAGAACGAAGCAGATAACCATATGGATATTGACGAACTATTTGAAAAAAGACAGCAACACGATCTAAAACAGTTAAGCATTTACAATAAGATTTTAAATAGAATTCATACAAGGATCAAGCGTATTTCACGAGCAAAATCCGACACACACCTTTTTTATAATGTGCCGGAGTTTATATTTGGCGAACAATGTTACGACAACAAAGACTGTACGGGTTATTTAGTAGCAAAATTAGACGAAAATGGATTCCATGTCCGATACATTCATCCAAACACATTGTTTATATCATGGAAACAATGGATACCGTCATATGTAAGAAACGAGATTAAAAAGAAAACAGGAGTGGTATTAGATGAGAAAGGTAATGTTATTAAAAAAAAAGGTGAACAAGAGGAACTGGTTGATGAAGATGACATCAATGCGGGATTGTTCAATCACCAACAAGGACCACAAGAGAAACCAAAAAAAGAATACAACGATATATCTGAATACAAACCCACCGGCAAATTAGTATACAATCCCGAAATCCTCGCCAAGATAGAGAAAAAAATATCTTATTAAATATGAAAACAAAATAACATATACATAATAGTTGTATATATGTTATATGGAACCTCAGGTGCATACCTTTCTAACAAATCGATTAATAGATCATGTCGTAATTGAACACATTTATCCATACGCATACAATTGCATTCCAAAAGAACTTTCACGGGACATTCGGACATTCCATTCGGATATGAATTTGATTGATTATATGTACCATTATTACATTCGACCGAGTGTATTGTATACAGATATAATGTATTATTTGAATAACACAGATCACATGGAAAAAACAAACATGCCCGCATTTTTTCACATCATACGTCGATTCTACGCAGATAGAGATTTATCTGATAGTGAGGTATCAACTATATACTACAAACTATGTTACTTTGGTAATGACGATGAAGTATATATAGGTCGTGTTCGAATGATAATTGGTATGTTAACACCAGAAGAAAGAACCGATTTTATCAATCGTTACCTATTAGGTTGATTTCTTACGGTGTCGACGCGTACGGCGTTTGTTTGACTTGTCTTTCTTATTGATGATATTTTTTTTTCCTCCTTGAGTCTTTCTTTTAGTTCGACTATCATATAATCTTTGTTGTCCTTTGATTACTTCCATCGCAGTCTCTTTGAAATCCATATCCTCGAATATTTCATTCAGTTTACTCTCCATCGTTTTTTCTATCATTGGTTCCAATCTATTAATGACTTCTCTTTGCAAAGCGTTTTTAAATGAACCACTTGCAATGTTTTCAACAATTCCTTTCTTGAAATCATCGATTAAGTCGTCATCCATCAAAATTTGTTGATTTACCTTAGTTACTAATTCGTTCATCATTGCTGCTTCGTCTCCTGAAGATGAAGTGGAATTTGAACTAGTTTCCGTGTCAACATCAACGCTATCATTATCATCACCAGCGCCAGCAGCAGCAACTTTTGTTGAGATCTCATCAGGACCCCCACCACCTCCTTCTATTTTTGTAGCATCACATACAATGTCTGGTATACCTGCACGAATATTACCTAATAACGGTCCCTGTATGTTTTCTGGTAATGCCGTAGTTAGTTTTGTTATTTCAGGATGCAGTTTGGACAATTTGTCCCCAATTTTCCCGGCATTTAATTCGTCTATAAGGGTTTGTGCAATTTCTGGATTTGAATCAAGTTGACCTTTAAGACCGTCTATATGCTTCAGTACTTGTTGGTTTTGTGTAACTATACCAGCAATCATAGGGTCTAATTGACTAATCGCTTTACCAAACAGTTTCTTTAAAACCATATTTTTAGCCTTATCATACATGCCGCCACCTTCTATACCTTCTTGTTTTTCCAATGCGTCTTGCTCTACCTTAAAATCCTTTTTGTAGTGGTCATACAGTTGATTACGTAAGTTCTTTCGCACACTATTGGTTAAACTGGAAGTTATCTCATTTTTTAACATTTCAGTTAAATCGTTATCAAAATAATTATCTGCCACTTTCTCAAATATTTCAGATTGATCGTTTATATTGAGTTTATCTACAATCTTATCGACACTATTCACCATTTCTTTGTTCAATTCTTCGCAGTGAGATTTAAGAAGTTGTTGACTCACTTTGCGTGACCTAGATTCAGCGATTTTTGTCATTGTTTTCATTGCGGCATTCGATAATGATGTTCCAGCACTTGCAACTGCGGTTCCTGCTTGATTCGCGAAAGCAGATGCGTCCATAATATTTACTATATAATGATAAAAAAATAATACAAAATTGATTTCCAAGCAAAACAACAAACCTATTCTATTCACGATAATGTATACAAATTCACAAGAATGCGTTCAAATCGACAATTTACAGTATGTTACTAATTCAATGAATTCGTCTGAACTCGATAATACAAAGATAGAGAAGATTTCCAAAGAACCTGCTAAAAATGAAACACTCAGTCAGCGTAAATCAATCTCGAAATTGACTAAAACAAAAAAAAAGAAGAATCAATTACATAAAATAGACAAAGATGCTATATGGGACATATTTGATAAAGATATACAAACCATCAAGGAAACCACCGACGATAACGACGAGAATGAGACAAAGCAAAACCTCGATGTGTGTTACAGTTGCCGGTCTCCATTGTTTATTATGGAAGACCGTTTGCCGATTTGTTCGAATACACAATGCGGTATAGCAAATACAAAAATGCTTGATTATTCTCCCGAATGGAGGTTTTATGGAGCAGAAGATAAGAACGCAAAAGATCCTTCTCGCTGTGGTAATCCAATCAACCCACTTTTAGTCCAGTCTTCTTTTGGGTGCAAAGTATTGTGTAATAGTAAATCTTCTTATGAAATGAGAAGAATACGAAAGTGGACGGAGTGGCAATCTATGCCACACAAAGAAAAATCCTTATACGATGAATTTCAGTTCATAACCACTATGGCGCACAATGCAGGTATTCCAAAAATATTTATCGATGACGCAATTACCATTCACAAAGACATCTCCGAACAAAAGATGTTTCGTGGATTAAATCGAGATGGTATCAAATCCGCATCTATTTATATATCTTGTAGATTGAATGGTTGTCCACGAAATGCACATGAGATTGCAGATATATTCAAATTGGATAAAACCAGTGCAACTAACGGTTGTTCTATGGCGGTAAACATTTTAAACAACATTGAGAGAGATGTATTGCCGTCTGAACAGACTGAATTAGGAATTACACTGCCCATTTCATTTATCGAAAGGTATTGCAGCAAACTGAATATAAGTACAGAATTAACTGCAGTGTGTAGGTTTGTTGCTAAAAAAGTGCAAGATCAACATTTAATCACAGACAATATCCCACATGCAATCACTGCTGGAATTATATATTTTGTAGCCAATAATTGTAACTTAAATATTAGTAAACAAGACATTCGTACAATGTCGGGTGTAAGTGAAGTTACTATTAACAAATGTTTCAAAAAATTAGAATCTTTTAAAGACAACTTAATACCAAGTGTAATTATAAATAAATATACATAGTCAGACTTTATGTATTAATTTAGGAAACATACACAATATTTTTATTGTTTATGTTGTATATATGGAAGACTACATTAATAAAAAATTAGCAGATGCTGCAGCAAAAACAAAAGTAAAACAAACATCGGTCACAAATACAAATAATACGATGCAGACACCTGCACCAAGTACCGTGCAAACTACCAATGTCGAACCATCGCCATCAACAAACGGATCTACTCAAAATATGGAGGATATTATCAATAAAAAAATAGAAGAGGCGAACAAGAAGAAGAAGGCAGATGAAGAGGCAAAGAAGAAGGCAGATGAAGAGGCAAAGAAGAAGGTAGATGAAGAGGCAAAGAAGAAGGTAGACGAAGAGGCAAAGAAGAAGGCAGACGAAGAGGCAAAGAAGAAGGCAGACGAAGAGGCAAAGAAGAAGGCAGACGAAGAGGTAAAGAAGAAGGCAGACGAAGAGGCAAAGAAGAAGGCAGACGAAGAGGCAAAGAAGAAGGCAGACGAAGAGGCAAAGAAGAAGGTAGACGAAGAGGCAAAGAAGAAGGTAGACGAAGAGGCAAAGAAGAAGGTAGACGAAGAGGCAAAGAAGAAGGTAGACGAAGAGGCAAAGAAGAAGGCAGACGAAGAGGCAAAGAAGAAGGCAGACGAAGAGGCAAAGAAGAAGGCAGACGAAGAGGCAAAGAAGAAGGCAGACGAAGAGGCAAAGAAGAAGGCAGACGAAGAGGCAAAGGTTCCGTCAATGGTATTTCTGATTCCGTATAGAGACCGTTCACAGCAACAAGGATTTTTTGCAAGACATATGATTTCAGTGATGGAAGATATTCCGAAAGATGATTACAAGATTTATTATATACATCAAACGGACAAACGCGATTTCAACAGAGGAGCGATGAAAAACATTGGTTTTTTGATGGTGAAAGATAAGTATCCAAATGATTACAAAAATATTACGCTAGTTTTCAATGACGTAGATACAATGCCGTATCTAAAGAATTTTTTAAATTATAAAACAACCTCCGGAAACGTAAAACATTTCTATGGTTATAAATTCGCTTTAGGCGGTATTGTCTCTATTACTGGAGCAGATTTTGAAAAAACGTTGGGATTCCCTAATTTTTGGGCATGGGGATATGAAGACAATATGCTGAAACAGAGAGTAGACAAACAGAAATTAACGATCGATTATGGGCAGTTTTATCCTATCATGGACAAAAATATTTTGCAATTAAAAGATGGTTTGCAGAAGTTTGTGAACCGCGGTGAATTTGATACATTTAATTCAAAATCAGACAACACTGGTTATCATACCATAATAAATCTGACGTATGAAATTAATGAAACAAATGGGTTTGTCGATGTCAAAACATTTGACACAGAAAAACGGAACAATCCAAATGAACATGTTTCACATGATCTTCGAAAAGGAAACCGCCCATTTAATACAGGTAGACGAGGCGGTGGAATGAGAATGTTATTATAATGTTAAGGAGGACATGCAACAACGAGTTTTATAGCTAATCCTACTTCATCGACTGTTTCCCATATACCTGATATTTTGATAACATAATGACTGTTATCAAAGTTAGTTGTTGCTTTCGGTTTTTTTTTAAAATCACGATATATTTTCATACAACCCGAATACAACTGTTTTGATAAAATATTGGATATTTTTTTATTACAATGATTTTGGCGCCGATAATAATCCAAAATATTGTACTCGATGCGTATGAATTCTTGAATCAGTCGTAAATTATTCTCTTGGTAGGGATGAAACTGCAAAAATATTCCATTTAAATGATGCTTTAGTTCAAACTCTTGTAACGCCAAAAAGAAGTAAATACCGTTCATGGTGAAGAACTGATTTGAAAAGACGATTTTTGAAAATGTTCCTTCGACAATCACATTGTTCTTTTTCTCAAGTAAATAAGTATTATGAATGGAATATTGTGTTGTTTTCAATGCAATGTTCATTTATCTAATCAAGTAAATGAACATATGTTTATTAGGTTTTGTTTTATAGTTTTAATTATTCTTTCACTGGTTCTTCTTCGGTCTCGTCAATCGTCTTCTTCAAGTCTTCAAGTACCTTGTTGCGCTTTTCAATTTCAGATTCAAGATCTTCAATTTCAGATTCAATGCGGGTCATCTGAGAGAGGATTGTTTCCTCTTCTTCGGGAAGATCAGTTGGGTCAACCTCTTCAGGCATATCGGTTTCTTCTAAATTTTCTTCGTCTTGGTTCTCAAGACCCTCTCTCATATTTTTAGTAAAATGAGAAAAGATAATGAACGTGTAAAACACTACCAAGAGAATTAGGATAGCAGTAGGAATATTTACGGACAATTTCATAATTATATTATAACATAATACTATATATTATACTGAATGACAGAGATATTTACTAAAAATACCATATCTGTTCTTCCATCATGGAAAGGAGAAACATTTGATCAAATTACTACAACCATTAGAAAAAATAAGCGCGATGGAACGATAAGTGGTCGCAATTTATTCAAACGTCAACCTCTAGAGATTTATCGTCGTGAGATTGCGACCGGATCTCCCAATTGCAATTCTCGTACGTCTGTTTCGATAGATTTACTAAATATGCCGAACGGTTCGATTATTAATTCGAAGTCGGCAAATAAGAATGGTTTAGTCAATACATTAGATATTAACATCACGAATAATAAAACAGAAATACCGGGGAGTTGTAGCGCCGAATGTGATATTGGGTCACCACAAAAAAATGCATTAAGTCGCTTAAGAAGTAGTGGAATGATTAAAAAGAATTTTGATCCCACAAATAACAAATCAAAGTATTATGCAAATGCGAACCAATATTTAAACAGTCGTAGCAAAACATTCCAACAAAATCAATATAATTACATTCGCGAAGGAGACTCTAGTGTAACTCCTGGAAGTGGATTAGCAGTGAACAACCTATATAGTCCTGCCGGAAAGACCGACTGCGATAAGCACTTTCTGTCGGTAGACACAAGTTTCAATTACGAATGGATATCGAGCGATAATGGACAAATCCAATTCACTGTGGATGTCTCTGCTGGATATTATGACGTGTCTGATATAAATAATTTGTTGCAACAAAAGATGATCAATAACTACCATTATTTCATACAACCTGATAACAGAACAAAAAATACGTTGTTGGATATCCAGATGAATAATTTAACAAAGAAGGTGCAACTTACTGCTACGCCAATCGATGCATCGACTAATTTGATAAAACCTGTCATATCAACTGGTGCTGGCGATGAACCAGTTCAATGGACCGTACCTGCGTCATCCACTGCACCAAAGATTATCTTGAACAACGATATTCTCACAACATCACTCGGATTTACAAGTGGAACATATCAAACGAATCTGTCGCCAAATGTATCCAGTTACAAATTGCGATACACTGTTTTACATTATAAACCAAACAATTATCAATTTGCTCAACAAGGTGCAGTATCGTCAAGCGATTTGATTGCTAGACGAAGATACAATACCATCACCGATGCTGCTTCGTCATACAAGTCTGCATATGGACTACATGTTGCTAACGCATTAGCATACGGTGTTCCTGCAAATGGATATACAGTAAAGGACAAGATTGGTTATCCTAACAAGAAGACGCCGAGTGTTGGTAAGGATGGTGTATATAAAGAATGTACCGATACAAATATTCGAGGTGGATAAAAATTGAAAGGAATTGTGAATAACTTGATATATGTAATATATATATATCAAATATGGATAGTTATTTCAAGAAATTAGAACAACTAAGCGGTGAATATCGTGAATTGTACGTTATATGCAAGAAATTAGATACATACTCAACTACTTATTTGACTAGTACTTCGTATCATTATGGAATAACTTATACTGTTCGTAATTTGAAACGACACTTGGAGGGTCAGTTGGAGACAATTTCGTTACAAATACGAAAAAATATAGTAACCGAGAATGTACATTATGAAATGCTTATACATGTAAACAAAGACATCAAATGTGGATTGAAACGATACCAATTCCGCAGTAAATATAAAAAACAAAAGAAATCAGACAAAATATTCCAGAATAAATATGTCCCAACCGACATTAAAAGATATATATGCAGTTTTCTCGGCAGTCGTGACGCGTTTTCATTAAAATTAGCACATGCGATACCCAATCCATATAAATACAAACACATCCTAGACAAGATGACGTTGTCGCAACTGAGAAAATTACCATATGTGTTTACATATAGATGGGAGACGTTTAATTCGATAAAAACGTGTATGGATCGTGTTCGTAAATCATCAAAGAAGAAGGATTTGATAGACGAAATTGTAAATAATATAAACAAACTGGCGAGTCGTTTCAAAGGATACACAATTTCACAAGAAACAATTCAATCCATAGAGGCGGAGAAAAGATATAGGTATTCTTATGAAAGTATAGAAGAAAAACTGTGCGGTAGTTCATATTCAGATCTAGCCAGATGTAGTTTATTATATGACTCGTATTATATCCCAACTGAATACGCTTCCGAATATTTGCAGATTTTGAAAATTCTTGATACACATGCGTATGAAATGAATCAAAACTTAAAGAAGAAAAAAGCGAAACTAGAAAAAGATAAAAAGGATAAAAAACAGGTTAGTAAAATAAAAAATACAGTTACTTAATCGTCGAATACATTGTAATCGACATTGTGTTTCATACACCAGTTTACACACTTGCGCAAATTGTTTTTAATGAGATTATTTATTTTATCTTGTTTGTGTTTGTTCTCGATCAACGATACAGTATAATGTATATTTTCGATTTGCTGTTGACCGAATATCGCATTTAATTCTTCTAGTTTGTTTAAAAAATAGGAATTGATGGGTATGGTAAGAAAGCGATGTATGTGCAAATCTTCCTTGTTGTTTGTCATTTTTTCGAATGCCCTGTGTAAAAAAGGGTAAAATACTTGATTGTTCTGAAATATAAAACCTTTGCACACTACATATTTTTCGGAATTTGCGTATCTGCTTGTATGGGGTTTCACTATACTTACTTTTTCATAAAAGGAAGATAATATGTAGAGTAAATCAACTGTATGGTGCATAAACGAATCAAATATTTTCAGGATAAAACAACCACCTTTTTTTTGCATAACAAGTGCGAACGCCATTTGCGCAAATAACAGATTCGATATATGACTTTCTTGGTTGTTGAAGTCACTTGAAAAATCGAATCCACCATCGCCCGTAATTAAATCCATACATGACGAATATTTCTCTGCACAATAAGTGAAATTATCTAACGACAATATGTTTCCAGTACCGTCTTTCCCATTCTCAATAAAGACATTTTTGTATTGATTCAAAAAGTGTTTCGTTTTTTTCCATGCGGGTATATTTGGATCATGTTTATCATCCAAAATAGTCATACCAATATATGAATCGTATGGACACTTTCGTTGTTTACACAATGCCTCAATAAACCCGCCCGGACCTTCGGCCAAGTGAAAACTACGAATAGGTTTGGAGTTTACTTCCAGTTTGAATATTTTCATTATTTCAATCATTTTGAAATATGAACGTGATAGTGGATTGCACGAGGCAACATATTTATTTTTATGAGGAATATTAGTATGTATGTATTCATAGGGGTTTGTGTATTTTTTAAATATATCCCAATCTTTTTCGATCAACCCAATATGTTTTTTGATTTCATACAAATAATCACTTTGTGATTGTGAAATGATAGATACAGGTTGGTCATGTCTTTCAATATAATCTATATATTTATATGTAAAAAAATTATTTCTGGGTACTTGATAATAAGTCATCAATCGTAAATAATAATTCTCGCTGATAATACAGAGTTATTATTTTTATATCATTTCATTATGGCTTAATTTTTTTCTATTACTACCTTCTTCTTGTTTTTGCGTATTTTTTTAGGTTGAACTGTGGTCTCTTCTTTTTTAGACTCTTCTTTTTTGGTCTCTTCTTTTTTAGACTCTTCTTTTTCTAATTCTTGAATCTGGTTATTAATTGTATCAGTATCAGCAGATGCCTTATTTGTCATATTTACACTTCTTACTTTTTTGAATACAAAATATCTGTTCATAAATGAAATGCGCTTTTCTTCTGGAGTCATATACAATGCTTGTCCAACGTCGTGTTTCATATTCGGGTTTTGTGCTACGTTATCTTCCATTTGTTTGAATAAATCTGAAAACATACCTGTTCCGCTAGGTAAATTCATATGACTAGCTTCTTCCGAACTTATAACTACAAAACCATGATTTTCCATTTCTCGAATGAAGTAGTCGAAATTCACCAAATATTCTACAAACGATTTGTTGATACTTTCTTGGTATATTGAAATATTATAACCTAAACTGAGTTCATCATCTGGAAATCCAGTTTTGTCGTACATTTTCGTAATTTCATAAATTTTTCTGTCGTCTTTCATGATGGGTATACGATCGCCTTCTTCTTTGTTTTTCAACATATTAAATACAGTTCTTCCGTCATAACACGTGCCGATAAAGTGACCATCTATTTTGGTGCATTCACTCAAGTTACGTATAAATTCATATAGAGTATCCTTGTTTTCAAAGAAATAATGCATAGCAAATTGACAAGAACTGATATTGAAACCTTGCTCACCAATACCGTATTGGTTATATACACCTTTTCCGAGCAATTGTTGATCCTTGGGACCATTACCAAATACAGCTTTGGATATGAGTTTGTCTTTATCGGTTTCAAATGCAGATCCATTGCGAATATTTGCACCACTGTTTCCTCGGAGAAACAACGCCTTCATTTTACTATTTCTATATTTCTTCACCAAGTTCAAATAGCGAGCACATGCACCATCAATGCGATTGTAAATATTATCTCTGGAAATATCAATTCCAAAGACAAACTTCAATTTCGATTTTGACCACTTAGATAAGTCCCCTGCTTTTCCTACGGCATAATCAATGAGGGTATCCCCGCGGTTTGCAAGTCCTGTGATGAGAGATCTCTTTACAACCAAATTATGGAAGTCACGTAGACCTTGCGTACTGGTTTGTTCGTTCGAACGACTATAGTATACATCGTTTTCTTCCACAAATTGTGGAATTTCTTCGCCAGTGCCGATCATTTCTTCGGTAATCGGATGATGGATTGATCGCCAATTGCTATTCGCAACATGGTAAGCATTGCCGTAGTTTTTCAGACCAGCCTTCAGTTCTGCCGTTTTATCGTATCTCACTCGTAAAGGGACCCATTTCCAACCATCCTTGTTTTCTTGAACGTATTTAAACTCCACGATGGTATCTTCTTCGAAATATTCACCTTCTTCTGATAACATCACCATATTATCGCCTTGTTTCTTCAAGACAATGTTACATACATGAGCATTCTCGTCGTAAGGATGAGTAGGAATAAAAGGAACGGGTTTGTAGTTATCGTTACTGTCTACGTCATTTGAAAACTGAATATCATCGTTCAGGATGTCTTGGCAAGGATTCAAGAACCCGTGTTTTCGTTCATCGTAACCACATCTCAACGTAAGAGTCTTATATTGTACAATATTTGCATTTGTGCCGACATCTAGACCATCTTGATATATGTTAGACACCTTGTCCTTACCTGTTTCGGTTTTCTCTACAGAGACGAGAAAGTCGATGGTATTGAATTGAGGAGGTTTCCATTTGAATGAAGAATTCCAGGTGGTTTTGTATAAACTTCCGGGTTCGTCTTCTTCCTTGTCTGCACCTACAGGATAATATGCAGGCGTAAAGATTAATCCGTCCGTCTCATATTCATAATTCTCATCTTTTGCTTTCGATAAAATAGTGGAACACGCCTCAAATATACTTCTTTCATCGGTACTATGTTCAAACTCTTTTACTTGAATGCGGATGCCCGAATTGATTTTTTTGTTCTTTGGTTTTACTTCTTTATCTTGTGCAGTGTCTAATATAGAAACTTCTTCCAGTTCTTGTACATATGTATTCAGTAAATTTAGACGAGATTTACTCGAATTTTCTTCTTCCATGCGAGCAATAAAAGGATAATGGCGAACCGATTTACCATGAATGTAATAAATATCGAATGCTGCATATGCATGGATCAACTTTTGGTTTTTATCATATTTTATGAATTCTCCGTCCAACAGACTGTTGAATAACGCAGTTTTGTTGGTTTTCGACCCAGTGAACATAACACGCATATTTGTATCAATCATATAAATTTTTCCGTTTTTATGAATATACAACAATCGTCTCTCACCATCTGCTTTATCAGTCACTGTATAATCTTTCAAAATAGTTTTATGATCATTATCTACATCAGATTCTATGATATTGGATAACTGTAACGTATATGAACTGGGACCAACGAAGTGTTTTGGCAACGCACGTCTGTATTCATAGTCTTCGCCATGTATTATACTCATGTAATGCTTGAGAACCTCATCGTGTTCACTATATGCGACAGGATATTTGGTGTCTTGAATACCAGATAATACAATACGAATCACCTTACGTAACTCAGATAACAACTTGTCCGCATTATCGAAACTAGTTCCGGAACCAACGCGTGAATTGTCTACTTCTAACTCAATTTCGTAATGCTCCACGTTTGAAAATACACCGGCATCTTGAATATTATATTGTGGAATCGGTACACGGTTGTTCATTTTGGACGTTTTCACAATAGTCAAGTCGGCAAAGATTGGATATGTATCGTGGTAGAAACGAACGCGATTCAATGAACGGAACATTTTCTTCGAATCAACCCATTTCGACATAATATTTCGAGCAATATTGCTATGAATATTGAAATCCTGTTCTTCTTGGAAAGAAACTCGGAAGTTGAAGTCTTCCATATCTAATTTTTGTATGAATTTGTCTTGCTTATCTTTCGGGGAAGATTTTCGGGTAAACTTTATTTTATTAAATACATTCGACGGCATATTTATCAACTTTTGAATATCATTCGTTTCACAATATTGTTGAACCAGATCAGTGCCTACGATTTCTGCACGAATATTCGACATCTTTGTTTGTCCCGTTCGTGGGTCGGTATATTCATTTTGGATACGCAACATCTGGTTTCCGTTATTATTCTCTGTTTTGAACCCACATGAGTATAACTGTTTAATTACATTATCGTAGTTATTTTTGGTGATAGGTTTTTTTATGCGAGGATTGGTTCCAAAACGAATTTCCAATTCACTGGATTTGTTGTTTGTGGATAATAAAGGGTTGCTTTCTAAATAGAGGGAAACGATTCTATGAAATTCATCCTTTTTTTCACGCGTATTATTACCAGCATTGTGTGTTATTGAATCCATAATATAGAATCTTATATAGTAAAATCATATATTATTTTGATGCAATCAATTTTGTATATATTACCAATGAATCGTTTCCAATATTGTAGTATACATATCGTTCTTTTTTAGTTTGCTGGATGGTAGGTTAAGTTTTTCCATTATAGTTGTTAAATCTGCAATCTTGTATGCCGACAAACTTTTCAGTGTCTTATTTAATCCTTCTAAACATACAAAATGTTGGTCGAGTTGTTCAATGTCGCTCGATGATACCGGTTCTAATCGTAACTTATATTGTTTGAACCCATCCACGTAAATAAAAAAAGACGGCAGTTCATTATCAAATATAAACGGCAAATAACTCTGTTTTTCATTATTTATAATATACACGTTACATTTGTAGAAACTAAGATATGCATACACGTTTACAAAGGAAGTAGACTGTTGATTGATAGAAAGATCCGCCAATAATTCGGTGACCGCGACCTTGGTAAATTTGTGGTTCACTTGTTTCAGTAAATGGGCGTTATCTTTTAAAAAGTCTAATATCTCTTGATTCAATTCCATTTTTTTCAAACCATAATTTCTATGAATCGCGTTATATTCTCCGTAAGAATACATTGCCACATACAGACACCAAAATAAACTATCTTTCTGTATAGGCGTGAAATAATCTGTGTCTCGGGTAGACGCAACCGGTTTTACAATAGGCGGATCTGGTTTCTTTGGTTCGATCTGCACCGGATTAATCTCCTTACTTACAATAGATTGGGGTGCATCTTTCGTAAATACATATGGATGTAGTGATTGTACAATGTCTTTTACATTATTGTTTTTATGAAAACAATAAAATACGGAGTTACCTATAGTTGTCATGATATTTGCTAAGAGTGTATAGCGCTATATGATACTATGGTGTTGTCTTTATCTTCTTTTTCGTTAAGTAATGATTTCTTGAACTCTTCTTTTTGGTACTCCATCGTCGCCAAATTAGTCGCTTTTTCTTGTGTATATTCAATATATTGTTTCATTTGTTCTAAAATCTCATTTGATAAAAACGACATATTTACAAATATACCACTCTTATTCTCGTTTAACTTACATAAATGTTTTGATAGCAATTTCAGTATTTCAATCTGATCCTGTTTGTTCATTATTTCGATGCTATGTTTTATATTATCTAACTCCTTCGATGTATACGTATTATCGCAAGACATGATTATACATATATGTGCAATAAAGTTTATATGGTTTTCATATCGTATATATAAAAAACTATCATCATCCAATATTTGTTTACTTATTTCTCGTTTACCAATTCTCCCATGCAAACAATGTAGGGGTCATTCAATTCAAAACGAATACCAATCACACGAACCATTACTTTTTGATTTTCTTCGATATTATTGAATCGTTTGTCGTTGTGAAAATGATCACGTGCGATGAATGCATGTATAGGTACATTTCCATCTTCATCTACTACCTGACCATGAATACCCGCCTTTGTGATTGTTTTTGATGTACATTCAATTAACATTCCTTCGACGGGATGACATATCATGCATTCATACATGGTATCAAATATGATCTTCTCGTTTTCGACCACTCCACTTGTGTAACTTGTTACACGAACTGAACCAGGTTTGATGAACCCTTCAGGACTACATTTACCTTGGATAGAATTCGAAATAGATTTTTCTAAATTAGATTTAATGTTTTTGCCTATTTGGTTCATATTCAGAGATATTTTTTTTGTAAGCATAGACTTCGTATATACATCTGTGCGTATCTTGCGTTCTTGTGGTTTCTTGCTTTCCATAACTAATATATTAGTAGAAACTTTTATGTATGTATCTTTATTTGTTGAAAAGTATCTAATTCAATTTTATAACTTATTTTTTAATTCCGATCAGGTTATTGATGATTGCTTCTTCTTTACTGAAAAACCATTTTTTGTTATCAACTGATTTGTTGTCCATATGTCTCAACAATATTTCAATCATTGCACATAGTCCAGACTTATATAAACCGTTATTCTTGTTTTTGATTTTTTGAGACGTATTCTTATCGTTATACATGTCCGTTTTTAATATTGAATTAATACGCTTTATAATATCCGCTTTTGATTTGGTTTCGCAAAAAATACCTACCGCATTTTTCTTCTCGGAAATGTCTTTCATTTTGAAGTCTACATTGTTGTTCTTGGACAAGAACATGAATCCAACTATCGGATTGTACATAGTCTTCGGTTTTATAAATTTTGCAATGATACTTGTTTTATAGTCTTCTAAATCCACCTCTTCTACTTGCGTCCATAGCATTTTATTTAACTTATCCTGCTCATAAATAACATAACTGGAAGTATCTCCAAATGTATTATATAACAATATTCCTGTATTTTGGTTATCTGACGATATAATCCTTTTTTCAAAATAATTCCTTACTAGTTCGGTTATGTCGTTTTCTTCTCTAGTTGCATCATCCAGTCTGTCGCCATAAAATTGTTGTATCAACACTAATTTATCTTTCAAATGCATGGTATCTAAATTATGATAGACCAAATGTTCTACAATTTCTTCTTTTGTAATATTATGATTTTTCATAAGTAAGTTCATCGCATTTCCTGCATGTTTATACCAATTATGACTACCTTGGGACAATAGAGTGTCTTTTGTTTCAATTCCACTATCTACATTTATGGTTATCTGGTTCATAATATCAGAGAACGTTTGAGCAACCTCCATTTCATTGTCTATGTCCATTTCAACTTTCTTTTGTCTTCGGGATGGAACTTCTATTTCAATCGCATCTCGCTTGTAGTCAACAGGGACAGTTCTTTCATAAATGCTTGCATTTTCATCATTCATTTCGATCGGTTGGAATGCATATACATCTCCTTTGTTAATCAAATATCCTTGGCGTCCATATTGGTCTATTAGATAATCGTGTTTGTTCTCTATAAATCGAGTCAGTGCGAAGTCAATCTCTTCTTTGGGGTACTCTTTGCGAATATTAATAGAACGAAACAAAGTATCTCGTGTAAAGAAATGTTCTTCTTTGAAAAGTTCTCTTATTCTTTTGATGATCTCGTTGTAATTCATTTTGATAAATCCTTCATTGTAGGTTGTATCATTCACAGATACACTATCAATATCAATTGGTCGAGAACATGTATATTCACAATTATCCATATAATCACAAACATGTGAATATGGTTTGTCTCCTACTTGAAAGTCTATGTCGTGACCACTGGAAGTTCGTACCGATATATTTTTGTTCTCGGTAATCGACAGCAGTTTATCAACTGTAAAGTTGGATTGACCAATATTCAATAAACAGTCTACAGATTGTTCCTTCAAAATACGAGTAATTTCACCAATCTTCTTTGCTTTCTTCTCGGCAAAACGATATACATACATATCTGCTGCTTCGTTATTTTGAACTGCATCAGTGCTATGATAGTAAATCTCTACATTTCTCTCTTCAAATGGTAGTTTACAGTGACTTAGATTTCGCACTGCTCTTCCTACAATTTGCTCAGTTCGATTCATATTGTACCAGGGTTCCATCAAATGTACTTGTCGGACATTTTTGAAATCCAATCCTTCTGCTGCAGCACGTGTAATCAAGATCACTTTGACTAATTCACCATTTTTGTTGTTTTCGTTCGTTACATATTTCAAATCTTCCAAATTGTTCGGTGAGAAATTTTTATCTCCAGTAATCATTACATACTTTGCTTGTTCAAAACGTTTTCCATCAACTTCCTCGAAATTCGCCTTTGTAACCATTTGCAAACTATCTATTGGTTCAATGCGTGTATCGCCAGTCGCCAATAAAGGTTTCGTATAGGGCGCACTGCCGTATCTTGTAAATCCCATTTCTTCTAATGCGAGAGCCATAGGAACAACGCCTCCATCAATGTAATGAGAATATACAATGACTATACCACTTGACTTGATAATTTTATTCGCAATGTTCGATATTTTATGACTATACTTAGGTAAATTCTCAGGATGAAAAATACGTCCATAGGTAGAAAGAATGTCGGGTTTGTACTCAAAATTATACCGTAACATATAGTCTTTTTGAATCGTTTTATGAGACATAATCTCGTTCAATCCATTTTTACCAATATAACTCTTCACCAATGTTTCCGGAACAATTGAACTATCATCGAGAACCAACTCGTCGAGTTCTTCATTTGGATACACAATATTCAACGATTCTAACAATTGTTGTAAGAATGTGTACCCGAATTTTTCCATATTATCAAACGTTGGGAAATTGTTCTCATCAACGGAAGACGATGTTTTCTGTTTTAGATGCTGCAAAATCGCCAAGTATCCCTTCTCTTGATAAGGATCCATCTTATTAATATAAATAGGTAGGTTCTCGATCGTCTCTTCGATTGCTTTTCCGTTCAACTGATTCGATGGATATGCGCGTTCTTTCAATGTGTTTTCTGGTTCAAATTGGTCCGGATACATCCTATAAGGGAATGTGTATGGGTTCTCTCCTCTTACAAATGAAACGTATCCAGTCAACTTTCTTTCTAGCAACTCTTTACCGCCTTCTTTGTTACCATCTCTTTCCACGAAATTACCTTGTGCATCAAAAATATCACTTTCTTTAATAGTACTACGTTTGTCTACCATATTCAACAAGTTCACGGTCCATACAATCTCTTTGTAACTATTGTACATAGGTGTACCCGATAATAGCAATAATCGAGTATCTTCTGCATGTTGTATAACATCCATCAATAACGTAGCCGTTTTCTTTTTGTCTTTGTTATCATCCGAAATGCGAATATTGTGAAACTCATCAATGATAAACAAGTGATTACTAAAATGCCGTTTAATTTTCCGAATCCGTTTTTGTTGCATCGCCTCAGTATCGTCTTGTCCAGAAGTAGTTGTATCAATCTTTCGCTGAATATAATTGCTGAGTTCTCCGTAACCGATAAATCGATAATGTTCATTAATCAGTGCATTCATTTGTGAAACGATTTTGTCTTTAGGTAGATTCTTCATCGAAGTTGGGTTGATTTCTTTTATTAGTTCGTTACCAATGCACGTATGCAAATTCCACTGGTCTCCATTTTTTTCTAACCGTCTCTCATCAAACAGTTGCATGCGGAAATTGTTTTGAACATTTGGAGAGGCGACAATAAAAATTTTTTGCTCTAGTCCAATTTGTTTCATATAGTGTCGCATTTCTTCCGCCACGCCAATTGCGCTGCATGTTTTGCCTGTTCCTAATCCATGGTATAACAATAACGAATTATAGGGTGTCTGAAATGATAAAAAATTCTTCACAAACATTTGATGAGGCATAAGGGCAAAATCCTGACTACACATCTTTTCTGCTTGTTCCTTTATATTTTTGATTTTCCCATCGTAACGGATCGAATTAAATTCTTTTCTGGATGCGATTTTTGCATTGAAATCGGGATCATTCAAAGTTGGATACAAAAACTGATAGTCGTCGTCGATCATGGAATTTTCGTACAGAATCTTTTCGTTTTCTTTGTTTATTTTATTGTACTCAACTGAATTTACAGTTCCAGGAAGCAATTCTAATGTAGACAATAATTGTTTGTCCTTATCAGTCATTTCAACGGTATCGATTTCTGAAATATCAACATCGTCATCTTCAAAGATTTCTTCGTCTTGTTCTTCGTCTTCTTTATCGTCTTCTTGTTCTTCTTCTTCTTCTTTATCGTCTTCTTGTTCTTCTTCTTCTTCTTCTTTATCGTCTTCTTGTTCTTGTTCTTCTTCTTCTTCTTCTTTATCGTCTTCTTGTTCTTCTTCTTCTTCTTTATCGTCTTCTTGTTCTTCTTCTTTTTCGTCTTCTTCTTTATTGGTTCGCAATAATCCTCTCTTCTGTTCCAAACATACAATCCAATTAATAAACTGTGGTTTCAATCGCGCTCCCATTACACTTTCAGTTTTCGGATCTTCAATTCCTAACATTGTAATCAGTTTCGAACGCAAATCTGTAATCAACATTTTTTTCAACTCTTCTGCTCGCACTTTTTCTTCAGGTGTCTCTATTTTATATTCATAGTTGCAACCTTCAATTAGTTGTCGGGGTTTTTTACCAATGGGTTCACACTCGCCTGTATTTTTATTGCGACGCTGCCCTTTTGGACAACGAGTTGGTTTATCGTCTTTTTTTCCCACATCAACCTTATTTTCTAGAGACGCCGAGAGACTATTTACAACGACTTTCGCCAATAAATTTTGTTCAGCAACATGCATAGGTTCAATTCCAACAATCTTATCAATAGGTGATTTTTTTTTAGTTGCACGTTTCGAACCGCCCGATTTTACTCTTTTTGTATTTCTAGTCATGATAATAGTAAAATATATGTATATAGAATGAACATATATTTCTGTTGTTTTTTAATAAAATAATACAGGTGCATGATAAGTTAACATATTATCTAAATTTGTTAACATGTGCTGTTTCTCTAAATTGTAGGGTCGAATGCATTTGATACATTGGTCTAGTGTCTTCCATTCTATTTTACTTACCTCCATTTTATCATATTTATAATTCATCAACGTAGTATCGTAGTTCATATATGTAATGTAATACTTGTGTTTATACGATTTGTAATTTGACCCCGTAAAATTTTCTTCAAATGGAAAAATATTTTGAATACTATGCAAATATTCGGTCGGTACTCCAGTTTCTTCCCGGAACTCACGTAACGCACATTCAAAATCTTTTTCTTGAAAATTGCGTCGACCTTTTGGAAATCCCCACTCGGGTTCTTTCCACTGGGTATATTGTTTACTCTCTTCAATGAGTATACTTAAATTATAAAAGTCTTGTTTGTTATAAATACCATCTTTAATAACCTGAAATTTATTCCTCGAAACCATTTCTTCTTGCTTGTATTGGTTTGATAGTCTACTGCTTCCCCATACAGACAACCACAACTGCTCAAATGTGAATGTATTCAACTTGTCCTTCTCATCTTCAGTCATTTGCTTGAGCATATTCATAATGTAGTCTTTGTTATTGACCGAATACTTTCCTCTCATGAAATCAATAAAACCAAGTGTGTCCTTTCTACGTATCATTAAATACTCTTTTTTATTATTGTGAATTCGATAGGCAATTATACCTACACTCGTAATAGGCATTTTGCATTGACTATATGAATGTCCTTCTTTTCCGCAATTGTTACAATAGTTATCTGTACTCATGAAATTATAATAAATGGGTTGTCCTAGTATTATAAAAAGGTTATCTTTATATATATTGTTAGTTATGAATTTCGATGCGGACACATGGGGACCTCATTATTGGTTTTTTCTACATACAATTGCCGAATTCTATCCATTGACGCCAAACGAAGTGACGAAAAAGAAATATTACGAATTGTTAACCAATATGCCGTTATTCATACCTGACGAGCAAATGGGGAACAAATTTAGTGAAATACTTGATAAATATCCCGTATCACCTTATTTAGCTAATCGTGACTCATTGGTTCGATGGATGCATTTTATTCACAATAAATACAATATTTCTCTCGGAAAAGACGAAATATCCCTAGCTAGATCATTGGAATTATATAGAGAACATTACAAACCCAAACAAGTATCATTTTTAGATAGCATCAAGTTTAAATCAAGATACATCCATTTTACATTTATCTTATTTCTCATTGTTCTGATTTATATGTATTACAGTGAATAATCACGTATATACATCGAATTAAATCTAATGATATGTTAAATGAGATTTGAACTTGTTATATTATTAGTCGCTGGTTTTATAATAGCAAACATTTATACAGATGGAAAATACGTAAAAGTTATGATGACCTGGAAAAAATATTATCAAATGGCTGGTGTGGGAATAGGCGCGCTATTCTTTTATTACATCGTAAAACATAATCCATTGAGAGCACGCGAGATGTTAGCTACATCAAATGAATATATAAAATACTTACCGGTAGACAAAAGCACGACCAACATGATTTCACCTATACTCGATTTCACAACAAGACACTCTTCTTTTCAAGACAATTCAACCAAACCTATTATTGCTATGAACAATTCACAACAATATCAAGGCGAACAGCGAATTATCAATTCGGGGAAAACCGGTACCAAACGTTCCGTAAGTGAAACAAAAAAGAAATTCGTAGCATCTAGACAGAACTGGACGTGCGAAGACTGCAAAACGCAACTAAGTGCTTGGTTTGAAGTCGATCACATTGTTAGATTGGATCATGGCGGAAGCAATCATGTGGATAATTTAGTTGCTTTGTGCAGAGAATGCCATGGAAAGAAAACCGCCATGGAAAACCTATAACTTTATGCACACCAAGCAAATTTCGAATAATATATCCATTTATAATATATTAGCATTATAAATGAATGAAACAATCGAACCAGACTATATAGAGAAAGGATTTCAAACATTTAATAAATTAAACAAAAATATTAAGTCTTCTGCCGAACAAGCGAGTAAATTTGCATCTGAACAAATGAAAAATACAACAAGTCAACCTATTGTTCAAAATGCAATTGCGTCTCATGGATCAATGATATTAATCATGGCGGTGTTTATCGTATTTATGTTATTCACCTCCAATTATTCGATGTCGATGACGTACGAAACTAGTTGGTTAGCTATTCCGATATTATTATTGGTTGCTTATGGATTATCTTCTTTTGTGAAACCACTCGATACAACAAACAATTGGATTTCGTCGTTATTAAACAAGATAGTATTAGTAGTATTTAGTGGTATACTGGTGTACTATTATGTGCAGTTCTCACAACAGACAAACACATCCTTAAGTTATGTATATTCTGCATTGTCGCTACTGTTATTATTTGTTTCATTAGCAATTGTATTTTACTTTGCAGGCGAATATATCAAACGTATGGAAGGATTCCCCGGATTGATCATGCAAATGTTATTTTACATACCGTGTCTACTATTGCAGTTTGTGAATTACATTAAGAAAGAGATAAATGGTACTACCAGTTCCGTATTTTATCTATTTATGATTGAACTTGTGTTGATTTTATTGTATATTTATTTACCCAAACTTGTGAAATCGTTATTCATGAAAAAAGGAATCAAGTTATTACCTGGTAATGAATTCCTAGACAAACCACACGTAATTTCTGGAAGCGAAGAACTGAAAATGGAACCGATCGACCAATTTGACCAAACACCGAATTATCGTCGCAACTACGGCGTTTCATTTTGGTTATACTTGAACGACCAGGGTTCAAATTATAGAGCATACTCAAAGGAAACCAACATATTCAATTATGCGAACGGGGCACCACATGTAGTATATGAAAATAACATCGACGAGGATCAAGGACGAAATAATTTGATTATCTATTACACCAACGGCGATAATAAAAAAGAAGATAAGATCAAGTTGCGAATTACAAAGCAGAAATGGAATCACTTCGCATTTAACTATTCATCCAATTTCTTAGATGTATTTATGAACGGCAAATTAGTCAAATCAGTTCCAATACACAATGCTGAACCAAATTATACTCCCTATGATAATGTGACGATAGGCGATCATAATGGTTTGGATGGTGCGATTTGCAATATTACCTATTATACCGCCCCTCTCTCCAAGAGAAACATATTGAATGAGTATAACCTACTTGCACATAAGAATCCACCCATTGAAACAGAGTTTATGCCCAAAAATATGATCAATTGGGATATGCTCAAGCGACTGTTCTTTTTACGAACTGACTAATTATATATTTTTTTATAGACATAAATTATATAATTATGAATACAACAGTGATTGTTTTAGGAGTTGTTATTATTTTATTGATATATGTTTTATACTATTTCCTATCAAATCGCTCCTCTAGTCTCACTGCGAGTGCGAACTTGAAACAACCCCAACCTCCTCTTACTACGATTGAAAAGGCGAATAATTCTCGCTATGGGTATACTCTGTGGTTGTATGTGAACACATGGGATAACAATGTTGAAAAAACCATCTTTAGCAGAGATAACAACATGAAACTGTATTTGGACAAAACTGGACCTTTGTTGAAAATGGATATGGCGATGTCCGATGATACAACAGAGACCATGTTGATTACTGATAACTTTCCTCTTCAGAAATGGGTATGCATTGGTTTGAGTGTTGATAATCAATTCGTAGATGCGTATATTGATGGTAAATTAATGCGTTCTCAGCGTTTTTTCAAAACTGGAACCAATACTATGCCCAAGGTGCCTCCTACTTCCGATACCCCCATTCTTGTCGGTAATATGGAGGGAAAATTTGACGCATATTTGGCGAATTTCAAACGCTGGATTGCCCCCCTAGACCCCAAGACCGTATGGGAAAATTATTTAGATGGAAATGGGTCTAACAGACTATTGAATGTTCTCAGTTCTTATGGTGTTGATATATCTATCCTGAAGAACGAACAAGAGCAGTCCAGGTTCTCTATTATTTAAAACAAAAAAAGAGTGTAATATAATTTGTATGGTTATAATTTTTATCCTTATATTATAACAATACATATGAACGCTCAACTAGGAAATACCGCAAACGTAGGTAATCAAATTACAAACAATTTATCTAATGCAATGGACAAATTGCCTAGTCAAGAAAGTATGCAACAAGGCATCGCCAATCTGGGAAATACTTTACAGAATACAACATCACAATTGAGTAATACATTCAGCGAGTTTTCGAAGCAATCCGCAACTGTTCCCGAGGCAACTACTGGATTCCTCCAATCCAACACCATTATCGCAAAATTCGCATTCATTATTTTAGTGCTAATTGGAATGCTTGTTCTTCTCAATTTAGGCGTAATTCTAATAAGTATACTATTTGGTCCATCCGATAGTCCTTACTTGATCAATGGTATGATTGATGGAAACAATTCCATGGTGGTTCGTCAAGACCCCAAACAAGGTGCAGCAACGACTATCCTTCGCTCCAACAATGAAGACAGTGGCGCTGAATTTACTTGGTCATCATGGTTATATATCAATGATTTAGGAAACCAAGATGAAAAATACCAACACGTGTTTAGTAAAGGGGACGGACAATTCGATTCTGTAACCAACTTGTCTTCCATGAATAATTCGCCAGGTGTATACTTGGAACCCAAAACGAACAATTTACATGTGATGATGGATACGGTCAAATACGGAGATACGAATACATCTGTAGTAGTGGAAAATATGCCTATTAAAAAATGGATACATTTAGCAATCCGATTGCAAAACAAAATCATAGATATTTATGTGAATGGAACCTTATCCAAACGCATTGTATTAAGCAATGTCCCTAAGCAAAACTACAGTGATGTATACATTGCTCAAAATGGCGGGTTCAACGGTAAATTATCTAGTCTACGTTATTACAATTCCGCATTGAATGTATTCGAAATTAACAGCATTGTTCGCAAAGGACCCAACCTAACAGTGAAAGATGGAAACCTGAATACAAATTATTTTTCTTATTTATCAAACTATTGGTATTATTCCAAGACCCATTAATTGTACAATGCAATCATATTATATAGTCGTAGTTTATTATATAATATATGTCGGTTGACGTGAGCGGAGTATGCTTACAGCGAAGAAAACAAATGTTATTTACCATACCACCCATTCGACTTGAAACATCATCACCTTACAATCAATATACAGAAGCACAATTGAATATGAGACGAAAGGCTGAAATATTACAATATACAGGAAACAGTCAAGCATCAAAAGGCAATAACTTAACAAAGAAACAAAAAATGGCGCAAATACTATCGGGTAATTATCAGAATTCGAATTATCCTGGAACAATTGTGCAAAAAGTAACCGAAGTGCGTAATGAGATATACGACCTCAGCGAGAATGTCTACTCCTATGAAACACAATATTCTAATATAGATACGAATTGCAATAACAATGAAATTATTTATACCCCCAGTTCTTCTTCGGGTGTCCCTGGTCCATCGATACTTTTGTACAAAGACGATACGATTCCATTATACAATTACAAGAAGAACGTGGAAGCATTGGCTATAGTGAATGATGAAGACACGGACGAATGGAGATATAATATTAAAGACAATGTATTTGCAGTACATAATATTAGTAGTAAAATATTCACATTAGGCATTCAATATGGTATTACGAATCCTCAATATACATACAGTTTCAAGGTACCCTATGGTATATTCGTACGTGGTTTCTCCACTGGAAGTAGTATAGAAAAAACCTACGATTTGTCGCTCAATCTTTTTAATACATCTCCAATAGGCGTGTCGGTATTGTATAATAATGGAAGTGTAATTGATCCAGTTACTGGAACTACATTAACGCCTACAGTAACTTACACCGATTCTTCATTCAATGTTCGATTACATGATACGTCATTTAATGCCGTCAATACACCGTTTCAAGCAATTGCACATGGAGGAACCGTGGAAGTATCTGGGATTAATTTGTTTACAGAGCGAGGATTTATCTATGATATATTTGGACTGCCGAAAATATCCATAAGCACTCCTTTCGGATATGAAGATGATTTCAACAATGTGGAATATGGAATCGTGTTCAATTTGTCTTCCAATAATTTATTAGTCGAAACCAATTGTAGTGTATCGAACCAAGTAAGTGAATTGTACGTACCATTTGAATTGAACGGTGCATATTTGATGTAAACAGTCTATCGTGCTATTTTTTAATTTATCCCCATTCATTGTCTTACGTATTACGATTCGTATCCTTGTATGCGATCCGGGTTTTTTTTCATAAAATCAATATCAAATTCTAGTTCTTGCAAACGGCATATCATAAAATTCGCAGTAAACTTATAGAACTCCAATACGTTCACGCAGTGGTCAACATAAGTAGTATGGAACTTTTCTCGATCTACACAATCGCGGAAAGGGAGCAACAATTGTCGGATACTCTTAAGAGCATACACTGGTTGGAAATAATGTCTATCGTCTCGATCGTCATCAGTATATGTGTCGTACAGATCAAATAAGTACGGTAGATATTCAGTCACGCGATCAAATTTTTCTAACATATCGTCTTTGTAGTCTTCGTATAAATACAAATGTGTTTCTTTCACGTAATGTATGAGCCATTTTATTTCGTGAGCCATTTTCTCCGTAACTTGTAGCGAATTATTATTTACATAAATGTGACTATATTGCGCATATTTCTTATATGTGCCCGTGCTATATATTTGCATGTCTATCATTTGACCCATCATTTGCTCAATTTCATTCATCATTTCGCCTTGAAAGGCACTGTAATCTATATTTTCGAGTACGTCCATTATGCATGAATAGCACATTTGTATTTATATGGGTTCTGAATCTTCATATAAAATTGATTACATAACGACACTACTATACTCTATCATTACAAGAATACTCTTTATTATTTGATACATCATCATGACTTACACGATTACTGTCGATAACTTCTACATTGAACATGTCGAAGAGACTGATTACCCAACCACCACATTTCATTTTACAGGGGAGGTGGTTATTGCTACTGATACATCGGATATTGTTTATTACGGAGTATCTGACTTCGGTAGCGGTACTAAATCGATTGTTATCCCCAAGAAAGGAAAACTATATAAAAATCAAACCCTCGTGTATGAAGGTCGCTTCACTGATAAAGGTGGTTACACTGGTAAATGCGCATTGTATTATGATAACGGAAATAAACAATACGAGGGGCACATGTTGAACAATCGCTATAGTGGTTTTGGTAGAACATACGACACGGATGGTAAGTTGGTATACGAAGGCGATTGGGTCAATGGTCTTCAATACGGAGAAGGGTCGCTGTATGAAGACGATCTCATGATTTACACCGGATATTGGTTTGAGGGTGCAAAAAATGGGAAGGGTACAGATTATTCGTCTATTTACCGTATTTACGATGGTGAATGGAAAGACAATATGTGGCACGGTTGCGGAAAGCATTATTGTGAAGATGGAACAATTATCGAAACTACTTGGAACTGTGGACAAAAACACGGCATTGGTTCAATCGAACTACCAAATGGTCATTTTCGTATTAACTGTGAATGGAAATATGACGTATTGATGTATCAAGGACAAGAAGTTGTTCCAGCACATAAAATCAGAACTACAAGAAATCGTGATACGGTCATCGTATAAACATAAAAAACATAAAAACATAAGACAGACACATGTCTCATGTTTTTTCCGTATTGTATACTTACTCTAATTTAGTGGACTCACTCTTAAGGGGATGTTTGTTTTGGGTCATAGTTGGGTTCAAACATGTTTCAAAACTGGGGTACAGTTGACTAGATAGGCACTTATCGTGTTCTCCAACTTGCACGCATCCACGTTTTCCTTCGAACTCACCAACCAAACACCATTGAGATTTGCGAGAAGTAATTGCGTTTTGAATGGGGTTTGTGGTGTTGTCCATCTCGGGGTCGCGAACCTGAATAGAAGAACGGTTCACGGTTTCACCTAAATTAATGCGATCGGGTAGATTTCCGGCACTCGCATCCTTAAGTAGATCACCAACAGTATCGATTGTTCCTCCAGCGATTTCAACACCAGCGGTACCAGTTACGGTGAAGAGGGCACTAATCTGGTTCAGAATAGAACCGGCAGTGTATGCAATCAACGATGCGATTTGCATAATGAAAGGTCCAAACAAATCGACGACTGATTGTAACAAGTCACCGAAAATATTAAGAATATTTACTCCTAAAAGTGAAAATACAATCAACACAATTAGAATGATGGTTAACAGTTTGTTGTTTAATGCTCCATCAAGTAGGTTCAATTTAGGGGCGGCGTTAGTAACGGAATCCATTTATATATTATACCAACTTTTTTATTTTTTACGTTTGCTTTACGGTTTATTTTTATTTTTGTATATTAAATGACTTTAATGAAGATGATGGACACCATATTTTATTTAGGGTTAGTTGTAACTTTTTTGCTTATTTTATTGGTTGTATACCATTTCAAAAATAGAGTGAGTACCATGGAACAACGTTGCGATACTATGTTTGAAATTATGAACAACATAGTCCAAGAGTTAAATTTATTGCGACGAAACCAAAAAATGTCGTTTGATGGAGGTGAACATACGAGTATGCCTCCTACTCATGCTATTGAACATGAACATAACATACAAATGCATCATGCGAATGAAGAAGACGATGAAGAAGATGAATACGAAAGTGACGAAGATGATTCCACTTATTCTTCCGATGATGATTTAGAAGAAGATGACGAAGACGACGAAGAAGAAGACAAGGTGGTAGAACTAGACAATGATAAGATGGATGACGATGTTTTGAAACAAGTACAAATGGTGGATGAAACAGTCAACTCTGAACCTACTCAAATTTCGTTATTAGAGATTGACGACAACAATTCCATCAAGGTAGAGAAAGTAGAAACTACTTTAGAGAACACAGACCAACTCGATGACTTCCCTTCTACGATGGACGCATACAAAGCGATGACGAATTCCGCATTAAAGGCATTAGTGATTGAAAAAGGACTAAGTACCAATCCAAGTAAATTAAAGAAAAGTGAATTGCTAGATTTACTGAATGAATTAGAATAGAGATATTTTGATACAAGAATATATCATCTTTTAATATAATCATGTTTTCGTTTTTCAAGGCAAATAAGCAAGAATCCAAAAAAGAAGACAAACAACTGTCGTATGACGGATATTCGACCAATAATCAATACAGCGATTTCCCACCAATGATGAAAGATGGTCGCTCCATTGTGTCGTCATGGCAACCTGAATCACACATGAACAAGGAATTGAAGAAGCAAAATAACATCAAATCCAACTGGGAATATCGTCAATATTTGACCAAGAATGCAAAGGATGTAATGCATAACGAGTTTGTTCAATCTGCAAATGATACCGGATTCAACGTCCAGAATAATCAGACACCTAACATTCAGTCAAATGAAGTGCAAGGATATTCCAACTATCCTTACTCATTTAAGAGTGTTCTGGACGAAACGAAACCAACTGGTTATGTTCAAAGTGATTTGAAAACCACCTACTTGTCCAGAGAGCAATTAGAAAGTCGCCAGATTTCTCCTGCAATTACACAAGACGAATTATTGCGCAGATAAATTTATCATTTCTATAAAAATATATACAAAAGATATATTTTTATTCATACATTCGTAATGAAAACAATTAGTTTTGATATTGGTATCAAAAACATGGCGTACTGCATTTTTGATTGTTCGACAAATATAGACGTCCTTGACTGGAAGGTAATGAATTTAAATGAAGAAAATACAATCATCAAAAAGACGTGTACCGCAGTCGTGAATAGTCGAAAAGTACAAAACAAGGTGTGTGGAAAAAATGCGAAATACTCGTATACTGATCAATGTTATTGCGAGACTCATGCAAAATCAAGTAATTATTTACTACCCGTGAAGGAAAATCAATACATGCATATCAAAAAGCAAAAAATAAACGATATTCTCGCGTGGGGAAATCAACACTTCTTGTTTTTAGATAAAGAAATCAAACGAAGCAAAACGACCATGCTAGAAGAAGTTCAACGATATCTTGAAAAGCATTGTTTAGAAAAAATCACCTATAAGAAAACAAAAAATGCTTCACAAGTGGACTTAGTCGTAATTGGGAAAACAATGAAAATAATGTTAGATAAAATACCGGTTTTGCCTGAAATCACGCATGTGATTATAGAGAACCAGATCTCACCGATTGCGAATAGAATGAAAACCATACAAGGGATGTTAGCACAATATTTTATTATGAGAAACGACGACTGTATAATTGACTTCATTTCATCCGCGAATAAACTGAAACAATTCGCAGATACCCAAGGCGATGCCCCAAAAAAGAAAAAAGAAAAAAATGAACAAGGTGTTTCCATACAAAATCCAAATTACAAAGAGCATAAAAAAGACGGTATTTATTATTGCTCTCAGATTATTGACCGTAATTTTAGTAATTGGAGTGATGTTCTATCAACCGACAAAAAAGATGATTTGGCAGATGCTTTTTTGCAAGGATTATGGTATTTCAAACATAGAAATATAATAACTTATGCGGACGATTTAAAAATAAATAGTGTTTCAATAACATAAGACATGGAAGAAGTTATTGATATTGGACCTTCTACCTCTGAACCAATTAGTTTGGATTTTAAGAAACACGATGATACGCCATCTGTAAATTTTGGTAGCGGTATTGAATTACTCATGAACGATAAAAAGAAATCGACGAATGTTTCGAATTTAGATTTAGGAGAATTAGATGATTTAGAAGATGAACTAAACCAACTATCGGGAAACAAGTCTGCACCCGAAGAGAGTAGCAATATGTTTTCGAGTTATTTTGGATCAAACTCTACTCCTAATATCGTAAAGGAAGACCCCCATACCACCAATGATGTGCAATTTGATGATTTAAATGAAGCCAATTTGGGTGAGGCGACATCTGGTATGATGGGATCAACGAAAACATGGGATGGATTTGCAAAGGCAAATGAAGTTCCCGCAAACCAAGATTACAGACCTTCTACCAACCTAAGTGAGCGTGAAAAGAGAAGAAAGAAGCGTCTTATGCTAAAAAAATTAGATGAATGGAAAGATAAGGGTATGTTAAAAGATGCCGGCAATTTCACTATGGAGTCGCCTTTTGATGAGATTGAAGATGAATACGAAGGAGCCATGGAGGAGAAGAGAAAGAAGGATAGTATCAAGTTACAGGGATGGTGGTTCATGACGTTCGTGAATTCCCTTGAATATGGTAATGCGATTTTTAATCCATTCGATTTGAATCTGGATGGTTGGGGCGAACAAGTCAGCGAGGATCTAGATAGTTACGAAGAGATTTTCACAGAGTTGCACGACAAATATAAGGGCGGTAAGATGGCTCCCGAGATTTCTCTATTGTTGCGCGTGGGTTTCAGTGCGGCAGTATTGAATTTTTCAAACAAGGCTCTATCTACTGCTACCCCCGCATTCAATGATGTGATCAAACAGAGTCCCGAGTTAATGAAGATGTTCACCAATGCGACAGTCAATAGTATGTCGCAAGAATCCCCTGGATTTGCAATGGCGAATAATTTTATGCAAGACAACAGTCGTCCTAAGGGTCCTCCTCCTCCAGGACCAGTGGAGACACAGAATATTCCTCCTCCTCCCAGACCGGGTATGAACGGCAATGCTCCTACTAACCGACCTGATATTAATGCTAGCAGAGGGACAATGTTCAGAGAAGAAGGTGTAAAGTTGGCCCCCGCTGCCGAATTGAAAAACCAGTCTGCACCACCAAAAAGACCTGAAATGAAGGGACCTCAAAATTCAGACATTGATAATATTTTATCCGGATTAAAGACACGTACTGTGAATATTCACAATGAACCTAAGAAGGATGACGATTCCTTGTTGTCTATTTCTTCTTTGAAGGATATTCAGAACAACAACATGCCCAAGAAGACCAAGCGAAAGAATGGTTCCGAGAAAAACATCATCTCACTCGATCTATAAGTATAATTGAAAAAAAAATATAAAGTAATAACTCTACTAATAGTTATTACATTATGGAACCTGCCTTGATGGAGACCCCTGCTGAGAATAAGAGACCTGTTATTTTGCTTTGCGTTCCTGGAAACACCTTCACTGGACGATTTTTGAAATGTTGGACTGGAGCATTGATGGGACTTGCCGAGAAGTACGAGATTGTCTTCGCCAATGCATACTCGTCGCAGGTGAATTTCGCCCGTACGCTATGTCTGGGTGCCGATGTACTACGCGGACCTGACCAGAAACCTTTCGACGGAAAGTTGGAATATGATGTGATGTTCTTTTTGGACAGTGATATGGTCTTTAGTGGCGATATGATTAATAATCTTGTCCAACAATGCCTGCAGGAGAAAAATAAGATTATTTCAGGTACATATGCAATGGATGGTGGACAGGTTATGGCCTGCATCGAAGATTGGGATGAGGAGTTTTATGTAAAGAATGGTCATTTCAAATTTATGGAGGTAAAAGATGCCGAGGAAAGGGTTAAGGAAGAGAAAAATATGGTAAAGTGTGGATATGCTGGTATGGGATGCATGGCGATTCCATATGGTATGTTGGAAGACGAGCGTATGAAGTACCCTTGGTTCTTCAAGGATATTAACAAGTTTACAAACAAGGGACCAGATGGACAGTCGATCCATGAGGGTATGAGCGAAGACGTCTCATTCATTCGCAACTTGATTGATGCCGGGATTATTGATGGTGTATGGGTAGATCTGAAAATGCGATTCGGTCATGAGAAGATGACTATATTTTAAGTAGTCTGTCTTCTTATTTTGCGTTCTTATACATGCTCATCATTTTTTCCTTTTGTTTTGAATAATCAACAATAGGACAAGGATAACGTATATCCTTGTGCTGTGTCTCCTTGCATGCTGCATACCATGTATGTATCTCTTTTGCGTCTACGTCTCGTAACTCCGGTATCCATTTTTTAATATATTCGGCGTTATCGTCAAATTTCTTACTTTGTATCCAAGGGTTCATGTCTCGGAAATAGGGTTTCATGTCTACCCCTGTGCCGCTGATCCCTTGCCAGTTTCCGTTATTAGAGGCAATATCATAGTCTGTTAGTTTTTGCGCGAAGTATTTTTCTCCGATACGCCAATCCACTAACAACGTTTTGATTAATACGCTCGCTGCAGTCATTCTACCTCGATTATGCATATATCCAGTTGCATTCATTTCTCGCATAGCGGCATCTACCAGTGGGAAACCAGTTTGTCCTGTCTTCCATTTTTGGATATGTTGTTTGTTGTTGCTCCAATCCAGATTCTTGTATCTTTCTTGGTAAGATTGCCCAACTACTTCGGGATAAGCATACAATACATGTGCAAAGAATTCACGCCAAATAAGTTCACTTATCAGTCCGTGTTCTTTTCCGTATCTTTTTTTGAAAGCAAAATAGACCTCACGAATAGAGACGCATCCGAATTTGATATAGGCAGACAAGTGAGATGTCTTCTTTTTTCCTTCAAAAAAATCACGTGTATCCAGATATTCTTTTTGTTCTGCGATGGCGTTTCGTAAAAACAATAACCCATTTTGTCTTCCACCATGAACCAATATGTCTTTATTTTCTGTTGTAAATTGATGGAAAGCGTCTGCAAGTGAAACAGTATTCGATAATTTCTTGGTTGTTTTTGAAATAATGTGGTCTCGGTCTTTTTCAATAGGTTTCACCTCCATTTGAATGACGGTGTTATAAAACGGCGTATATTTTTTGTACGCTCCCCCAGTAGACGCGATTACCGTTCCGGGTTCAAATAAGTAATAATCGTGGTATGTGTTACATTGAATGCTTTTACCTTCACATATTTTCTGGATGGATGCATCACGTTTCACGGCATATGGACTATAATCCTTATTAAAAAATACAGCGTTTAATCCTAGTTCATCTATTAAATTATCGATGACTTCATCTTGTTTCCCATAAAAAGTATAGAGTTCTCCTCCTCTTGATTTGATTTGTTTTCGCAGTTCATCTAAACTTTCAATCATAAATTGAACCGCATTGTCCGATTTGAAATCGTTGTTTACTACTTGTTCAGGTGTAAAAATAAAACATGCATATACTTTTTTACATTGTTTCCACGCTTGGTTTAATCCAACATTATCGACTATACGAAAATCACGTCGAAATACAAACAATCCTCTTTCAAACATATATTTATATTATGCCGACATTTTCTTATTTTATTTCCTACCTGAAATAATATAAATGGATAGATCCTATTATTTTTTATATGGAATTTATTCGTAACATTTTGACTATTGTAAATACAGGTTTCTCTGTTGCTGGTATTTGGATAAATAATCATAAAGATGCACTTTGTAGTCATATGTCTAGCAACGGAAATCTATCGAAACTGCTCCTCAAATTATTTGATTTTTACGTTACTGCACAGATGTATATAGTCAACGGTTATCAGTATGCTTATACTCATTATCCAGTTGTTCGTGAGATTTCAAACAGAAGTATATATTATAGTACATGTGTTGCATCTTTCATTGAAGATTACAAAGTAGAACCTTATCAACATCATTGGATATCTACACATATACTTATTAAAAATAGTCATATATTTAAGGGAAACCGTTATATACATGTTGAAAATTATCAGATGATGTCGAATGAAGTTAGTCCCGATTGTTCATATAACGGAAAAATCGAGCAAGGATTCATGTATTTTTTCAATATTCTACAGTCTCTGATCACAAGTTTGATGCATGTAGTGGATGCGATTGTTGTGATGCGTGATGGAGACAGATACATTATTCGTTCCATATTAAATAAGCATACTACATTTGACCATGTATCATCGGAACATGTGTTTCTGAGTGTAACATATAAGCACCCGGATATGAATAAACCAATTGCAATTGAAATTCCAGCAGAGATGTATCAGGTAGGCAATGTATTATTTACACCTATGTTTGTAAAACGTTATTTGGAATACCAGTCATTGTCGTATGTATTTGATAATAATTATACATTGGACATTATTGATAACGAAATGAATATGTTGTCTATGAATAGTAAGCAATATGCTGTATTGACCGAAAAGAGTTGGACAATTATAGATATTTCGAAAGAGGCATCTGATATAGATAAAAACAACCATGAAGAACAGGAGACAGAAGAACAGGAGACAGAAGAACAGGAGACAGAAGAACAGGAGACAGAAGAGCAGGAAACACAAGAAAAGGAGACACAAGAAAAGGAGACACAAGAAAAGGAGACACAAGAAAAGGAGACACAAGAAAAGGATTAAAGAATAATATAAAGATAACTGTTATACTATTTTAAGGGTACTTATATAATACATGGATACTGTGCGTGATCCTGCCCACCATAGTCTGAATGGTAAATGGAATTTGTATTATCATTTACCAAACAACACAAGTTGGGAACTATCTAGTTATTCAAAGATAGTAAGTTCAATTGATACGATTGAAAAGGTTGTTCATGTAAACGAAAAACTTACAGACAATGTTGTGAAAAACTGCATGTTGTTTATTATGCGTGATGGTATCACTCCTATGTGGGAAGACCCAAAAAATAGGGAAGGAGGGTGTTTTTCATATAAAATATTAAACAAATATGTACCCGATATTTGGAAACATTTGTTTTATTTGCTTTGCGGTGAAACGTTGTGTGTAGATCAAGAATATAGTCAGTATATAAATGGGATTACAGTTTCTCCGAAGAAGAATTTTTGCATTATCAAAATCTGGATGTCTGTATCAAAGTACCAAGACCCAGATATTATCGCAGATATACCAAATCTAATAAAGCATGGATGTCTTTTCAAAGCACATCAACCAGAATTTTAATAAAAATTGAATAGTAAATGATGTTGTAAATTTATGTAAAACTACAACATCATTATCATGATCACAAAGAACATATTTGTTCCTGCTGTGTCTCGAGAAATCGAATTTTATATTGGAGAAAATGCACAAGACAATTTTGATATGATTGATATGTGCAAACCAATCGATATTTGGTTTCATTTACACAACACATCTTCTTGTCATGTGATTGCAAATATGCCCGGCGACCAAAACTATAATCGTCGTCAAATATCAAAAATTATTATTCAAGGTGCACAATGTTGCAAAGAACATTCTAAATTGCGATCAAGCAAAGATGTAGAAATCATCTATACACGACTAACAAATATAACAAAAACACACGTGATTGGACAAGTAAATGCGCGGGAAAGTAAAATCATGACTATCTAATTATTATACAATCTATTTTATGCAGGAGGCAAAGGGACCAAACATAATTTAATCTCACCCAAAGAAGCTACGTCGTATTTAACAATAAGGGGCAGATCATTCCCTAAATAAATCTCTAAATGACTACACAATGGTGTGCATTTTATAAAATGACTTAGACTTTTCAATGAAAACTCTCCCTGGAATATAACAGATGCGTCGTTTTTTTGTATAAAATTCATATTTCCGTCTGATTCAGAACGTAAAATGCGTGAACTTGCAAACCCACCTTCGCATGAAAAAATCAAATCGTTTCCTACAGATTTTATCTCAATGCGGTCTGATATACCATTCAAATCACGAATAATTTTTTGAAAATCGGAAGAAGGCATATTAATCGCAGTTGAATATTCGACATCCGGAACATGCATTTCTTCTGTATCAGGTTCAATTAATCTAAGTTTTTGATTGTAACATTGTTTAATATCACCATTATCGTATTGCAATCCTAAATGTGAAACAATACCATCATGATAGTCTGCCTTATCGATATAAATCGACAACGTATCGTCATTCGACATGGTCGAGATCACCTTGAACAAATGAAGTGTATTCGCACATACAATAATCTTATCAGGGATACAGTTATATTTTTCAAAACGGTTTGCATGTAATGATACATTCACCAAAATCGTGTGGGTTTTATCGAAGTTGATGATCTTCATGCCTTCTTTCGTAAACGTAATGGTAGCATCCGTCAATATATCCTTAATTGCAGTAATCATATTTCTTATTGGTTGGATTTGCACAGTTTTTATAGTCAATACATTATTTTCTTCGTTCATTCTTATTAACGTATATGTAAACCATTGCGTTTGTTTTTATATTTTCTTTTACAAAGTTATTTTACGCGTTTTGTTATTACACTTATTTTGCTTTTTGCAAGTTTGTCGGGCAAGTTTGAGTGCTTTGCTGTTTTTTTTACAACCATCTTTTAATAAATGATAATCCACAATGCTTGAATTTCCTCCAGTGACTGCACTTGCTAATCTAGCAATTGCCCACGATTCCGAGGTCTGATTCGGTCTTGACCCACTTGAATAATATGCACCACGACCTTTGTTCGCTATTTTTTCTAATGTTTTCATAGAGCATTTCGTTGCTTTAACCAATTTCCTGGAAGGTACTACGCTATCTACCTTATATAATTCTTTTGCATTTTTTACATGTTGTGATGGTTTTGAACGAAACGTTTTTATTGTTGGTCGTTTAAAATATTTGCCTTTCTTGTATAGTTTTCTAGATTTATTCAAATTTTTTAATTGTATCTGTTTGTCAGTAACTGATATATATTTAGGAACATAATGTCTTGGATAATTAGTCATACGTAATTATCTGGATACAATTATATATAAACAATATATAATATGTCTACTCCTACTGCCCTAAATAGTGAAAACTATGCTGCCCTCGACACTGGGATTCAAACTATTATGAAGGCTGGAAAGCGTGCATTGATTACCATTTACACCGATGCGAATGGAACCACGATGGCCAGCGATGAGCATGGTCCTATCGACAAACGTGAGGTTCTTACTATCAGTTACACTGCATCTTACAAGGATGCCGATGGTAACGATACCAACCCCTTCGTGGTGGTGAAATTCAAATACAACGGCGATCAGTTTGTTGATTACTTTACCTCTGTGGACTACGTGGAAGATCACTGGTACGTGCTATCTGAAAAGACAATTCCCTTCAAGACTTTTTAAGTATACTCTTACATAATAAGCAAAAATAATATCATCTATGTCTGTGATATTATTTTTAATGGTTTAATAGTTTATTTTACTCCACGACTGGATAACTTGCTTGCATAAGCATTCCACATTGTCCCTTACCATTGTTGTATTGTGTACCTCTGCCCAGGTAAATATAACCATCCTTGCCCCATGTAGTTCCCCATGAGTTCTTCACACGGTAATAGTCAATACCATCCATCGATCCATAACCTACAACTAGTACTCCGTGATCTAGTTGGGTTCCACAGTCACCAGTAAATACACCAGAACTGTATAGTTGGAAGTCCTTCTGATCTGCCTCAATCGCAATCGATACGGGTTGTCTGTTCAACGCATCCATCATGTCATCGTCGGAATTTGCAGGAACGTCATAATAACTGGTGATTGCGGTTCCAGAAACAACATCACAGTCATTCATGCAAGTGCCGGCAGTTTTAGTCGTTCCGGAAGTATATGGATAAGATGCCTCTTGGCACAATCCACCGTTATTCTCAATCCAAGAAAACGCATTGTCCATAAGTCCGCCATTGCAACCGTGGTCCTTTCCTCCAGTCTTGAATGTATCGCAATCAACCAACTGTTGCTCGGACAGAGAAATAAGCGTGTTGTGCTGTACGTAATTCGCTCCCTCCAATGCACCTGTAGTTGAAAAACTCCAACAAGACCCACACTGACCCTGGTTCTTCACTTCAGTCACCGCACCCTTAGATACCCAATCAATATCATCGGCAACACTCAGACTTGCGTCATCTTTGCAACCGCGAATACAGTTCACGGTATCAATCGTACACTCATCGTGGACATTCTTGACGCAGTCAGATAGACATTTTACGCGTGCAACCTTGGTCTGGTATGCATCGGGATGATACACCAAAGAGCGACCAGATCGTTCAGGAAGACCAGAATATCCAAGATAGTTACTGAATTCGTCGGTATTCATTCCCGAGAACTGATTGTGGTCCAAGCGGTAAGAAAGATTACGACTGTTAGTCAGTTGAATATGGTCGTCATTCTCCAACCAATTTGAAAATAGGTGTTCGGTATGAACATTGTTTTCAAATACCATTTCAAACTTCTTCGCCCATTCGCCGAATCTGACTCGTCTGTCTTCTGCTGAAGCAGACACCATAATCAAAGAAATCGTACATAGAATTGCTCTCATAATCATCTGTTGTGATAATATGTTATATTGCAACTATTTATTTAAATGCTTTCTACAATGTAATTGACCACATTCAAAAACATCATACGATCGCTATTTGTTCACCATGACTTCTTTTATTACATTTCTCACGATAGTATCACGAAATTGTCTGCATTCTTGCTCTCCAAGTCCACCCAAAATCGTATTACATAAATCCATGTATTCCATGTTCTCGGGAGAATCGAAAATATTGTATTCAGGATGTTCGTCTTTCCATTGCTCAATATTCTTACAATTTTTATTCGCTACTTTGTTTACAAGTCCTTTGATCGTTTCTTTCGAATTGTCTTCTTTTGACCACTCATCGTTTTCTTTTATATACAGTGTTTCGCGTTTCAAATCTGTGCAATGCAGAGGGCGTTTGTATGTGTCTAGTTCTCGAAGTTTGTTCACTAAAATCCGTGATATTCCTTCTACGTATCCAAGACGACCGGTTTCCGTAAGATCTTCCATATCCAATTCCATATTTTCTAAAAAATCCGACATATTGATCGCATCTTTGCACTGTTCATTCAAAAAGAAGTTCAAGTTGAATTTCTGATGATTGTTATTAATCGTATTATTGGTAACATGATTACCAGTCTGTTTTACTGCATCGATTAATTGTCTTTGGAGTTGTTTATTTTCGTGCTGCTGTTCTTGTATTTCAGTTTGCATATCATGCATTTGCTTTGATTGTTCTACCATCAGTTCTTTGAATTCTTGATTTTGCTTCAACAAGTCAACAAACAACATCATATCTGGACTCCCAGACATATTCGAAAGTGGTAATGGATCTTCTTTGTTTGATATATCTAGTACATTCGTGCATTTTTGTTGATGTTTCCATAAACCGACACGAGATTTGTATTGTTTATTACAACTCGTGCAAAAAAAGTGTTGGGTATTTTCGGAGATTTTTTTGTTAACAGATGTTAACCTTTTATGTTTTGCAGTGGATACATGTTTGTTATATTCACTTTGTCTACTGCATCTATAATCACATTTATTGCAGTAAAAATTTTTGGAGATTTTTGGAGATTTTTTTGTTAACATTTGTTAATATATTTGTTAACATAAAAAATCTCCTAAATCATTTTAAAAAAAAAACAATAAAAAAATATGCAGTCAATCTTTTCACACGAAAATCAAAATCACTGCATTATGCTGTGAACCCGTTTTTTTAGTTTTGTTTTTCAAAGACTTTTTCACAAAAATGAAAATTGGACATTTTTAAAAATGTCCAAAAGTTCAAAAAATTCTAGAGAGTTTGAAACAATAATACACGTTTTACATTTTAAGAATCATGACTTCTTTTATTACATTTCTTACAATTTTATCCCGAAATTGCCTGCATTCTTGCTCTCCAAGTCCACCCAGAATCGTATTACATAAATCCATGTATTCCATGTTCTCGGGAGAATCGAAAATATTGTATTCAGGATGTTCGTCTTTCCATTGCTCAATATTCTTACAATTCTTATTCGCCACTTTGTTTACAAGTCCTTTGAGTGTTTCCTTCGAATTGTCTTCCTTGGACCATTCATCGTTTTCTTTTATATACAATGTTTCGCGTTTCAAATCCGTGCAATGAAGAGGGCGTTTGTATGTATCTAGTTCTCGAAGTTTGTTTACCAGAATACGTGATATTCCTTCTACGTACCCCAATCGACCTGTTTCTCGTAAATCTTCCATATCCAGTTCCATATTCTCCAGAAAATCCGACATATTGATCGCATCCTTGCATTGTTCATTCAAGAAAAAGTTCAGATTAAATTTCTGATGATTATTATTAATTGTGTTATTTGTGGTAGTCGGTTTTTGACTTAATTCAACCAATTGTTTGTTTTGTTCAAGGATTAACTCTTTGAATTCCTGGTTTTGTTTTATTAATTCAATTATTGTATCTGTATCGTGTGTTTGTGTATGTACTTTATTGTCGATCGAATTTGCATATTCATTGGGAAGTTCACTGCATAATTGTTTATGTTTCCATAATCCTACACGTGATTTGTATTGCTTATCGCAATATTCACATACAAACTTTTTGGAACTTTTTGGAACTTTTTCTGTTAACTTTGTTAACTTTTGATGTTTTGCAGTGAGCAAATGTCGTTCGAATTGACTTTCTCTTACCGTATTATAGTTACACTTATTGCATATGAAATTTTTGGAACTTTTTGGAACTTTTTCTGTTAACATGTGTTAATATATAGTTAACATAAAAAAGTTCCTAAACCCATTTTTCTGAAAGTATAAAAAATTTTTATGCAGTCGAATAAAATATCAGAATTTCTAAATCACTGCATTATGCTTTGAACCCATTTTTTTGTTTTTCTTTGCCAAGACTTTTCTAGAAAAATGAAAATTGGACATTTTTAAAAATGTCCAAAAGTGCAAAACTCAAAATACTTTTCCATGTCAAAAAACGTACTTTTTCTTTTTATCAGATGATGATGTTTGTTTGTGTTGTATAAATATCCACTGCACAGTTCCTCCGAGATCGTTCTTGTGTTTGGTTGGATATGCCTTGCTCTCGAGCGGATTATTTTGTGGATGTTCTCGATTACTGGTGTTCATAATGGATTGGATTACCTATATATACTTGTTGTATTATTTTTACTGTGCATTTGTCCGTTCATTTGATCATATATTCAAACAAAAAAGAGTATTCTATATTTTGTGATTATAGTTTTATAGGTTCTCTTATGTTCGTTTCCAGTGACCAGATGGGGTATGTGTTCTTCTACATGCTACTTGACTGATAGAATATGTGTACACCTTCCGTAGAAATGATGACGAGAACATGTACATATTTCATTCTTATAATTTAATTCATTCACATTTGCTGGTAAAATTTTGTTGGTTTTGTGTAGTATTTTATTAATATTACACAAAATATCGGAATATGTTGCAATAATTGTCTTCATTTTGATTTGCTTGTTTGGATGATTATGTTCTCGTAATTACCCCTTTGTGTATTCAATTTTGTATTTGCCGTCTTCTTTGATAAGTCTACCTACGAGCACTGGTTCGATGTTTGGATTTTGTAATGCCTGGTTATATGAATCTATGTCGTATATTTCCATGGTATCTTTCCTTAAAGCGAACGTTTTGCCTGCGAATGTAATCTCTTGTGCAGTCCATTGTATCGTGGAGACTTCTTCCTTTTCGATCTGGTCCACTTCAAATGAAGGGTAACTCGCAAACGAATTCGATTCCACTTTGCCGAAACCATAACATACCACTGGTTTATCTGTTGTAGACAAACTCGAGTATACGTTACAGTCGACTGCAGTCTCTTTTACTGCTTGTAATATTTGGTTGTTGATCTTTTGTTTGGAACTGGCTATTTCATATAAGTTTTCGTCAGTAGTGATAGGGGTTTCTTTGTCCAATCTACTTACATCACGGAGACGGAGAACAATGTGTTTCTCATCTTTCTTCTGTGTGTCGCTCATGCTAGATACATACAAAAATACCTTGACGGTTCTCAATTCTACTGGTAAATCTTGATGACTACAAATACGACGGGCTCTTCCGACCACTTGTTCAGGACGAACCATATGCCAGTAAGGTTCAACAATATGGACATAACGAGTATTTTTCAGGTTAATTCCTTCTGCACCAGAAGAAGTGATCATAAATATCTTGATAATCTCGCCATACATGTTGTTTTCATTCTTCTTTCGTAGTTGTTCTGCGATGTTGGTCGGAACAAGATTCCAAGAACCATTGTAAATATTACGAACTATTTCCTTCTCTTCGGCACTTTCTGTTCCGGTATACAGAACAAATCGCGGTTTACCATTATCTTCTTCTTTTTCGTCAATTTCCCAACCACCTTCTTGTTTATGTAATTTAAATTCAGCAAATCCGTTGGCTAACAACATCAGTCGTAAAATTCCGATGCCCTCAATGGTGCGGAAATTACTATACACCAAATGTAGACCCTTGTTCTCTTCGTCCACCAAATTCAATAATATTTTTTGAAACTTGGGACTGAGTTCTTCTAATGCAGGTCCAGATAGATATTTCGATTTATTTGACTGTGGGTCTTTTTCACTGATCAAGTCAAGAGCGTGTTGAATGCGTTTTCCGTAATTGTTCATTTCTTTGGTATCCATGACTTCTTCTAACTGTTCCGCATCAACATAACTGTCTGCTTCGTTCGCTACTTTTGCGGGAACCATATCCAATACACTTTCATTCACCTCTGTCTCGCCCGGAGTAGGTCTCTCAATCTCGTTGGGGAAAACGAAATTACACGCCGCTCGTGAAAAAATACGATAACTGCTAGAAATATTGAATAATTCATCGCCCTTGTTGCCTTGTTTCTTTTTACGTTTGTTCGCCTGTTTCTCTTTGTCTGCCTCGATTTTACGTATTTTCTCGTAAATATCAAATTGATGGTCAGACATCTCACATTTTACAACATGGTAAATATCACCTTGTTCGGTTGTATCGTATTTGGGTAATAGTCCTTCTTGTGCACTTCTGAAATATGACGTTAACCCTAATATTCTGCGCTGGAACAAAGAGACGTTCTTTGCGACTTCTTTGTCGCCATCCACGAAAGTAGAGATGAAGTCATCGGATACATCAGGGAGGGATTTGTAAAAGTCGACCTTCACCTTTTTGGAAAGAACCTCAATCTGATTTTTCTGCAATACTTTTGTTACTTTGTTAATAAACTCGTCATCCGTAATGTTTCCAACATCATCCAATCGAACGCCGTCATAACGATCGAACACATCTGACCCATCGCCTCCCTTTTGTTGGGTTTTCTTTCGAGTTGTATTCGGTTTATCCATACGCTCCTTTTGCGTTTTCTTGAGAACACCACGCTTCTTCGCATTAATGAATCCAAAAGGATTTCGGGTGATGGTCAGAATATTGTTACTATAGTTTACATAGTCAAAAGTTCGCAAATTGCCTTTATCAAGCATCTCCAAGATACTATTGGTATCTACTTTCTTCTTCGTTTGCACCTGTACGGGTATCTCCCAGGTTTTGATATATCCTCGTAAAATATTGAACAATACACCAATTTCATTCGGATAATTAATAATAGGCGTACCAGAAAGTAATACAATGCGGGCGTTCGTTGCTTTCATCAAATAATCGTATAACACATAGGCAAGCGAATCCGGTTTTTTAATCTTATTGACGACTCTACTTACGAAATTGTGTGCCTCGTCAATAATTACCACACTGTTATCAAATGGATTTCGAGTCATATTGTCGGTTAATTTCATCAATGAGTTCTTATTCATTCCATTATAATTAATATCTTTGTACTTAGAACGAATCATTTCATTCAATTGATCATCAATAGATGATTGTTGTTCAGCAGTTAATTGAGCAAAATTGGAAGACTCCTTCACATTCAAAAACCAAGCACCTCCTTGTTCACGAATGAATTCCACGGGTAAGGACAATGAACGAGACAGAATTCCAGTCATCTGTGCATTTCCTTCGATTGAGACGAACTCCCAATATTGGTCTTTTCGATAGAGGTCATCTCCACATTTCTTCATTTCACTGAAAAAATTCATTTTCAAAGATGCTGGGGTCATGACGATCACTTGTTTACTTTGTTTCATACCCTCGGCAATCGCAATGGACGTACATGTTTTACCAGAACCCAGACCGTGATATAGTAGTAATCCTCTGTAAGGGGTATACAAATTCAAATAATCACGAACAATTTTTTGATGAGTTAACAAATCAAATTCGGTCTGATCTTGTTTTCTGTCGCAACTCACTTCGTCAGTTATATTCATTAATTCTTTACGTCTTGGTTCAAACATAGTACGCAATTTAGAAACAAACATTTTACGATTGTTCAAATAATAAGGAGACGCCATCACAATATTTTTTTCTTTGTCTTTGGGAAGTCTGTCGGATATTTTTTGCGAGCGAATCACCGCAGTAGTCAGGTCAACTTCATCTAAATCGATTGGTTCAACTGGTGCTTTCACCTTAGGTTTTCTTCCACGTTTTTTAGGAGCAGGTAGTTCCACTACTTCTTCAGGTTTCGCCACTTCTTCAGGTTTCGCCACTTCTTCAGGTTTCGCCACTTCTTCAGGTTTCGCCACTTCTTCAGGTTCCACTACTTCTTCAGGTTCCACTACTTCTTCAGGTTCCACTACTTCTTCAGGTTCCACTACTTCTTCAGGTTCCACTACTTCTTCAGGTTCTGTAATATCGGGAAAGAGTGGGTTTTCTTCTTCATCTTCTTTGTCTTCTTGAAATGTAGGTGCTTCATCAATCACAATCTTGTTTGATAATTTGATAGCACTTGGTTCTACTACTTTTTCCATGTGAGGAACCATCGGAATTTGCATATTGGAATTTATATCTGCCTTTGTGAAAACAGGTAATTTTCCAAGTCTTCTAAGTTTGTCCATTACAAGATCACGATTAAAGTTAGACGAAGACCGTTTGTCTACAAATTGGACTTTTGTATGTTCTCCTAGTTTGTCGATATCATCTGTAGGTTCTGTAATCGTTTCATCGTTCATATTATCAGTTTGTTCAATAATAGGCATCTGTTCAGTTTTACTAGGTTCGAGAACATCTGCGCGCTTAGTTCGATCAAATATAATTTCTCTTTCAAAGCGTTTCGCAGGAATACCCCTTTTTTCTAACAATTCTAAATATGTCTGAGGAATATTCATAACTAAGGTATATAATATAAGAGTATAAATTATCTTCTATAACTGTTTCTGCGTAAATCAAAAAGCGTTAGGTAAATCATAAAAATCACTATTTCCATAAAATATGAAGGAGAACACTTTTTGATGAGGAGGGATAACTGCCCCATTATCTGAACCGCGCGACGTTTCGATATTTGTTTTCTGTGTAAGGTCGGATACAATCGGAAATGCACAACTAAGAGAACGTTGCACCTTTTGTATGTATCTTGGTACATGTGTTTCTTTATTTGCGACCTTATGAAAATTCTGGTAATAAGACAGTGCAGACAAATCATTTTTATGTGTGATTTTCATCTGGATGCGAGTATGGTCATTCTTGATATTCAATGCACCCACATGTATTAAATTTGCATTGAAAATTATAATGTCACCTTTCTTACAAATAATATTTTGTAAAGGTGTTGTAAAATTTATACTATGAGAATATTTATGTGCATGACTACCAGCATATACGGTAAGACATTTATCCATATCTTCCAAAAATATCAACATGGTGTAAGAAGGATGTATTTGGTTATCATTAAAAAAGTCGCCATTGTTATCACGATGACATGTATTTACATGAGATTTTTCAATTACCCATATATAATCTTGTAATACATGGGATTTACTTGTATTTGTTTGTATGAAATGTGTCAACTTCGGATGGCGTTGTATACTCGCCTGTAACTCTTTGTATCTTTGTCGTTTCACGCATCGGTCCATATCATGTAAGTCTGTATTCGAGAATAAATGAGAACCTACACAAAATCCATCCATGTGAAGTTGCATTTTTGGTATCATTGTATAAGAACGGACGTCTTTATCAAAATCAAACAATGATAAGAATAAAGACAACAGAATGAGAGAAAAAAATACATAGACGTATCTGTTATTCATAGTATATAATTTGTTGCTAAAATAATATGTGCTTACCATATATGCTTTGTAAACTACAATTGTAATTACAAAACATATATTTCGACAACAATAAAAAGAAATATAGTAAGTATATATAACATGAAATATTCAAATAGACATATATTAGCAGCATTGAACGAAAATATATTCACAAAGCAAGACATGAGAGAGCAATATAAATTTAGTGAATTACCTGTACTGAAACGCATAGTAGATATGATATATGTGGGTGAAAATAATTACAACAAGTTGTTATCTCGATTTATGTTGATACGTAGTTACCAATTACAATTACCAGAGTATTTGCCGGATGTAATTAATCAATCTATTCAAAACATGAGTATACAGAGTTATAGTGGTCGTTTTTCGATACAAGACCGTATATTCGATATACGATTAATTCTTGATGCACGAAAAAAATATAAGCATCACGAGATCGACGAATTTTTCAAGAAAATGTACATATGGTTGCACATTGCATCTGAATTCGCTAGTCCTCAATGTTCGAAATATATGAAAATCAATATGTATTTCACCTCGCATAAAAAATTATTGCCGAATAAATATGAAGCAGTCGATAGAGAACATGCAAACACTGCGTTCACGACATCGTGTCAATTAGAAACAGAAATCAATCTTTTCAGAGAAGAAGAATGGTTCAAGACATTCATTCACGAAACATTCCATAGTATGGGTATGGATTTTTCTGCAGATGGGTCGCATTACACCAATCAATTGCTATCGCAGTTTATACCTATTGAGACCGACTTTCGTGTATATGAAACATACACCGAATGTTGGGCAGAAATTATTCACAGTTTGTTTGTAGCGCACTATCATACAAAAAAACACGGGAGTGCAAATATGATACGCACATTCAATCAAGTATTGAATAACGAGCGACGGTTCGCAGTATTTCAATGCGAAAAAATATTGAACCATTATAGCATGAAGTTTGAAGATATATACAAACACAACGCACTATCTGCTAGTCGGCGCGCGAATTACAAAGAACATACACATATAGTATCGTATTATATATTGAAAATGGTCATAATGTACAACGCAAAAGAGTTTATGATATGGAACGCTAGAAACAATGGAATTTCTATAAACTTCAACCATAAAATGCAGACAAGTCATCAAAAGCAAAAATCATTTGTTCAATTCATCGAGAAACGTTTGAAAAATACAGAGATGGAACATATGTTAGCGAAGGCAAATCAATATATTACAGACAATCACAATAAAAAAAACACGACAATGCAAACACTGCGAATGACGGTTCATGAAATATTATAAAGATGATATATATTGAATGTTTATTTTGAAAAGATTAAGTGGAGAATGCATTTAATTTTTTGATAGCACTATCGCAAGCAATTTGTTCCGCTTTTTTCTTGATTTTATGAATACCTTGTCCTAAGAACAAGAATATTTTATTATGCTGCGACATATGCATATGAATATCGTTATAGGATTGGAATTGGTCAATCCGCATAGCAGATGATGGGTCGACCATATGAATGGGTATTCCTAGACGCAGATAGACTCCCATATGGTATCCATTGTCGGTATCGTGTTGTTCAATTTCGAGATAGTCAGGCGTGACCTTGAACTCCTTTTGTATTTTCACTTGCAGAATGTTCTTGTAATTGTCGTCATTGCGGATCAAACTAATCCAATCGACGTGTTTTTCAAAGACACTTTCAACAAATACCTGAACCATTTGAAATCCCGGACCACACACAAAGGTGTTTTTAAACCAATTGTGTTCATCATTTATATCCATGCGGTTAAAGTCTAGGAACATTGCACCAATGAATGCCTCAAACAAACAACCCAATTTTTTATGGTTTACACGTATCTGTTTCGTTTCTGCATTTTTAGACAATACATACCATTTATGGAGTCCCATTTCGTACGCCATACGACCAATGGACTCGTTTTTCACCAATGCGATTTTCTTCTCCGTCATAAATCCCTCATTCTCTTTTGGAAACCTGCGATATAGATAATATTTAGTAATACACTCCAACACGCCATCACCAATAAATTCAAGTCGTTCATTTGATTTAGAATACAGGGGCAAACAGTTATCTGGTTTTTCTGTAATAATCACATTGTTCTGTTTATTTTCTAGATTGGGACGTTTGATATAAGAACGATGAACAAAGGCGCGTTTGTACAAATTGTAATTATGAATATCTGACTTTACTCCGTATTCCGTGAGAATCTGTTTGATTTCAGTATCAGTAATCAATACATTTAGGGGATTATAGGGGTCAAATACATACGTCTCCTCACCATCACTGTTCTTCTGTACGAGAATGTCTTCATCAGAATTCATGTTATTAAACAAATAAAATGAAGTCTACGAATGTTATAATAATATAGCGAAAGATTACTATATGCTTCATTAATCAATTTTATAGAAAGAATAAAAAATATTTAGTAAATATATATCATCATGGTTTTAATGAACGCTTCTAAAAAGGCGCGTCACGCATCTTCTATCGTCAATCAAGATTTCAGGGGTGGAGACAAGAAGGCTGGACTTCCCGCAAGTGTCGGTCGCACCCACTGGATGTCTATTTACCTCCACGGTACTAGTCAGAACTCCAAGGAACTGAGACTGCCTATCTCATCTAAGACAAAGGTGTCTCGTCCCGTCGGCATGAGATACATGTAAATCAATACTCGTGAGTAAAATAATATTATTCCAATAAACAATATAGTTTTATTATATTGTTTATACTATACCATCATGCGTATTATTATTGACGACCGAGAACACGATTTATATGATAAATGTGAATGTTTGCGCATTACGAATTCTAAATTTTTATACGATATACTTGAAAAAGATACCCTGCAACTGGGGGACATCATGTTAACCACTGATGAAAACAAACCAGTATTATTAATCGAGCGAAAAACAATACCTGATTTGCTCGCATCGATCAAAGATAAACGTTATGAGGAACAATCTCATCGATTGATACATAGTAGCGGATATCCACCACATTCGATTTTTTACGTAATCGAAGGGGGGATGTCGCAATGTAGAACTGATTTGGAAAAACGCATTGTGTATTCCGCAATCGCATCGATGCAGATGTTCAAGGGTTTTAGTGTGTACAGAACGTTTTCACTTGCGGAAACTGCAGAATGGATTATGAGTTTAGGGGAGAAAATAGAACGCAATTTTGGTAAGGGGATCATACCATACTATTTAACGCAGCATTTTCTACGGGGGTTAAATGCGAAAAGAGAAGAAGCAGATGAGCAATCACAGAACAACCCGGGAGCAGGTAACGCACAAGTATCTGAAAAAGATTATTGTGCCGTAGTGAAAAAGACAAAAAAAGACAACATCACTGAAAACAACATTAGTGAAATTATGTTATGTCAAATACCAGGCATTAGTTCGGTATCGGCAATTGGTATCATGAAACATTTCTCCAATATATCCGACCTAATCTACAAGTTGAACGAGAATCCAAACTGTTTACAAGATATTCAAATAGAAACAAACGGTAAATCACGGAAACTAAACAAAAACATCATCGAAAGTATGAGGCGGTTCCTTCTTCAAAAAAAAAACTCTTCCGATGAAGAGACTAGTGAAAATAAGTAATACGCTTGTAAATAGAATAAAAAAATGGTATAATCTATAATAAACTTATACAATATGTTAACAAGAGCAATGTCTACCAAACCTACTCGCCACATAAATAATTACATCGCGTCGAGATTAGATGTATCATATAACGCGCATTCAATTGACCGAACATTAAGTACTGATAGCAGTGATTTCCCAAATTCATTTCGCTCATCGACTGATAGCATTTATACCTTAGATCAAGAAGAATTTTTATCAACTAGTATGGATAGTTTGAATACATTCGAATTCGCAAGTAAAGAAATACCAATATCACCTAGAAAAACAACTCGCACTCGAGAGAAAACTCTTGAAGAAACCTACGTTAAAAGTCCAACGCCAACAAAATATTACGAATTGTTGGAACAAAATAAAAAGATGATAGATGAGAACAAGTAAAGAGGTTATTTGGTAGTTTTTAGTTCAATATCAGTATAATATTCAAGAGTTTCTATATCTTCCATTATTTTATCAATATCAGAACCCATAGACAACGTCCCGTGTCTTTCAAGTGCGACTATATCATGTTCTTGCAAGTTTTGAAAGCAGTTATAAGCCAATCCATAACTACCAGCGTCATGATATTTCACATTGTTCCCAATTTGACCAACATTCAACTCTGGAAAGGTCAACTTGATGTCACATAGTTCACGATGAGTGTGTATACCAGTGTAGGCAATTATATTAGGAGGATGCGCATGCACTACAAAGTTGTCTATATGAAAACACTGTTGCATCGTCTGTAAATATGAATGCATATAGATCTCTCTAGAAGGGATATAGGAAGACTGAATATCAAATACTAAATCATATTTACTGCCGTTTGGTATATTTGAAATCTGAGGGTCTCTTTTTTCGAAAAATACTTGCACTACTTGGTCTTCAGTTATTTCATTTTTCTTTACCTGCCCAGCAGATATATAAAAATAGGGTTTGTTTTTCGGTTTGAAACTCACATTCCCGTCGCGAATACTGATCAACTTATTGTTATACAATTTTCTCATTGTGTCTACTATATGTTTCTTGGAAGACATATAGTATGAATTTACATATTCTTTATAATTTATAGAACGTCTATGGGATTTTCGAAATTGCTAGGAATACTTGGGTAAAATGACGACTTGGGTGTGGACAACACAGGTCGTGTAATGGTATTTTCCTCGTATTTTCCAGATTCAATCATAGTGTTTGTATGTTCCACACCACCCCAGTTAGCATCCATCGCATTGTCGCTCTTTGTGGTTACCTGCGTAGAATCGTGTACTTGATCCAAGTCTGTATATACACCAACGAACATGTTTTGTGGGTCAAATCCAGGATAATTATTTTGGTTATATGGACCGTTATCACGACTAGCATCTAAATACTTAACTATCTCATGATCTTTAGGTAAAATATCAGAAGAAGACGGTAGTCCTCCTTGCAATTCAAATGGACTAGGACGCATTCTGTAAATATCATTCCCCTGGGCATCATTTTCCTGCCGCAAATATAAGACTGGGCATTTGATACCCTTATTGCGTTGTATTTCTAAATAGTTGATATAATCATCTAAACTAAAAAACGGTAAGGGATTTTTGCCTTCTTCTTTAGGTTGATTCGTGAAATACATTAACAGACGATCATTTTTCTGAACTAATAGATCAGGACATTCTTGAGAGGAGAATCCTTCCTGTTTCTTACAACCACACGACGGAAAAGTCATAATAACGTAAATGCCTGTTACAAATACAATTAATAATAGTGTAATAGCAATAAAGTTCATATTTTGATATATAGTATATACTGAAAAAAATAGTATTCATAAATATATATACAAACAATATATATGCCACCTTTGAAAAAGAAAGAAAATAAAAAGACAGCAAAGAAACGGGTTGCGAAAAGAAAGACTGCTAAGAAACAAGTTGCGAAAAGAAAGACTGCGTTATTAAAAGAACCTAAAGTGGAACCAATTGCTGTAGTCCTATTTTTTGCTCACTGGTGTGGACATTGCCAATCGATGTATCCTGAGTGGGAACAATTGAAGAAAGAGTATGAATCCGATAATAATTTTGTACTAAGAGAAGTGGAACACGGAAACATTGAAAGTGATAAACAAATGTTAGAAAAGGAACTTGGAGTCTCTCCTATTCAAGTGCAAGGATTTCCTACCTTGGTAAAAATCCATCCAGATAAACATATTGAATATTACGAGAATGGTGAACGCAACAAGGAGAATTTTATCAACTGGTTGAATGAAGCAAAGAAACAACCTGAAGTATCTAGCAATATTTTTCAACAAATGCATTACGGTGGATATAAAATTCCGATCACTGGTAAAGTGAAGACATATTCTAAAAATAAGTCAGCAACGAAATCGAGGAAAAGTAAACCTTCATTATTCAAATAGAACAGTTGAGTAATAATGAAAAAATTGATTATGTATAATATCAAATATACATAATAAACAAAGATAAATACAACGTAACTAGACTAATTATGAGCGAACGTTCCAAACTGGTTGTGAAGAAATATTTCCGTTTATTCGATTATAATGTATACGACGATGGGATGTATGCTACCGATAAAACGTTTACTATTCAAATGTTCGGTGTGAATGAACATGGACAAAAACTATGTGTATATGTAAACGATTATAAACCATTCTTTTACATAAAAGTGCATGATGACTGGAAAAGTAAAGAAATGACTCAATGGTATCGCTCTCTGGACGAGAGATTTCAAAAATACATTACAAATACAAAATTAGTAGAGCATCACAAATTGTATGGATTTTCTGGAGGAAAGAAACATAAGTTCATTCGCTTGGAGTTCGATAACACCTCTGCTATGAGTCAAGTCAAAAATTTATGGTTTACAAACGATTCAGAAGGTGAACGATGTCGAAAAAACATGATCTACAAAGATGTAGAACTTGAATTATATGAAAGCAACATTCCTCCTTTGTTGCGATACTTTCATGTGAATGAAATTTCGCCTTCTGGTTGGATATCATATAAACAAAATCGAGTACTCAAGATCAATGATGCAGATAAGAAAACGTCTTGCGATTACGAAATCAGCGCTTCTTACAAAAACATCATTCCTGAACCAACCAAAGAGACGATCGTACCATTCAATATATGTAGTTTTGATATTGAGGCAAGTAGTAGTCATGGGGATTTTCCTCTACCCAAGAAGACGTACAAACGACTTGCATCGAATATTGTAGATATATTTATGAAACAGCGAAAATACAGCAATGCCGAATTGATGTCTCCAGTATTCCGTCGATGCATTATGAAGGCATTTGGGTACGATAATATTGCAGAAGACGTTGATGTTGTATACCCAAAAAAATCGATTACCAAAGACGAACTTGATAAAATCATCCAAATGTATGTGAAAGTTCCTATGAACAAAATATGTATGGAAACCGACGAGGCAACGCAAGAATTATTGAACATACAAGATATATTTGAGGATGTACATTCGCAACAACAACAAGAAAGTACTAGCATGGACAGTGATGTGCATGCAAGTCAAGAGATTGGAGACAACGTCCAGGCTTGGAAAAAGAAATTGTCGTATAAGAAAAAAATTAAAAACAATGTGAATATTATCGAATATCTTCTCGAAGACACACATACACGTGAAGAACAATTGAATGCTCTGGATATACTGTTAATGTCCAAATTGCCCCACCTTGAAGGTGATAAGGTGACGTTTATTGGTTCTACGTTTCTTCATTATGGAAAAAAGGAACCTCACAAGAACCATTGTATTGTACTGGGCGATTGCGATGAGGTGAAAGGAGTTGAAATTGTTACTGCGAAGACAGAAAGAGAAGTATTACTGGAGTGGACAAAACTAATTCAAGTTGAAAATCCAGATATTATTATTGGTTACAACATATTTGGTTTTGATTACGAGTTTATGTTTCAGCGGTCACAAGAAAACGATTGTGTGTCTGAATTCTTGAAATTGTCCCTAGACAAGGAACATATTTCAAAAAAGGAGACACGTGATAGTGGAATTCAAATCATGAATACAAAAGTGATGTTAGCGAGTGGTGAGTATGATTTGCGTTATTACAACATGGTTGGGAGACTACAGATTGATATGTATACCTATTTCCGACGCGATTTTAATTTATCATCATACAAATTGGATGATGTCGCTGGTCAATTTATTAGTGATAGTATCAAAAAGGTCGAATGTACAACGGACGCAAACGGAAAAGAAATCACCAAGTTATACAGTAAGAATTTGATGGGTCTCCATGTAGATGATTTCATCCATATTGAGTTGAGTAGTTTCACATCAGATTATTTCAAAGATGGTAAGAAGTTCCGAGTGTTGGATATTGAACGCGATGTAGAAGTTGAAGAAAAGGGCAAGATGAATACATACAACGTGATCGTGATCAACGAACACCAAGATATAGACAAATCAAAAAATTTAAAATGGGGTATGGCGAAAGACGATGTGACCCCGCAAGATATTTTCCGACTATCGGATGAAGGTCCCAAAGGTCGCGCTATTGTAGCGAAATATTGTATTCAAGATTGTAACCTGGTGCATCATCTGATGAACAAAATCGATGTGATCACTGGTTATATGGAGATGTCGAATATTTGTAGTGTTCCGATTAGTTTCCTCGTATTTCGTGGTCAAGGTATCAAACTAACGAGTTATGTTGCGAAAAAGTGCAGAGAAAAGGATACGTTGATGCCTGATTTGGAAAAACCGAAATTCGCGAGTGGGTATGAAGGTGCGATCGTATTGCCGCCCAAATGCAAAATGTATATGGACAATCCGGTAGCGTGTGTAGATTATTCGTCTCTCTACCCATCTTCTATGATTAGTCAAAATTATTCACACGATAGTAAAGTATGGTCAAAAGAGTTTGACCTAGATGGAAATATGCTACCAGATAAAACAACCGGCGAACGGGACGAAGATGGAACATTCATATATGATAATGTGCCTGGGTATCAATATATCGACATCGAATTTGATACATATGAATATAGAAGAGCGAGTCCGACTTCTCGTGCTGAGAAAATCAAAGTAGGAAGTAAAATTTGTAGATGGGCACAATTGCCGGATAATCAAAAATCCATCATGCCCGCTATTTTGGAAGAACTATTGAAAGCACGTAAAGATACACGTAAGATGATCAAAACAGAGAAGGATCCCTTTATGCAAAATATTCTGGATAAGCGACAATTGGGTTATAAGGTAACTGCGAATTCATTGTATGGTCAGTGTGGTGCGCGAACGTCTACATTCTACGAACAAGATGTTGCCGCATCTACTACTGCTACAGGCAGAATGATGATAATTTACGCGCGACGAATGGTAGAAGAGGTATATGGCGATTTGGAATATGATACCGAAACTCACGGAAAGGTTCGTACCAAGGCCGAATATGTATATGGCGATACAGACAGTGTGTTCTTTACATTCAATCTAGAAGATGCGAAAACTGGTGAAAAAATTACAGGACAGCGTGCGCTTGAAATCACGATTGAAATTGCACAAGATGCTGCAGATTTGTGTACGAAATATTTGAAACTTCCAATGAAATTGGAATATGAAAAGACGTTGATGCCGTTTATCTTGTTGTCGAAGAAGAGGTATGTTGGTATGTTGTATGAGGAAGACCCAAACAAGGGATATTTGAAATTCATGGGTTTGTCGCTGAAACGTCGTGATTCTTGTGATTATTTGAAAGACGTGTACGGTGGCATTTTGAATATACTGATGAGAGAAGGCGAAGGCAACAATCTTCGTGATGCAATTGACTATTTGAATAAGTCGTTGTTGAATTTGATTGATGGGAAAGTATCGATGGACAAATTAATGATTACCAAGGCGCTTCGTAGCGATTACAAAAATCCACAGCAAATTGGTCATCGAGTGCTGGCAGATCGGATTGGTGAACGCGACCCAGGAAACAAACCCAGACCAGGAGACAGAATGCGATTTGTGTTCGTGGTGAATGATAAACCAAAAGCATTGATGGGTGATAAAATCGAGACACCGGATTATATCGTTGAAAACAATGTACAGATTGATTATACACACTACATTACCAATCAGTTGATGAAACCACTTCAACAATTATTTGGATTGGCTGTTGAGGATATATGGACGATGCAAAAGAAAATGTCGGCAATCAAAACATATCGCAGAGACGTGGCGAAACTAGAGCAAGATTGCGGAGGTGATTTGGAACTATTCATGAAAAAAAGAGAAAAGATAAGTAGCGCAAAGATCAAGGTGTTGTTATTTGATAAAATGTTGGAAACAATTCATAATCGCAAACACAAAATTCAAACGCTAGACGTATTCTTCACTTCGAAAAGATGAGTATGTAAAGCATAACACGTAACAACATATATAATGTTAATCATATAAATAACATTAGATATAGATATAGATATAGATATAGATATAGATATAGATATAGATATAGATATATATATATATATGATTGATAGTAATGTATTTTTTTATTCTATCCTTACTTTTTCAATGCTATGTTTGTGTATTGAGTTTGAATTATACACCCAAATTGGGTAAGTATCAGGCAGCAACTGTTCCTATATCTAATACATGTGATTATGAACAATTTATGAGTTCAACCAGCAAGGAATACACGTCTGGTATCGACCACAGATATCCATATATCGAAAACGATACAATGTTTGTATACAAATTCAACGAGACGCTTCAAAAACATAATTTATTGAGGGTTTTACAGAACGAAAATGAAAGTCTATATAATAAACAAACGTTTTTGGACGAATTTAATCAAAATTATTCCGACCATAGCAGTTATGGAGTAGACATATTTGCAGGAGGATTATTGAATGATTGGGATGCGAACATGCAAATAATGGAGTAACGGTATTTTTAATTATATGTATTGAACGACATATCCGAACGATTGAATGTAAATCCGGGTGCACGAATTTCATAGTTCATGATGATTTCATAGGGATTTGAACTTACGTCTTCGACTTGGTCTGTATTTTCATCTTCACTCTCGGGGGCAATGTCGTCGGTTTCCATATCTCTGCTTTCGTCGGAGTTCGCGCGTGCTTCCTCGCAGTAAGAACAACTAGTCCCATATTCTTGTAATGGTCTTCTACATTGTCTGCAGCGAGCGTTATAATTACGTATATCATATCTGCATATTGGACATCGGACATTCCCTTCGAACCAACGAGTAATGCCTTCTTGACTAAAAACATGTCCACAATACATAATTTGGGTTAACATTTGTTGTTCTTCGAATGGTTCGAGCGTAATCGGGCAACTACTATTCGCAATACGTGCATTATCTGGATTGTATATGATAGGTCTCGTTGCACTTCTTATTTGTTGCTGCGTCGGTCGTACAATTACATTTTCCATATTGGATGTCAATGGAATGGATTGAAACAACAAGTCGAAAATGTTGGATGACTGATTTGTCGTGGGTGTATGTTGAGGCAATCTACTCGTAAATGGTGGTTGAGAGATAGGTGAAGGTGTACTATTTCTGTGTAGACCATCGTAGAAACGAGAATGTTCTGGACGAGGCATAGTTGGTTGTGTTTCATGAAACGGCGTACGGGTATGAATATCCTCTCGTATACCACCTATAATATGTAGTATTTGACGTATATTCGTGTTATAATCTCGCATATTGTTATTGTATTGGGTAGATATATCACGCAATGCATGAACAATCGATAAATAGGTAGAATAATGTTCATTTGTATTACGAGGTGTAGTAGGTGGGGGGGTTGGAATCTGGGTGGTTGTGGCGGGTCTGGGTCTTTGAATATTGAAAGACAAAGGATATGCGGCGGAACGAGTCTGGGTAGTTGGGCGTCTAGTCTGTTCCGTAGTATATAGATTTATAATGCTTTCTAAAAGGGCATCAATACCTTGGGTTGTATCTGCACTGTTCGTATTATTTTGACGGGACATTTATAACTAATGTAAACAACGTAAAGATATTATTAGTGTAGAAAATAATATCTATATGGATTTAACAAAATATAATGATAAAGGGTTGATTGGTTTACATAATTTGGGAAATACATGTTATATCAATGCCTGTATTCAGATTTTAAGTAATACTTACGAATTGGATAATATTCTCCATAGTAAGTCTTTTCAGACTCATTTGAAAAACGATGACGACGGGGTCATCACGAAGGAATGGAATGATTTGCAAACCGTGATGTGGAGCAAAAATGGTAGATTGAGTCCGCAACGATTTATTCATTTTGTCCGCACTATATCGCAGAAAAAGGGATATACACTGTTCAGTGGGTACTCTCAGAATGATTCTTGCGAGTTCATCATGTTTTTTCTAGAAATTATTCATAAGAGTGCAAGTCGAAAAGTGTCGTTTTCAATTAATGGAAATCCTAGTAACGATATAGACAAGTTGGCTCTGCAATGCTACAAAGCAAAGAAAGAGATTTACGAAAAAGATTATTCTGAAATGTTGGAATTGTTTTACGGTATATACTTTCGCAGAATTGTATCGATATCCACTAAAAAAGTACATAGTATCAATCCAGAACAATTCTTTTTATTGAATCTTCCAACCACACACAATAACAATACACCCCTGGTGACACTTGATCAGTGTTTACAAACATATTTATTACCCGAACCTCTTACTGGTGAAAATGCGTGGTACAACGAGGAGACGAAAGAGAAGGAAGATGTGTATATGGAGACCGGGTTTTGGAGTATTCCCAGGATCTTCGCGGTAAACTTTTCCAGATTTAGTCCGTTTGGTCAAAAAATACAACATAATATTGATTTTCCGGTCGATCATTTGGATATGAGTTCATATGTGAGTGGATACAATCCTGAAAAATACACATACGAGTTGTATGGAATAGTAAATCATATGGGTAGTATAAACAATGGTCATTATACGGCATGTGTAAAAAATAGTCAAAATCAATGGTATCATTTTGATGATGAAGTGGTTCAACAAATATCGAGTGAATCGTTATTAAAAACGCATTACGCATATTGTCTATTTTATCGTCAAAAAAATAGTTTATCATAAAAAAAATAGTTCGTTATTATATATTGAGACTTAACATATGAGTGAAACTGTTGATATGTCTAATAATGTTATATCCGACAAAGAAAATACTACTATGAATACAGAATACAGTCAAGTGCAAATTGAACCAACACCCGAAAATGAGGGTGGGGTGTTAGATAATCTGTTTTCAATGGATACACCTACAATGATAATGATATTTGCTGGTATCGTGATTGTATTGTATTTGCTTTTAGGAAGGTTGTTTGGACGTAGTTCCAATGGTGATACACCTGTAAATGGATTTATTGGTAAAATGGTCGACATTGTCTTGTTCGGTTTGCTAATACTATGGGGTTTATTCTACTACCAGAGCAAATCCGGCGATATTTTGAATGAAGAAGATTTTAGTAATTTTTACAATTGGATTGTTGAGTATTTAGATGATGTGAATTCAGTATTTTCATCTGGTTTCACACTAGTTGGATTGTATTTGGTTGTCTATTTATTCGGCATTCCAATGACCAGTCAAAACAAACCTATCAGTATTTCGATTATTGAAACGCTCTTAATTTCCGCATTCGTGATGGTGATTTTCCTTAGTTTCTTCAAACATGTGTTAGATATTTCGATTATGGATGCAATTGATGCGATCAAGAAAGCTATGTTCGGTGAAATGGAAGAAGTTGCGATTCCAGTTGATATAAGCGGAGAACTGCAACTGCCTGAAGAACAAGATGAGGTCTTCAATATTTCAACCAACTCGTTCACATACGAAGACGCACAAGCAGTCTGTAGTATTTACGACGCTGAATTAGCAACCTATGATCAAGTTGAAGAAGCGTATAATAACGGGGCAGAATGGTGCAGTTATGGATGGTCTGCGAATCAAATGGCGTTCTTCCCTACTCAAAAGAAGACATGGGACAAACTACAAAAGTCGGAAAAACACAAGAACAATTGTGGGCGCCCCGGTGTAAATGGTGGACACATTGCGAATCCATATATCAAATTTGGTGTGAATTGCTATGGTAAGAAACCGAAGGCGAGTGAACACGATTTGAAGCGTATGAAAGCAAATGAGGTTCCCGAATTGCCTCCTAGCAAGGAAGAAAAAGAACGACAAGAAAAAATTCAAAAATGGAAGGATAATGCCGATGAGATGTTGCGTGTGAATGCATACAACAAAAAACGTTGGTCAAAATATTAATCAGTTGCCTAGATATTTTTATAAATCAATTGCTGCTCAACAGAGATTGCATATAAAATTGATTTATAAACCGTGTATTCATATATTTGCAAACAAAATATACTACTAAAATATGAACGAAACTCTAGTTACGCTATCTCTTTGCATTTGCATGTTTACATCATGCTTTGCTGGATATAATACATTTGTAAAAGATACACCCAAGCAAATATCAGAAAATGTGGTAGAATATGATAACGAACTATTATCGCAGGCAAAGAGTGTGTTGTATGATTACCATCACCAAAATAAATGTATATCAAAATCATTGCTTCATACTCGTCAGAAACTGACGAACCGATACCAACAATACAAAATAATGAAAAAAGACAATGAATTTCAAATCCCTAGAAAATATATGGAACTGCGCATGGATGAGTTCTTTGAGTACTTGCAATATATGCCTCCTATATAACTGTACTTGGATTAAATCATTAGAACTTAGTCGTTTCGTTTTAATGATTTTTTCTTATTTTTCGCGTTTTGTTATGTTTGGGTTGTTTTGAAACATTTTGAAACATTGAGTCAAATAATTGATCGGGAATAGTCGTCACCTTGACTGGTTTTACATTCATGCTCGAATTAGCGCCTTGTGGTTGCATGATTAATCCTGCGGGTATGATCAAATCTGAGAATTTGTCCAATGACTGCGGAATATAGGAAGGTGCTCCTCCTCCATATTTGGTTATATTCTCGTTAATAAAATTTTTCAAAGAACATCCGCCCATTGTTTTCTCAGCATTGTATTGATACTCCATTTATAATATGGGTAGATAAATTACTTGTTGTAATGACGCTTAATATCTAAAGATGTATTCGTTTCGCGTTTCTCTTTCAGGTATTTGATAATAAAATCCACTTGTTCATCTTCTGCAATAATTTCGTGTAGTCGTTTTTCGATATAACCGAATGAAAGAGGCGTATATTCTTTTTTCTCAAAGAAACGTAATTCTCCATCACTAATTTCGATGTGACTATTTAAATTGTTCTCGGTCATATACTCGCAGATCTCTTTACCGAGTTGGGTTTTCATTTCACGCATTTTCTTTGTTTTGTCGTTTACTTCTTTCAATTTGCCTTCAATAAATACCCATTTTTGAACATTTTCAGTTAGTTTATTTTTATCGGACTTTTCAACAAGTTGGTTTGATGAGTTCATGTATCTTTACTAAATAAGCATATTTTATATTGCATGTATAACTGAACACATTATGTACTACATACCTTACATAATGTATTCAAATTACGCTGGATGAATGGTTTCATACAATATTACTTTTCCAGATATCCTTACTAATAGAAACAAATTTACCAAAATAATAATGAATAAAAACAAGTTGAAAAAGCATATAAACCACACATAAATATAAATTTCATTGTAAACGATATCCGTTACTGGACGTAATATTTCCTTTATATTTTGCTTCATCTCTTTGTCCTTGAAAAATGATAAAAATGAATCTTTGATTGTTCCCATAATTTATTTAGAATGTTATTTTTAATTTTCTATTTGAACGAATAGATTCGTCTAATAATGTAAATAAAGAACTGCTTCCTTATATATTATATTTGAATTATGCAGTCGATTTATCGCGGAAACAAGACATTTCAACAGTTTGATTTTCAAAAATTATCTTTGAGTTCACCTATTCGAGTTGGAAATGGAAATTACTTCATGAAATACAAAGTGAATGACCAATCTTTATATGTACAACCGCCACAATGTTTAACCAAACAGGGTATTCTGAATGTATCTAAAAAGTATTACATTGATTTACTCTTTACGAATGAAGATGCGGATTTTATTCAGTGGATGGAAAAATTAGAAGAAAATACTGTGGAATATATCTATAAAAATCGTTCCAAATGGTTTGACGGAGATATGGAAAAAGACGACATTGAAAATTATTTTTCATCTCCATTTCGCATTTTTAGGTCAGGTAAGTACTACATCTTACGCGTAAGTATTGCTACATCACTAGGAATGCCTGCAGTCAAGGTGTATGATAGTGATCAAAATGAAGTATCCATTGATGATATTAACGATACAACGCAAGTAATGTGCATTTTAGAAATAAAAGGTATCAAATGTGGAACTCGAAATTTTCAAATTGAACTAGAAACCAAACAATTGATGATCGTAAAACCGAGTAATCCATTTGATAAATGCTTATTTGATGCGAAAGTTGACGCTCCCATCACAATCAAACCATCTGTAGACAATGCGGTCGAAATCGCACCACAACCGCTGGAGAAGGAAGATAGTGTGATACTCGAGACAGTTGAGAAGAAGGAAGATAGTGTGATACTCGAGACAGTTGAGAAGAAGGAAGATAGTGTAATACTCGAGACAGTTGAAGATGAAGAGAAAGTGGAAGATATCCTAACATCTGACCCCGAAGATATACCCGAAGTTCCTGTGGATATTTCATATAATTTAGGAAATACAACTGAACAAGAAGACATGCAAGAACCATCCCCTATTTTAGAAAATACAACTGAACAAGAAGATATGCAAGAACCATCCCCTATTTTAGAAAATACAACGGACCATCAGGATTTAGGAGAACAATTAGAAATTATGGAAGACGCATTTGATGTCGCATCAAATGAAATGGAAGAGGTATCTTTCCCATTGGATATTCTAGAAAAGGATACGCCTATACAATTAAAAGAACGTAATGATATTTATTATGAAATGTACTACGAGGCACGGAAAAAAGCGAAGATGGCGAAGGAGATGGCCCTGAACTGTTATTTAGAGGCAAAAAATATTAAAAATACATATATGCTCAACGACCTTCAAGAAAGTGATAGTGATGAAAATATAAGTGAGTTTTAAAATTGTAGTATAATTTATTGATACAGATCCATAATTTTAGGAATTTATAAAATTATAGAGCAAATAATTTTATCAAGCGTTTATATATAAGTAAGCATGTTCAAAAAAATTCAATCTGGACTCGCAAAGTTCTTCACCAAAGATAAGACCACCATCGTTATGTGGGCTCTTCTGTTAATTATTCTGGTTGGTGCCCTTTATACCTACAATAACGGCAAACTTCTTGTCCGCGACAATATGGAAACTGGTGTCGCCGACGAGAAGAAGGTCAAGGTGGAGGAACCCAAGAAGGAGGGTGAGGGTGAGGTGAAACCCAATGATGCTCCCGTTCTTGGATACGAGATGCAGAATGTGGCTAACCCCGCTGATCTTCTTCCTAAGGACGAGAACAGCAAGTTCGCTGAACTCAACCCCAACGTGATGACTGCTGAGGGTGTTGCCGGTGGCGATATGCTTGAGGCTGGATACCACATTGGTCTTGACAGCGTTGGACAGACTCTTAGAAACGCCAATCTTCAACTTCGTTCCGATCCCGTCATCGCCAAGAAGGATGTTGGACCTTGGATGGCCAGCACCATCGAGCCCGACCTTGCCCGCACTCCCCTTGAACTTGGTGAGCGTTAAGCATCTTATTATGCTCGTTGTAGACTAACAATAATATTATTTCAATACTATTGTTAGTAAGTAGAAATATACACGCATTATATATAATGGCGTCGTCGGACACTTTAGGATGGGTTATGATAATCCTCGTTTTATTTATAAGTTACTATGTTTACTCTGATAATATAGAAAGTTTTCAGTTGAAGTGCATTGTTTCTGGTGTAGATGGAAATAAATATTGCGTACGCGATCGAAATGATATCAACAAAGCAGCAGATTTATTAGCAGAAGTTACTGTGAATTGCAAAAAATTAGTGGAATATGTAGGTGAAAAATATGCGGATCGTGAAAATGTGAAGCGTCTAGTAGAGAACTTCAATCCCAAAAAAATAACGGAAACATTGCCTACAAGTACGTATACTGCTTATAGTGAAAACAAAGGCGAAAAGGTTGCATTTTGCTTGAACCAAACGAAAGAAAACAACGATCATTTGATTGATAAACATACCTTAACTTTTGTCGCGATTCACGAATTGTCTCACGTGATGACCAAATCCATTGGACACAAGAGTGAGTTCTGGGAAAATTTCAAGTTCTTATTAGAGTGTGCGAAGGAAGCGGGCATTCACGATCCCACTGATTACAAAAAGGAACCTCAACAATATTGTGGTATGAAAATCCAAGACAGTCCCTATTATGATGCGTAAACGGGTGTATGTTGTCTATAAAATTGAAAAAGTTATAGACAACCAGTGTATATCAGTAAAAACTATACCAACTATAAGCAAATACTTTCACAAACTCCACTATGTTAGTCAAAGATATCGAGAACGACTTCATACAGCGTATGACCGCTACAGGCAATAATCCTAGTCGCAGTCGATTGTCGAAGTCTATGGATAGCAAATGCAGTAGTATCTTGCACGATGCTCTTACGAAAATACGCAATTACATTACAGAAAATAAGAATCATCTCCCTCTCGAACTATCTGACCCAGGTTACACCGTGCAATTTGGAGTTATAACGGAAGAACCAGATAGCGTAATGGAATACATTTCGGACCTCATGTTGACGAATACGAGCGACATTCATGACGACACGCCTAGGAAGGAGGGAGGGGTATACAAAGGGTTCTATTGCCTTTTGACGAATGAGTATTATAGTGTATCTAAGTACTATGAAACTCCATATGAATTGAACACCGGCGACATAGGCACTTTCCATTCGATTGATGCTGTCGAAGATATTCCATATAAATCGGGGAGTTCACTCCATCGCCTGTTCACATTTGTTTCTGAAACACACACAGAATACAATAGGTTGTGTGATGAAGTGTATTTTGAGTATCAACGCGTTCACAAAGAATCCAGCATTCGTCATGTATACGAAACTATCATGCATCTAAACACCATATATTCAACCATATTGGGTTACAGCAAAAGACAACAAGCGATGTATAAAGTATTTGTTACCCACATCAATCGTTTAATCAGTGATATTGGAGATGAAATAGAAACAATATCGGTCATGACTAACCCAAACGATAAAAATAAGGCGAGACTGGCATATTACATGAAAGCACAGTGCGATATGGAACAAGTATGTAATCAAATCAAGCAATGGCCAATAGAAACACACTTGCATCTTCGCAAGTTGACTGATCAGTATATCGCGAGCAGGGACATATGCGGCAATATCAAAGAATTCTTGTAAACAACATTGTAACATCATAAAAAGTAGAACTTTTCTATTTTTTATGTTAGGAAATTAGGATTGGACTTATGCGGCAAGTCTCAGACCACCAATCAGATTGGCGCCGAGACCGAAACCGGCACCACCGCGAGCAGACTCACCCATGGAAGGGATGAACACATCCAGGATAGCGAAAGTGGCGGCAGCAGTGAGGGCGATCACGATAATCTCCTCCACATTAGGCTGCTTCTTGGGGATAGCGAAGGCAGCAAGGGCGACAACAAGACCCTCGATCAGATATTTGATAGCGCGTTTAACTAGCTCAGTAAGGTCGAACATTGTATTATATTATAATGCAATATAAAAAATATTTTGAATTTCTAAATATTATGAAAACAACTAATCGAAAAAACACTTAAATAGTTCATCTTAATCTAAAGATATAGTATAATATGAGTTACGAGAAGAAACTCCTTGACGACGGGACCGAAAATCCTAAATATATTGATTTGTGCGATGAGGACCAGTCTATCGCAGGTCAGAAATTTGCCTGTATGTCTTTCGTTTCTCCTGAAAAGATTTTGAAGAAACGCGAGGTATACCTGTTTGACCAGTTTATCAAGAATTGGGAGTTTTCTAAATCTATGGAACGTTATTTTGAATTTATTCATTTTATTGCCTACAAATATAATATTAAGGTGGAGGGACTCATTGAGGATTTCAATGAGTTTGTAAAGGAGGAGTCCGATAAGTTGAAGAAGAGCGGAATTGAGGACGACTACAAGAATTTCCTAGACAAGCAGGAGGATAAGTTGAATGAGAAGTTCAGTCGTGAACATGCTTTCCAGACATCCGTGCGTGGTCTAAAGGTGCGTGGTGTTTATCCCAGTCAGGAGGAGGCCGAGGAGCGTTGCAAGAAGCTACGCGAGCAGGACCCCAATCACGACATTTACGTTGGTCCCGTAGGCACGTGGATCCCTTGGGACCCCGATGCTTATAAGACTGGTCGTGTAGAGCACATGGAGGAGGAGTTGAATGCCCTTCACAAGGAGAAGATGAAGAACGAGGAGATGGCGAAGAAGGAGTTCGAGGAGCGCGTTCGTGAGACCAAGAAGAAGGCGATCATGGAGAATATTGAGAAGGCCAAGGCGAGTGGTAATCAACTTACTCAGACGATTGACGAGGACGGCAATTTGTCTGGCGTGACTGATAATGTTGACTTTGAGTCTCGTGAAGTGTCTGATATAGAGACTACCCAACTGCGCAATGAACTGCTGGTTGCTTCCAAGAAACAGGAGGCACAGAACGGCATTGATATGATTGTGGAGGATGTCGATGAGGACGACAAAGAGTAAATTCACATTCTGGTCATCAAATAATACTTAATTTTGTTTTGTAAGTTATTCATATTTACAAAACAAATCCATCCATTTATAATTTGTTTATCATCACTTCTTTGATGACACTTCTAATAATTTTATCTTTGAATTGGCGAGTTTCCAATTCACCCATACCACCTAATATCGCTTGTGTTAATTGCACATAATCCATATTTTCCGGTGAATCAAATACTTGGTATTCCGGATGTTCATCTGTCCATTTTTTTATATTTTTGCAGTTTTTATTCGATACTTTGTCTACCAACCCTTTTAGTGTATCTTTGGTATTATTTTCTTTTGACCATTCGTCATTGTTTCGAATATATAGCGTTTCTCGCTTTACATCAGTACAGTGAAGAGGGCGTTTATATACATCCAGTTCTTGTAATTTATTCACCAAAATACGTGAAATGCCGCCGACATACCCCAGTCGACCTGTTTCAGTTAGATCTTCCATATCCAATTGCATGCTTTCAATAAATTCCGACATATTGATGGCGTCTTTGCATTGTTCGTTCAAAAAGAAATTCAAATTAAACTTCTGGTTGTTATTAATCGTATTGTTATTGATTGTATTCCCTGTATGTTTCACCGTATCAATAAGTTGTTTATGTAATCCCTGTATTTCTTGTTGTTGTTCCGTCAATAATTCTTTGAATTCCTGATTTTGTTTCAATATTTCGAGTAAATTGTCTTTGGATACCTCATTTGATACTTCTTTTACTTGTTTTTCATTCGATTGATCAATATCTGTTATAATCACTAATTGACTACACTTTTTATTATGTCTCCATAAACCAGTTCGATCCTTGTATATTTTATTACATAATTTACATTTATGCAGTGGGGATTTTTGGGGACATATATGTTGCCGATCTGTTGCTTCCGCATGCTTACGTGTGAGTAAATGTTTACTATAATCTTTTTTATTGCTCGTAATATAGTAACAATCTTTGCATTCAAAAATTATGGGGATTTTTGGGGATTTTTTTGTGGACATATGTTGCTGATATATAGCAACATAAAAATCCCCTAAATTGATTTTCGACAAAATAATAAAAAAAAGTATGCAGTCAAATAATTCACATGAAAATCAAAATCACTGCATTATGGAGTGAACCCGTTTTTTGAAAACTATTTTCCAGAAACTTTCTCACAAAAATGAAAATTGGACATTTTTAAAAATGTCCAAAAGTGCAAAAAATTCTAGAGAGTTTGAAAACAAAAAGACTCAATTTACATAGAACCATATTTTCGAACAATCATTACAATATCGATAAACACCACTACATAAATGAGGTAATCATAAGATTGGCGCTCTTTGTTTGTGATATACGACATAATATAGTATGGAATATCCTTGTGATTCTTGTTCTTATCCAATTCACATGCATTGTTATACCATTCACTAATGATGCAATTGCCGAAGATCTTCCAACCCGCAACAATGGCGAGAACATAGAATAAATGGACTTCAGGATAACCCAATATGAGAGAACCGAACCATGAATAAATAGAGACGAAGTGATGCAATGCACTTACAAGGTCTACTTTGATGCTGGGATTGTTACATTCGCTATGGAATTTATCATTTGCGAAGGATAGAAGTGCGACGAAGATAAATATAGCAAGTGGTTTGTGCATTCTATATTATTACAAAATATATTTTAGTAAATAAAACGGATACATTGTAAGCAAAATTATTATAAAATTGAAGCATATACATTATAATCTCTTATTATACACAAAATAGTAATATTCAATATAGCAAAACGACATGTTTGGTTCAGCGAACGGTATCATACAAACCAACTATGCGGAAAATTGGACGAAATGGTCGAATATACGTACAAATGTGTATAATGAAAATTTATTTATGTATATGATGAATATGTATCTTCATAAAGAAAACCAAGAACCAGCATTTCGAAACACAAATATCATGGATATATTGTTAACTTCTAATAAAAACTCATCTAAATACGAGAACCTACTCGCAATAAACAACAATCCTTTTCTATCATCCGAACAGAAAAATGAATATACGCGACTACATATTGTTACACAGCATGCGTATATGGCGATGAATAGATTTGCGTTCATATGGAAATACAAGAGAGCAGTAGTAGGTAATTCCACAGATATGATGATGAACGATATAAAAAAGGGTGACCGTGGGGTGGTAGAAGTATATCAATCTGGGTCAGTATTCCTATTTCGAACCAGTGAAGTGAACCGCATTGTTGAGAATTCTATATGCAATACTGAATATATGTTTCCAAGTCCAAAATCTGTAAAAAACCCATTTAATAATTTACCTTTTACAAAGGCGAACCTATATACAATGTATTTTGGAATGGATAAAATGTATACAACGAAAATGCCTATTATATTTTACAACTATTTTGCGTGTAATTTCAGTTTGAAGACATTTTACGAGAAAAATCAAACTATCATTCGAAACAAGGGTATAGTTGACTATTTAAAAAATACGGAAGAATCCGAATTGTACGAAGACGTGTTCGATATGTTAGATTACGTGAAAAGTTATACGAGACGTCGACTTAACTTCAATATATCTGATGAATGCTGTAAATGTTGTATTGTGAAGATAATGAAACCTTATTTGCAATTGTATTTTACCCATAAATATTCAATAAACAAATATGAGATCAAACAATCATTCTATGAATTGCGTTATAAATTGTTTCAGTTAATGGACCATAACCCGCAATTCGGAAGAAAAATTCGAACACGCTGTAATCCTGGACTCGAAAACAAAATTACTTATCGAATTAAGTATAATTTGGATCATCCTTCCAATAACCTTACTTTTGATAAACGTAAATATACCGATACGCATCTGGATGTATCGTTTGTAGACCAAGAAGACTATCCATATCAACACGAAAGTGAAGACAGTATTTCACGATTGCATACTTACAATATGTCTAATCGTTCACCAATGGTTGAGGCGATTTCGATGCAACACATTCGCTTCCATAGTAGAGACGCGAATGTATCAAATGATGAAAATTCAGTTTCGGAGACAGATTCAGATGATGAGGAGAGTGTAATTTCAGAAGGACTTGCGGATTCAACAATTGCAAACCATTCATCTGAATTGGAGGAGGGTGAATTATTGGAAGATGAATCAGAAGTAGAAGTCGGATTTGAATTGGACTTTACTGGCGATACCAGTGCGAACCAAGATGAGGTGAATCAACCCGATCTTGATGAACTTATTGAACAAGCAACCGATCTATGTCTTAGACTAGAGTCGTCGCTGGAAGAAGACGTCGAAAATTAATATCAATCCTATACTGATGTATGTATAATTTTATTTACCATTTTGTTTTCTTAACATTAATCGATACTGCACTTTTTTTCTTGTTCTTGTTAGGGTCATATTCTTCTTCGTCATCGGAACCCATATTTTTCGATATGTCCCAGAATTCCTTTGAACCTAAACGAAATTTCGGGTGGTCTTCTGCTTTGTACCAAAAAATTTGGTCGTTGAGTTTGTTCGATTTCGCATTGTTGTTAATCACCAAACATTCGTAATTTTCAGTTGTTTGGTCCATAACGGTGCAGAAAGACTCTAGGGTTGGAAACATACTAGCATAATTCTCCCAGATACGTTTTCTATTTGTTAAATAAGGTTCTCTTAAAAGGAATACGTAATCTATGTTTGTTCTCAAGTTAGGTGGGATACCCAACGGATATTGCATGGTAATAATCAGCATGATCTTCCAGTGACGACCATTCATGAATAAAAGTCGCATCATTTTGTCTCTAGACCACGAAGCATCGTATAAACAATCATCTAGAATTACAAACGCTCGTGGGTCAATCGTTGATCGATTATAGGCAGCGATTTCTTTATTCACTTGTTTTAATACTGTTTTCTGTCGTCGGAGAACATTTTCAATAAGCACCGTATTGTATTCTTCGTGTATAAATAATTTAGGGACATGTTCTGAATAAAACCCATTTCCTGCTTCTGTTCCAGATATCACAGTTCCAATTGGGATATCTTGATGATAAAATAATAGATCTCTAACCAAGAAAGATTTACCTGTATCACGTCGACCAATCATTACAATAACAGGACCCTTATTTTCATTTGGTTTGAATGTAATTTCACGCATATTGAATTTTCTCAGTTCTAACGCCATAGTATAAGTATAATACTAAATAGAAACATATTATTAAGTTTGTTTGAACGGAATTATTATTAGTTCACAATAATAAATATAAATATATTCAACTCTTATAAATAAATTCATAATATGTCTAAGTTCTCGTTGCATGTAATTGAAGACATCAGTAGAAACCTTCAAGACTTGAATACCTCTAACTTTCACAAAGGTGACAAAGAGTATCCACAACACTTAATGGAGAACATACAAGAATTTATACCTATTTATGGTCGATTTCTTAAGGATGCGAACTTGAATGTACATTCAACTATGTCCCTAAACCATAGGTATCACGTAATAAACGGCAATCAACTGTATGATACCAAAGGCAAACAGATAATAGAACAACAATTTTTTGTGAAATATTCCCCGCTGTTAGATCCACTTAGATATCTGATCGGAAAATACGACAGTTATGGAGAACAAACCCGCGTTCTACCTTCAATGGACAAAAAGCATGTGATCAGTAAATTGGATGATATGAACAACTGTGCATATACCGACGGATTTTTCTATTATTTATCGAGTCGAGTACAAGAGCAATATTATTTTCCACACGGTATTGATTATTATGGAAGTTATTTGGCGATCCAAAAGTATTACAAAATCAACGTAGAAGAAGACATGGAATACTTAAGTGGTTCTCAGTTTTTTAACGAAAATCTGAATAGACGGTTTGTTTTAACAAATAGTGAATATGAAACATATGGGGGAACTTGTAAAAACAAAGATCCATTGAAGATTGCAAAAACATTGAAGCATAATTTGACTTTGTGTTCGCTCGAAGACATCTCAATGAACCAGACAAGCGATAGTGAAGAACATGAAAATGAACTTATATACGAGAATGCAGAACATATGCACAATACAACACAGACATCTGATGCAAGTACTGAGACAAGTGAAACAAACAGTTCCTTAAATTATAGTAGTGGAACAAGTGAGGTTGAGAATGAAGACGAATGGGAAACGGAAGATGAAACAGAAGAAGATGAAAGTTCATCATATTCTTCCATCGAAGAGACGCATGCAATTATATACGACTATCCTGTGCAAGTAATCTGTCTCGAAAAATGCAACAATACGCTAGATAATCTCTTTGAAAATAATCAAGTAAATGAGGAAAAGGGGGCATGTATATTATTCCAAATAGTGATGATTCTATTGTGTTATCAGAAAGTATTTCATTTCACGCACAATGATTTGCATACAAACAACATTATGTACAACGAAACGGAGGAGAACCACTTGTACTATAAATACAAAAATCAATACTACAAAGTCCCCACTCACGGCAAATTATTCAAACTAATTGATTTTGGAAGAAGTATATATAAATTTGAAGGTACTACATTTTGTAGCGACAGTTTTGCCGCATCTGGAGACGCATCTTCACAATATAATTGTGAACCATACATGAACGAAGACAAACCGCGCATCGATCCAAACATGAGTTTTGATTTGTGTAGATTAGGATGCTCTATTTATGATTTTATTATACACGACGACGACGAAAAAAACTACAATCAATTACAAAAAACCATTCAACGATGGTGTACGGACGATAACGGAAAGAACGTATTATATAAAAAGAACGGAGACGACCGTTATCCGAATTTTAAATTGTATAAAATGATTGCTCGTAGTGTGCACACACATACCCCAGAAGAACAATTAAAACAAGACTATTTCAAACAATTTGCTTGCGAGAAACCGAGTGAATCGTGCGAAATTATTGATATAGACGGTATGGTGTATCATGGATAAAATTCAAAAATTAAGTGATATTGAATTTTATTCTCCCAACCCAATATAAGTTTCTAATGTAATTTTCCTCAAGTCTTCTTGTATATAACTGGGCATTGTTTCTATAAATTCATCTAATATTGTTTGTGTTAAGTTATGTCCTCTTGATAATTGATGTAAAATTTCATATGAATTTGGAACTTTATGTTTTCGTAAGATAGTCTGTAATCCCTCAGACAAAACTGATAAATTATCATATAATTCACTTTTTATTACATCTTTATTTATTTCTATTTTTAATAATCCTTTTAACGTAGAGTCATACGAAATTAATGAATATGATAACACAGACCCTATATTTCTTAAAATTGTGCTATCTGTTAGGTCTCGTTGTAATCTTGATATTGATATTTTACGTGTAATACCTTCTATTAGAGAATTCGCAATACATATGTTTCCTTCGCTATTTTCAAAATTAATTGGGTTTACTTTTTGTGGCATAGTAGATGAACCTATCTCTGTTGCTATTTTTTGTAATTTTAAATAATTCTTGGAAATATACAACCAACAATCTATATTCAGGTCATTTACAATATTATTTATTGTTTTTATTTGATTGAAAATATTACATAAATTATCATAATTACTAATCTGTGTGGTATATTGCTCTCTTTTCAATCCAATATTTTCAATAAAATTATTTGAAAACAATACCCAATCTATATTTGGATAAGCAGCATAATGTGCGTTTAGATTTCCAACCGCACCACCGAATTTGGTGGTAAAATTCATATTTTCAAGAATAGTTAATTGTTCTTTAATTCTGTAACAAAATACGAATAATTCTTTTTTCATAGTTGTTGGAACTGCTGGTTGTCCGTGAGTAAAACCAAGCATAACATCATCCTCTGTATTATATGTAAATGTAGCAATCGCATGTTCTATTTTTTTGATTTCAGGAATAATGCAAAATATCAATCCATTTTTCAACGATAATATGTTTGCACTTGTATTAATATCTTGTGATGTAATTCCAAAATGAATAAATGTACTATAATCTTGTAAATCTATTTCAATAAATTTATCGCGTATAAAGTACTCCAAAGCTTTAATGTCGTGTTTTAACATTTCTTCGTACGTTTTTATTTTTAAGTAATCTTCCTTACTAAAAATTTCCCATATTTTGATAATATTACTTTTAATATTTGGTTCCCTTATTGTTTGTAATTCTGGTAGTATATCTATCAATGCAATGAAATACATTAATTCAACGTATAATCTGTATTTAAAAAAACTAAATTCAGAAAAATATTTGGATAATACACAGGTTGTTTTTTCATATCGTCCATCGATTGGTGAGATATTATCCATAATAATATTATAATAATTTATTTAAATTTTAATATTGTAATTTATGTATACACAATGGAACAGTCATACATACGTCATTTTCTAAAAAGAGATAAGAAACTTGTATATGCGATTCAGAAACAAGAAGAATGGCGTCAAAAACAGATCGATACATATTATCGCACAGGACGACCGCTGTATTTCAAGGACAAGAAAATTATTGAATAAATTCATAATCAATCTATTCAATAATTAGTACACAATTTACGTCATATATGTTTGTTTGAATTCTTCCACACTCATAATCGGAATATTCATTTCTTTCGCTTTGTTGATTTTATTGGATACTTCTTGTGTATTCTTGGTAATCACTGCTAAAATACCTTTCTTAACATTGTCGACCAATTCACCACCATTATTTTTTAGAGCAGCAATAATCTCCGCATCTCGAACCTTCGTCATGACTACTTGTTGATTGTATAGTGGATGACTTGTATTGACGCTTTTCTTAGGAGAAGGACTAGACACCTTTTCACGTAATTTATATTCCAATTGCGTATCTTTTAAGAATTTTATAAATGCATCCATATTTGCTACAAAACTAGTTGCATTCTCTTTCCCAATGCCGTTTATAGTTTGTAATTTGGATACTTTGGATTGTTTAGATTCAGATGAAGTCAAAATATCAGGGAAAGTATTCATAATGGGTGCAATTTTTCGTTCACCTAATCCACGCCCAAGCATATTAGACGCCACCATAATTTGAACAAGAGTAGCATTGTTCACCTTATCTCGGATACTTGTATATACCTTTTCCGCCATCTTTTCTTTGAACCCTTCTACTTTTCCGAAATCTTGTTTGGTCATGCGTAATATTTTGGGAATAGTATTGTAACCAGATTTCATAATACGCTTTACATTTCCACTGGATAAACTTTCTACTTCTAATGTGGTAAAGAAATTGGTAATACGCTTTTCGATCAGTGTCTCATTTGTATCAAAATTATCAATCATGATATCAATATGAGTACTATTCCATGTATACGGGATGTTCGGCATTTTCGGTGTTTCGGCAGGAGTAATAACAGATTTAATATATGGAATTACATCACCACTACGTATGATCTCAATGATCGCCCCTACACCGATTTTGTTCGATTCAATAAAGTTACCGTTAAATCCAGTTGCGTGTTTAATCGTGACCCCTCCTAACTTGATCGGTTCGATTTCTACACGGGGTTTCAAATAACCAGTTTTACTCACATTCCATTCCACGTCAACTACCTTTGCCTCTGCAACCTGGTCAGAAATAACCATTTTAAATGCGAATGCATGCTCTGGATTTTTGTTTGTGCGAGGATAGATATGATCATCACCTACAATGATTCCATCAATCTCGTATATGTGATTGGTTCTCCAATCCACTAATACGGACGATAAGTATTCATTGGTAATAGTTGGTTGCGACACATGTTGAACAACCTGAAAAGACAATTCTTCCAACTTTTTCATTTGTGAACTGGGTTTCAATGATGGAACAATCATTTCATACGCAACAAAATCCAAATCGCGAATTTTAGTATCGACTTGTTTGCTGTTGATAATACCAGAAACCATATTGCGAGGATTTGCAAACGAATGTTTATACTTTTGGTCAAATGTCTGTTTTTTAATAATAAATTCACCACGAACCGCAATATTGGTCACCTTGGGCAATTTCAAATAAGGAATCAAATGAGATATATCTTGACCAATCTTACCATCGCCTCGAGTGTACAACTTAGGAGTGCTTCCTTGTGTAGTATACAACCCACTTACACCATCCAATTTGCAAGACAATACATAAGGACCACCATATTTCCTTTTCCATTTGTCAAGAATATTCGTATCTGGTTTGATTTTGTCCATAGAAGGCATATTGAACGGAAGTTCAACTTTATTTCGACCAACAGGAGCACCAATTTGTTGTAAGGCGGTGTTTTTTGCGTATTTGCTTTCTGCATACTCTTTGACAATATCAAATTCGTTATCAGACAACAATGGATTATTCGAATTATAATACGCGTCATTTGCTTGTGTAATAATTTCCATTATAGTTTCTTCATTGAGTTTCTTCAAAACAGACATTCCATTTTGTTTAAAATCCTGAATATAATTGATAATACTCTTATCTATCATGGACGTACTTGTGTTATCTTTCGAGATCTTTTCAACAAAAGAACGACCATCAATACGTTTATCTGGCGGCACATACACCAAATTTAGTTTGTCGAATATATCCTTTTCCATGACTACATCATTATATACTATTTTTTGCTGATTCAGTTTATTTGTAAAACCATGTTCATTCATAGACATTCCCATCCTCAATGCATGTGCACGCATCGCTGTGTTAAAATCCTTACTTCCGGTGAAGTACAAAATTGCGAAAGGATATTCTTTTCTCGTAGTAAACATAAAATCAACGCGTCGGGCTTTCGAGCGAGGGGTTAACTTTGCTACAACCAAACATTTGGTATCGCCTCTAGATAGGACCTCAATAATCATTTTTTTCGAAATAAGTTCGTCGAGTACTCTATGAAACACGGAACGGTCATCAGACGTAATAATAATATCAATATCGCCAGAATTAGTTGCGCCTCTGCGATAACTTCCCACAACTTCATAATAAGTAGGACTATTCTCGGACACTTTTTTGAATGTTTTCATCAACTCACAATCATATTTGGCGATTTCGTTTCGTGGAATACGTTCCAAAATATCTTCATAATATTTCAATCCAATACGTTGAATATTATTCAATACGAGATCTTGTTTCTCTCGAAGTTCTTCAATCGAACGTATATGATGCTGTTTCACCAATTCTTCTGCCTTTTTCGGTCCAATTCCATAGACATTTGTAAAAAGAATTAACGGGTCGTTTTGATACTGCTCTAACAATGCAACCTTACCAGTTTTGGTATACTCTTCTAGTCTATCATAAATGGTTGCACCTATGGTAGGTGTATTTTTCAATTGCTCAACACTTTTGATGTCGTCGCCTATACTCTGAATGGTATCGCGAGCACGATTGTATGCTCGTGCTTTCATGACGTCACCTGTTCTTGCTGTGAAATCAGATAATTTACCTAATACATTTGAAAAATCCTGATTCCATGACCGATTACGTGTAATAGGACTCATGATAGTACCTAGAATATATAAATACGATAGAAATATTTATATATATTTGTATTATTGTTTAAGTGTGTTTAGAACTCGGGTTCTCCAGTAAATACCTGCGTATCATTAGGACTGAACGACTTGGTATTCGTCATAACGTTCATAAAATCCGATACGTTTCCTTGCAACATAAACCCTGCGAATAAACCAACAAAACTAGACAAAAACACAACCACCGACTCACGCAATACATTTCTGAACGGTTTCATCTGTTTGTCTACATACTTCATCTCTACTATCTTGGTAAAGATATACAACACAGATATAACAAGTGAAAGAACCAATAACTTTTCCATAGCAAATATAATTTGTTAGTTTATAATTAATTATATTTCAAAACGCACTTAATACAATTCTTCCACATCATTCAAAACAATTTTTGTGGGATCCAAGCGAGAAGTTTCTTGTTCGTCTAAAACATCAAAATCGGTGAGTTGCAAATTCTTCGTATCAATCTTAAGTTTTTCATCATCATCATCGTCGCTCCCATACATGCTATTTTCCATCGCACGAGAAGTACTTAACTCCTCTAATTTTTCAATGGATTTGGGTGCATCCACTTCGTTTACGTGGTTTACTTCGTCTAAAACTGAATCGATGTCGTTAAATGAAAGTGTTGTTACTACCTTTTCATCAGGGTTTATATCTTGAATAGTTTGGGTCATCACAGGTGCCTCCTCCTCAGGTTCAGGCAAAGGTTCACGCTCACTCTCGACAGTGTCGACCATATTTGCGGTAATATTATTCTTCTGAACATCCGCATCATCGTCTTCTTCTGGAGTATCGATTGTCTCTACAATAACTTCTTCCTCGTGTTCAATGCTTTCGTCCATATAGGCACGAATAATCTCTTCTGTGGGAATACTTTCGCGAATTACATTCATAATAGATTCTTGAACAATCATTTCTAGTTCACGATTGTTCTTTTGTAACTGAAGAGGAGCAATATTTTTTTCAAACAAATACACATTCGAATACAGTTTGCGTGCAACGGAGATGTATACTTTGTGAATGAAATTATCTAACTTGGGAATAGTGATATCAATCTTCTTTTGTTTGTTTCCAACACGAATGCAGGTCAAAATTTTAAGTTGAATAATATGCACACAAGTGATCAAATCTTCTAAATAATCACAACCACTTTTCTCTACAATGCGCACGCGTTCTTTCTCAATGATTTCATTGTTCCATTTGGGAACACGTGAAAGCAAATTCTGAAAAGTCATCAAGTATTTGTTCGCTTCATCATTTTGAATGCATATTTTCCATGCCTCGCTGAAAATAGAGCGAACCCCATCCGCTACTAGGGGTGTAAAAATACTCACCAGTCTACTACACCACTCATTCCTCGACTCATTTAAATTGGAAATCACGAAGTCGTCCATTATTATATTGAACTAATACTTTTTATATCTTTATTCGAACGCAAAAATATATAATCAAATACATACAACATCAATAGTTTTTCAGATCGATACTCTGATTTGATTTTATGAAAACATATTTGCGCAGATGCTAAAGAACCTTTGTCTAAACTCGAATACTCAGATAACCAGTTCATAATATCTAAACAAGAAAAACCATGTTCATAAATTTCATTGGACAAAGAAGCAAAATGGGAATGTTCATATTCGTGATCAAAAATATGTCGCATCTTTTCATGAAACCACTCATAATGAAGGTTGTTGGTCTGTAATTGGTGTGTTTGAATACGAAGTTGATGCAAATTTTGTATATGTCCATTATCATCTATTGGTTCTGGTACATATATCTCACAAAACCTCGATAAAATTGGGATCATTAGTCGCTGTTTGTTTTCTACCACCACGAAAAAACGTGTATTATGACTAAAAAGTTCGATACATCTTCTTAAAGCGGATTGAGCATCGCTTGTAAGAAATTCGGCATTGAATAATACAATCGATTTGAAATATATATTTTCATTCAATTGAATATTCGTTTTGGCGAAAAATTTCAAGTCCTCGCGTATGAATTTTATGCCTTTACCGTGCGCACAATTCACATATAAGACATTTTTGCGTATCTTTTTCTTATCATTGTCATAAATATTCTGAATGAAATTTTTCAAAATGGTTTTCTTGCCTGTACCACTATTTCCATGAAAAATAATATGAGGGATTTTCTTGGTTTTTTGAAAATAGTCTAATTTTTCGTATATTTTATGATGTGGGTTCATTAGATAACATTGGTCGAATTGTTTATTTAACTTTGTTTAATTATATTTAATTGCTTGGTAAATAAATATCGTTCTTCATTCATGGTTTTTCTACAAATATTGCAATGCAAACAAGCAATTTCTACATTATCGTGATTATGTCCGTGCGAATTGTCCCGTCTCTCTAGCGACCATTGTTTGTTATCTCGTACATATTCATATAATATCAGTACGGGTTCTCTGCAATAATAGCAAGTGTTCTTACATGTGTGCAATAATTCAATGACCTTGGGCAATGTAATGAATTTATTTTCGTCATACAATTTTTTTTTGATATCTTGCTGGTAATATCCTTGTATTTTTGCTTTGATTTGGTTCTCAATAACTGCGTGAATATGCCTGGTTCGTATAGCATCGCAAGGTTGTGATGTATCATAGAGAGTATCTATATATCCACGTTGCATTTCATTTGTTAATTCGGTTTCATCAAAATTCCATTGTTTGCGTTGAGTCACTTTCCTTTTCTCTTTCTCTTTGTTCTCAATTTTCTTTTTGCCTGTGGATTGATTATTCTGAAAATTCGATCCAGTTTCAGGTAAAATGATACGCTTTAATTGAGACTCCATACACAAAGAAGTTATATTAAAAAAACTAAATAAACATACCTACCTATATTATATAGAAGAAGATGTCGAACTATACATCTTCAAATGAAGATATTTCAAAGAATTTTATTAAGACGCTGGAAGAGGATGCAAATAATGCAATGAAGTTGAAACCTCCACCATCGTGGAATAAACTGGATAAGATTACAAAAAAAAACAAACTATTCTGTTACGCTGAAAAGTTTGCTCTCGAAAACAAGTACAACGCAAGTGAATTGAAAATGTTAAAAATGTTTTTTCTGAAAACACTTGAAAAGGGAAAATTAAATAAAATAAAGGAAGTCAACTATTCGGTCGAAACGCAGGATATTCTATCGATACCAGGATTATTTTTTAATCAAACTACCAAAAACTTCACATTGAGAAATATGGATCCAAAACACGTATCCACATTAAAATCATTACCGTCTAAAAATGGGAAGCAGAAAATTGAATAAGTAAATATTATTTGTATAAACAATATAATAGGAATATACTATCATATTGTAATGAGTTCCCCCCCTAATATGACGAATAACGATAATAACGATAATAATGATAACGCCGACAACAAAATCAACATTCAGTTCAACGCTGATATTCGAAACTGGTTCGATAGTGATGTACCAAAGACAGAGGCATTGAACTGGTTTGACCGATTTTCAAACGATGATCAAGTTGAACTTACTACAACCGTATGTGAATGTGTTGATGAATATATCAAAGAACATGCGGAAGATATGCAATCCTCCGCGTTTGCAGTTGATATATGCTCGGAAATAACCGATCTGATGATGGATACTTGGAAAGAAGGCGACATATGCGACGATGACGATTATGACGATGTCCGTGATTTGGTGGAGCAAACATATGAAAATTATAGCGACTACATGAAAATTCCAAACTATTGCGATTCATATAATGTATATAAACTAGATGAATTGACCTATGACGACAAACTACAACTACTCAGAAAAATTACAGGTCTTCAAAGTCAGTCACAACCTTCACAGAAAACAGTAGAATGGTATGAATTCAGACACAATTTGTTGAGTGCAAGTAACATTTGGAAAGCATTTGGTACCCAAGCACAAGTAAACAGTTTGATATATGAGAAATGCAAACCGATAAAAGAGATTATCCGCGATTATTCGTGTGTAAGTATGTCAAATTCTCTACAATGGGGAATTAAGTATGAATCGGTGACTATGATGATTTACGAAGATATGTATCAGACGAAAGTGGGCGAGTTCGGTTGTTTGCAACACAAGGAACACAAGTTTATCGGAGCATCCCCCGATGGGATTAATGTAGAACACACAAATGCTCGTTTTGGACATATGGTTGAAATTAAAAATATTGTAAACCGAGAAATTACTGGAATACCAAAGAAAGAATACTGGATACAGACACAAATGCAGATGGAGGTGTGCGAATTAGACAAGTGCGATTTTGTAGAAACTCGTTTCAAAGAATACGAGAGTGACGTAGCATTTTACGAAGACAATACCCACGAGTATAAGGGTGTGATGTTGCAATTTATGAATACCCAGATGGCGGATGGTTTTCCTGTTTATACGTATATGCCGTTGTCTCATGATTTGACCAAAGAGTCTATTCAGGAATGGATAGACGATCAGAAAAAGACGCAATCGAAGGAAGATAATGTTCTAACCAATATTATTTATTGGTACTTAGACGAATATTCATGTGTAATTATTGAACGAAACCGAAAATGGTACGAAGCAGTGCTCCCAAAGATAAAAGAGGTATGGGAAACGATTTTGAAAGAGCGCGTAGACGGATATGACCATCGTGCTCCCAAAAAGCGTTCACCAAGTATCGTAGTCGACACTGAGACGGGTGAAAGTCAAGTGCTGAACGAGAATGGCGAACCAACAAAAAGAGTGTGTTTAGTCAAGTTGGAAAATATTGAAGATTTTGATAAGTAGGCAAGTTGATATAAAAAATGATATAGACATGTTTTTTTATATAATGTATATTCATAGAATATTCATTATATATGTCGAATATTGCGAACGAATCCACGCCCAACATGGAAAAAGATGAAGAGATGCTGGTAACAAAGCGTGATGGTAATACAGAAGTAATTGCATTTGATAAAATCTTGAAAAGAATACGTACTCTTGGAAATGAGGCGAATATAAAAATTAATTATACTTCACTGGTGATGAAAGTCATTGACCAGATATACAACAATATTTCAACCACAAAAATTGACGAATTGTCTGCGGAACAGTGTGCGTCCATGTCCACCATTCACCCCGATTATAACGTACTCGCAGGACGCATTGTCGTATCCAATCATCATAAAAACACGAGCGCTTCTTTTGTAGAAGTTATGAACCAACTATATACGTTCAAAGACAAACATGGTGTAACATCACCCCTTGTATCCAAGGAATTGCATGATATTGTGAATGAACATGGAGAAGCATTTGAAAATATGATCGATTACAACAACGATTATTTGATTGATTATTTCGGGTTTAAGACTCTGGAGCGAGCATATTTAATGAAACTCAATGGTAAGATTATTGAGCGTCCACAGCATATGTGGTTGCGTGTAAGTATTGGTATTCACGGAAACAATCTAGAAAAAATCAAAGAAACGTATAACTACATGTCAAGTAAGTATTTCACCCACGCTACGCCGACTCTTTTTAATGCGGGCACCCCTCACCCGCAACTATCGTCTTGTTATTTGATTTCGATGGAAAACGACAGTATCGATGGTATCTATAACACATTGAAAGACTGTGCGCTCATTTCGAAGTGGGCCGGTGGTATCGGTCTACATATTCATAACATTCGTGCATCTGGAAGTCACATCCGGGGTACAAACGGATCATCGAATGGTATTGTTCCCATGCTTCGTGTATTTAATCATACCGCCAAATATGTCGACCAAGGGGGTGGAAAAAGAAACGGCAGTTTCGCTATGTACTTGGAACCATGGCATGCAGACATCGAGGCATTCTTGGAAATGAGAAAGAACCACGGAGAAGAAGATTTGCGTGCACGTGACTTGTTCTATGCTCTTTGGACACCGGATCTCTTTATGGAACGTGTGAAGAGTGGAGGGGATTGGACATTGATGTGTCCAGACGAATGTCCCGGATTGTCTGATGTTTATGGAGAGGACTTCAAAGAACTGTATGAAAAATACGAAAGCGAAGGAAAGGGTCGCAAAACGATGAAGGCACGTGACCTCTGGTTCCAAGTATTGGATGCACAAATGGAGACCGGTACTCCTTATCTGTTATACAAAGATTCAGTCAACAGGAAGAGCAACCAGGCGAATTTGGGTACGATTAAGTCGTCGAATTTGTGTTGTGAGATCACCGAATATTCGAATTCCGAAGAAACTGCCGTATGCAATCTTGCGAGTATCGCCTTGCCTGCATTCGTGAAATTGGAAGATGAAAACAAGATAAAATTTGATTTTGAGGAATTGCATAAGGTGACCAAGGTTGTGACGAACAACCTGAATAATATTATTGATGTGAATTTCTATCCCACCGATAAGACCCGCAGAAGCAATATGCGTCATCGTCCAATTGGTATCGGTGTGCAAGGTCTAGCAGATGTATTCTTCAAGATGAACCTACCATTTCATAGCGACGAGGCAAAGCAACTCAATAAGGACATTTTCGAGACCATGTATCATGCTGCAGTGGAACAATCCAATGAAATTGCGATTGAGAGATACCATGCTGTGAAGGAGAATTCTGCAGACAATCTATTCAATGAATACGAACAACCTCTACTTGATGCTATCCAGGACAATGCAACCACGGTAGGAAGCTATAGCAGTTTTGTTGGTTCACCCATGTCGAAGGGTATTTTCCAATTTGATATGTGGAAGGTCACCCCTAGCACTCGCTATGATTGGGATGCTCTTAAAGAAAGCATTATGAAGTATGGAACTCGCAATTCACTGTTGATGGCTCCTATGCCGACTGCATCTACATCCCAGATTTTGGGATACAACGAATGTATTGAACCAATTACTAGCAACATTTATAGTCGCCGCACAATCGCCGGTGAATTTGTCCTCGCAAACAAATATCTAATGAATGACTTGATCAAACTCGAATTGTGGAACGAGAAGATGAAGAACAACATTGTTGCAAACAAAGGCTCAATACAACATTTAGATGCTATTCCACAGGAAATTCGCGACAAATACAAGACGGTTTGGGAAATGCCGATGCGCCATTTGATTGATATGGCGGCAGACCGAGGGGCGTATATTTGCCAGAGTCAAAGTCTGAATTTGTGGTTGGAAGACCCGAATTATTCCAACTTGACGTCTATGCATTTTTACTCTTGGTCAAAGGGATTGAAGACCGGCATTTATTATCTGCGTCGTCGCGCTAGACACCAGGCACAACAATTCACAATTGAACCCGAAAAGGCACAAATCGTGAATCCAGTTGAAGACGTGGAAGACGAGATATGTGAAATGTGTTCCGCATAAAAACAAAATATATATTTAGTATATACGATTATATACTTAATATGACTGAATTGATACAGCGACAATCATTATTGATGAAAGAAACAGACAGCGACACATATATGTTGTTTTCTTTACACAAAAATGAACTTGAACAATTTGTATTGAACCAGGACAACCAAGATACAAATGCATTAGTCGATAAATTGATTGAGAAGTTGGGCAATGAACCTGATGTACAACATTTTGATATAGGCAAATTAAAAATAGGTGCGATCGAGAGCATAAATGATGTATTAAACGAATTCAAAAATAAATTGTATCAAATCGATTTTCAGACATTATTGATTGACCAATTATCTACCTGTTTTCCAGAAATCAATGCAGAAGCAAATTTGGATAATCTCAGATTCACCCACTATGGTTTGTTTTCATACAAAAGTTGTTTGAATTATTTGCGTTATTTAATCATTGGTCTGAACAGTTCTTCATCTGAAGATGAAATGCTTTATCCTTATTCATTTATGAGTATTGAAAAACAAAACGCAAGTGAGATAGTGAAAACAAAACAAAACCCCAATGCCGCATGGGAACCAACCGATCACTATTTTATTTACAATGTGTGCAAAAGTCATAAAATCAATAAAAAGGGTATCTGTACCCATATGTTGAATATATTTTCGAACAGTGAATATGCAGAAAAACCATTGTTTTTATTTGTGGACAGTGAGAACAAAGCAGCGATGAATTGTTATACTAAAAATCAATTTCAAAAAGTGGAAGATATCTTTTCAGGTAGAGACGGACGTCCAGTCGGGGTCAAGACGCAGGGTAAGAACGATATTTACATGTGTCGTAATAAACAAGCGATGAAATTGTCTTTTATCAACGGCGACGATAATACGATTGAATATGAATTGATGCCGATTGGTTCTTACCGGATTTCACTGATTGCTCATGGTGCAGTTGATTTAGACCCTACTATGGTTTTTGAAGAGAAATTTAATATGCTTGACCACTACAAACAATATTTATTTCCATTTAAAAATATGCAATATTATGCGAAATTGGGCGGCGGCGTATCATTAATGTCGCAAGTTGATGAAACTAACGCGATTTACGACGTGTGTTATGATACAGTTGTTTCAAATTATAAAGACGAACCTACAAATCAGATTGTGTCTACTATGCCGATGATTTTTCACGGTTTCAAAAAAGATGATCCTAAAAGTAGGGAAAATTTCATCGGTTTGTATGATTGTAACATGAAACGTCGTATCAAAGAAAACGTAGAGTTATTTGGTAAGGACAACGAGCAGGTAATTCATTTGGACAATTTGATGCAAATCATATATGTCTATTGTAACGAAAACGAGGTTTCATTTGAAAATGTTGAAATAAAAATATTTGCTTGCCGTGGTTTTTGCCCTGTAGGTGAATTTGCTCCAGTAGCAATGAATGGTGGAGACAATGAGAATATAACCACACAGTTGGAAAGTGTAAAGCACTACGAATCTATGGACAAAAACCAATTCTTCGAATATTTGAAGAAGGAAATGTCTACTTGTCCTTTGCAAAAAAAGGGAGGAAGAAAAAATAAGAAGAAAGCAACCAGACAATACAAGAAGATATCGTCCAAGAACAAAACACGCAAGCATAAAAAATATACATAATACACACGTTTCTCTTTTGATAACTACATAATCACTTTGTATACGTATTTATCAAACACCAAGATTGGTATCCACGTAATCGTGGACCATTTTCAAATAGCATTGCAAACACACCAATACGTCCATCATCGAATTGTGCAATCCTTCCACCTCTTTGTTATCGAACAAGTGCTTGTACAATTCAATCAACTTGGGGTTCTTTTTGTAAGGTCGTCCACCTTCAAATTTAGAGGGGAGTGTAATGTTGCACACGTCTTTACCATTCGCCATTGTGCAATAAGTCCGAATGTTCTTGCTCTTCTCAAAATAAGTATTGAAAAGAGCCAAACATTCCGGATGATCCGTTTGAATGGACTCGCGATGACGTTCCATTTCAACCATCATCATCTGTTTATCAAACCCGATATTGTGAGCAATGATTTTACTCGAAGTAGAATAATGTTTATAAAATGTTTTTAGCGCGGAAAGCATATCCACTCCATTGTCCAGTTTTTCTCGCGATACGCCAGTCAGTTTCTTGACTTCCTCCGACAAAGGAATGCTTGCATCAATATTGATATACGAATCGAATTTATACACTATCTCTTTTGCTTCACAATCATACACGATATAACTCAGTTGTGTGATGTAAGGATAATTTTTGATATGACCGGCATCTTCTCCACGAGGAGGCAAACCAGTGGTTTCCGTATCAAATACCAGTACGCGATTACTCTTTTCCATAGTTGTTGTTCTGTTGTTGTTACTATTAGAAGAAATGGAATATTCAATCAATTTTACGCAATATTATTGGTCTGTCCGAAAATCAAATAAAGATTCTTTTCTACATGAATGTAAGAAACTGGATGACGTCCATTGGAGCGTCTCCTCTACAAGCAATATATGAGACAATAACTTATCCATATCCATTGATACGCTCTTATGAACCGAGTTCAGCGAGTGTAGCATATTTCAATGGAAAATATTACTTGAATACTCGATACGTAAATTATTGGTACACGTCAGAAGGTTTATTTGGAACCAACGACTTGATTGGAAGCATCAAAACCAAAAATGTGGTAAGTGAATTGAATTCCACGCTTGTTCCAATCGATTATCAAGAAATGGACGAAACGTTAATCGAATTTGAATCCAAATGGAACAGATGTTTTGGATTGGAAGATATTCGGTTGTTTGTGTTTAACGCAAAATTATATTATTTAGCGACCAATGTAAATTATACACACGATTCGGTGAATACTCTGATCATGGGGGAATATGATCCAGAAAACCGTATATATCGAGACAATCATTTTTTATATTCCCCATACAGACGTACGATGCAGAAAAATTGGATACCGCTTGTATGGAAAGAGGAATTGTATTTTATTTATAAATGGTTTCCATTGGAAATCGGGAAATTGGATGAAAAACACACATTAGTGATAGACAAAACTTTTCCTATTCAAGAACCGGCATTTCGCGACACTCGGGGGTCATCTAATTTTGTAGAATATAGGAACTATTTAGTGGGAATAGTACATTATTCGATTAACGGTGAACCTCGAAAATATTTCCATCGTTTTGTTGCTTTGGATAAAGAAACTCTGAAACCCGTCTCATATACAGATGACTTTGTTTTCTTTCGCAACGGCATTGAATTTTGTTTGAGTTTAGCGATTATAGATGCAGAATATGTGTGTTGGATTTCGCGTATGGACCGTGAACCCTTGATGTTGAAGTTGGATATGGAGAAAGTTATTTTTACGCATACATTTCAACTGCAATAAAATATGGAAGTATTATATAATACGAATTCATTAGATATGGCGTCATATATGCCGAATATTAGCGACGTGACTAAACCCCATTTCACTTTCATTTTAAACCAAGATTCTTCGATCGCACAAGTTAAAACCCCGAAAGCGAACATAACCAACGTTCCAAAAGACTTGAAGGTTGATACAAATATTGACGATATTAAGAAGTTTTTTGAAGAGGAAGTTAAGAAACTAGAAGAACAAAAAACCGCCAAAGAGGCAGCTGTAGAGGCTGCTAAGACTGCTAAGGCCGCTGTAGTAGCAGAGCAAACGGCAGAGCAAACGGCAGAGCAAACAGCAGAGCAAACAGCAGATCAAACAGCACAGCAAACAGCACAGCAAGGTAACCAAAACTCGATGGAAGGCGGCAAAAAGAAACGCAAGACCCAAAAGAAGCGTAGAACCAGACGCAATCGCAAGAACAAGAGAAATACTTCCAAAAAGTAAGTTTAGTAATTTTTCATAAATAAGTTGTTAGATAAACCACAACTTATGTATGTGTATAATATAAGAACCTATGCCACCAAAAACAAGGAGAAAGAATAATACCCAAAAAGTAAAAAAACGCCCGACTGGAAGAAGAACGAAAAATACTACTTTCAAAAACAAAGTGTTCAAAGGAGGAAAAAGAAAATCATTAGGTGATGCATTAGGAGAAAAACTTACATCAGAATTTATTGAAAATTTAGTTGAACATCCCAATAAATTACATTCGATTCAAATAGAATATTGTTCAGACAATAATTTTGTAGTGAATACAAATAAACTATTTGATACGCCTTACGATTTTCAAGGATTCTCACCGACAGATACCAATATGGAATTCAAAAATATGGACGACTTCACTATACCAGATGATTTACAAGTTGGAAAACAATTAGAAATTGTAATGTATGCAAGTGAAGAAGGACCCATCATGTATGGAACCCGTATACAAGGAAATACAAAGAAACCAAAAGGACAAAATACTCAAACGTATCATGAACAAAGTTGTGCTACTGATAAATTACCAATAATTTATAGTGTTCATGAAATTACTACACCAGAGAATATAGCAAGTAAAACTGATTTAACTCCTGTTATTAATGCACGCCCAGGAGAAGAAGAGAAACAAATGGAAAGCTTAGAAGATGCGACTGATATTGCGCAAAGCATGGCGATTGAACCGTATGATGTTAGTAAAGATTTAAAAGATAAACTTGCACACGAGGCACGTATAAGAGCAGAAGAAGAAGAAAAAGAAAAAGCAGCATTGAAAATACAGAAATTTGTTAAACGTAAACAACAAAAAGCAGAAGAAGCAGAAGAAAATGAAGAAGAAAATGAAGAAGAAAATGAAGAAGATAATGAAAAAGCAGCATTGAAAATACAGAAATTTGTTAAACGTAAACAACAAAAAGCGAAAGAAGCAGAAGAAGATAAATTTGGAGAAGAAGAAGAAGAAGAAGAAGAAGAAGAAGATAAATTTGGAGAAGAAGCAGAAGAAGATGAATCTGGAGACCTACCATTAGATATGGATTTAAACGCTACACTGAAAGAGATGGATGAAGACGATTATGAAATTTTTAAAACAGTTAATGATGAAAAAGCACAATATGACAATATGGTCACTATTATTCAAAATACCATTGATCAATTAACTAAGATAGACAAGGGCAAGTCAAAATACAGAGATGAGAGTGACTATAAAATTCCTTTGGATCTTATTGATGGTAAATATAAGACCATGATACAGCATATACCAAAAATTAATATGGATGAAATATATAAGAAGACTATATTGGGAGTGTTAAAAGATAACTATGAAAGATTGTTTATGGTCGGTAAACATGCGAGTATGTTCGGAACATGGGAAGGTAATTTTAAAGACAAAATTCTAGATAGCATAATAATATTGACCAATCTAAAAAATTTTTTTAGAACATCAGATGAACGATATTTGACAAATTTTGGAAAATTGGAAGGACGGCATAATTATGCAAAAACGGTAGGTGGTCGTAAAACTCGCAAGAGTAAACGTAAAACCAAACAGAGAAAAACGAAGAAGCGAACTAGAACATAATAATTGGAAAACAAATTACCTACATAAAGTAATTTGTTTGTATATGTTATATCAGATAATAAACGATGAGTAGTAATAATCAATCGCAGAAAATAGATGAATTTGATAGATCTAATTTAGAAAAACAGATTAAAGAACAACTACTTAAACCGATTCAGTATGCCTATGCTAAAAAAAAGATAGATGATAAAAAAATAGTAGATGATACAAAAAAAAATTCCAAAATTATGAGTTTGTTGAAATCGGAAGCAGAAATACCAGTAGCAGAAGCAGTAGAAGCAGAAGCAGATGAAAATGCAAAAGCAGAAGCAGTAGAAAAAGTAATACCACCACCAGCACCAGCACCGGGTGATGAGGGTCCAACTGCTTCAAGAAAAGGAACAAAAAATTCAGAAGAAGCAGAACCAATGGCTTCTCATCTGCCATCTGTTTCGCGTTCGAGTGTCTTTTCTTCTGATGCAGCAAAAGAAAAACAAGCAGAAGCAGCAGCAGCGAAAGTAGCAGAAGAAGCAGCAGCGAAAGTAGCAGAAGAAGCAGCAGCAAAAGTAGCAGAAGAAGCAAAAGTAGCAGCAGAAGAAGCGAAAATATTAGAAGAAGCAGCAAAACAAGCAGCAAAAGAAAAAGAAGAAGCAGATGCAAAATCAAAACAAGCAGCAAAAGAAAAAGAAGAAGCAGAAGAAGAAGCCAAAGCAGCCAAGGCAGCAGAAGAAGAAGCCAAAGCGCTAGCACAAAAAACACAAGCAGAAGAAGCAAAAGCAAAAGCAAAATTAGCAGCAGATGCAAAATTAGAAGCAGACGCAAAATTAGCAGCAGAAACAGCAGCGAAAGTAAAAGCAGATGCAGACGCAAAATTAGCAGCAGACGCGAAAGTAGAATCAGAAACAGCAGCAAAAGTAGCAGCAGAAACAGCAGCAAAAGTACTAGCAGAAGCAGCGGCAGCGAAAGTATCAGCAGAAGCAGCGGCATTGAAAATACAGAAATTGTTTAAACGTACACAACAAGTAGCGAAGGAAACAGAAGAAATAGCGAAGGAAACAGATGCGAGTGAACTAGATGCAGTTATATCTTCTAAATTAGACCAAAAACCAGATGCAAGTAAAGCAGATGCATTATTGTCAACGCTCATCAACAAAACCAATTTAGAACAAGGTCAATTAGATTCGCAAATACAAGAAAATAATACTATCAGCAATCTTTCGTCCATTCTTCCTTCGTTATTAAAACAACTGCAACTTCAAAATCAAATAAAGGAACAAGACAACACCATAACCTCGATAAAACGAGATAATACTAGCAAAGAACAAACACTCGGACAAGAAATCAAAAAAATAGATACAGAAATACAAGAAAATAATACTATCAGCAATCTTTCGTCTATTCTTCCTTTGTTATTACAAAAGCAACAATTAGATCAAGATATAGAGAAAGAGAACACGGAGATAAATAAACACACCAAAGAGATAAACGCTCGATATACAAAATTAAATAATGAATTATTACAAATTCAAAAAGACAATCAACAATACGATATGATACAGAAACTCCTTCCTATTTTACCATTGTTAGTGCGAAGGGAACAATTATACAATGAATTGCATCCCAAGATGACTATGGAAAAAATGGGGGAGAATCTACAACAAATGTTCAGTAATGCGAAGGGTATGTTACCTTCTATGCCGAATATGTGTGACGTAAATATCACCGGATCAGCATCGAACGCATTGTCGGGTTTATCTGCTTATTTAAATAATATCTACCAAGACGTATTTGAACCTTACAATGAAGAATTCGCTATTCACCGACCACCAGAACAATTATCAGAATCACAAATAGAAAATTACAAATACCTTGGTAAATTTGCAATGGATATGGAATTTGGCGAACAACCATTCAAACAAATCACTCATTTATATTACAACTTCAAAGACAATGTATTCCATACTGAGATCGAACTTGACGACATATTAGCAGTTGAGAAAGAATTTAAGGATAAATATGGAGTTGATGTAAGTGCTGACCCATACAGGTCAGTTGTGGTGATAGATAAGCAAAATCCCAATAATTCAAAGGTGCTCCTTCGTGAATATGAAGAAAATAGTGATGATTTTAATGCCCAACTTGCGAATATGAAAGATGTACAGCAAGGCGATAGGCGACGTGAAGATAGGCGACGTGAAGATAGGCGACAACAAATCTAAACATAAATAATATTTTTTCATAAAAACAATTAAATACTTTTTATGAAATAAACCAACATGAATGAAAATAAACTTATTATGGCGCATATACAACTGCCTATCCAAATTATTGATAATATGATCGAACCTCTACAAGATTATTTACATATATCATTCACCCCATGTGATGAGTTACCTGAACGAACCAATTGTGATCTGCAAACTGCTTTATCTGATAAAATCGAAGAATATCTGCAACAACAAAATAAAGTTATTGAACAATCACAAGAAGCAGATGAACCAACCTATTATGAAGAGGAAAAAATACAGACACACGAAGAAACACCAGATAATGCTTCTTTGTACATTACTTTAGAAGAATTATCAAAAAAAAAGAAGGCACTTCACCATAAACATTCTACATTTAGAAAATATCCTAAACATATGCACAATATTTCAATGAAAAGACGAATTATTTCATAAGATTAGGACGCTGGTCTTTCTCCACAACAAGGGGTGCTGGTATAATCATGGAAATACGGTCACTCACGTTTAATGATTTAATATTGTGTATTTTTGGTTGAATTTGCTTTTGAGGAGTGACTAAATTTGTCGACCCAATACCAAATAATTGTGATTCTATATCACATGCGTTGCTTGCTAGATTTTCAGAAGCCATTCTTCCCATTAGTAATCCATCTCCTGCAAAATAGTTATTTTCTACTTTACCTGCGTTATCGTAAGTCATGTAATTAGATGCGTGGGTATAACTATGAATTTCATTTTGATAATCACCAATCGAATTTTTATTTCTTGTTGATGCCATTATTTATATAGTGTATATATTTTATTTACATAAGAAAGTCATTTTATGTAAACACTAAATCAATATTTTATTTAGAAATGAATTATTATGTAATAATTATGTATAATCATGAATTTTTTAATGCGTCCCAGACCAAATCTGAAAGCACAGGCGGCAGCTCAACAAGTTGCTCTTGCTAAACAGGCAGCAGAAGCTGAAGCAAAGAAGGCAGCAGAAGTTGATGCAAAGAAGAAGGCAGATGAGGAGGCAAAGAAGAAGGCAGATGAGGAGGCAAAGAAGAAGGCAGATGAGGAGGCAAAGAAGAAGGCAGATGCGGAGGCAAAGAAGAAGGCAGATGAGGAGGCAAAGAAGAAGGCAGAAGAGGAGGCAAAGAAGAAGGCAGATGAGGAGGCAAAGAAGAAGGCAGATGAGGAGGCAAAGAAGAAGGCAGATGCCGAGGCAAAGAAGAAGGCAGATGCCGAGGCAAAGAAGAAGGCAGATGCCGAGGC